TAGGGCAGCCCGCCTTCCTTTTCAAACAAGAGAAAGACCAATGCACGGCAAAACGAAGAAGGAACAGGACGCAGACCGACGGGTGTTCTTGCAGAAGCTCAACAAGAGCTTGGGGCACGCAGCCATCCGTCCCGCAGAGAAGCACGTCAACCCGTCCTACTTGCGGTACCCGACGGGATTGATGCAGCTGGACCTCGACCTCGGTGGTGGTTTCCCAGCTGGTGGCTTGTCCCTCGTAGGTGGGCCCTACGGTGTTGGCAAGACCCGCCTGCTTCACCGAATGGCGCGCATGCACCAGATGCTCTACGGCGCGCAGAGCAGCATCCTGTACGGCGTCACCGAGTTCGCTCCCGACCACATGTACATGCGCAAGTGCGGTGTGGATGTGACGGTCCCTGACGAGACCATCGAGCAGGAGCAGACCGCGCGGAAGAACAACCGCCAGCCCTTGCTCACGAAGGAGGAGATCAAGGGGCTCAAGACGCAGACGGGGACGGTCGATACGCTCTGCACGAAAAATGGCGCCAAGCTGCTCGACACCATCATCGACGCGTACGAGGCGAAGGTCTACGGGCTCATCTTCCTCGACAGCATCTCGATGGCGCAGTCACCCGAGGAGCTCAAGGCGGAAGGTATTGAGGACACCGTCAAGCGGTCCGCACATGCGACCATGTGCACGACGTTCTCGAAGAAGTTCTTGGCCGCGAGTGTGAGTGGGGAGAACCGCACAGGGGTCATCTTCACCACGCAGGTACGGGCGAAGGACAAGAGCAAGATTGCTCCGCACCTGCAGAAGTACGCGGACGACTGGGACTTGATGGGAGCAGAGGCGCTGAAGCACGCCAACCTCGTCACGCTCACGCTGCAGGACGCAGGCAAGGTGCGCGCGACCAACAAGTACATGCGCGCGCTGGGCGGGGTGAGCGGGGATGACGACAGCAAGAGCCCCATCATCGGCAAGCGGATGAAGTGGAAGGTGAAGAAGGGCAAGGCAGGTACCCACGACGGCATCGAAGGCGACTACGAGATGCTGTTCGACAGGGACCCGACGGAGGAGGACATCGACTCCGTTATCACCGCGGGCTTCCGCCTCGGTGTACTGCGCGACGGTGAGACGGGCATCGACATGCTCGAGGGTCACACGAAGGAGCCCACGAACGTCATGGGCATCCCGAGTCGTGAGGCGTTCATCGCGATGCTGAAGGAGGACCACGAGCGCGAGCTCGTTGTTCGTCAGCACATCCTCGCCGCAGCCGAGATGCGGGTCTTGTACCGGCTATGAAGACCACGACCGTCACCGTCACGTTGACCCGCACCACGAGCGACTTGTACCCGTGCGCAGTGTGCGGGCTACATGCGCACACGGATGCGGCCATGTACTGCATCTACGGAGTGCACGGCACGACGGAAGAAGGCACAGACTTCATGTGCCTCGACTGCCTCCTCGACAAACCAGTCCCGCTCATCTTCATCGAGGAGGACATCCCACTGCTCCAGAAGGGGATGAAGAAGAAGAGCCAGCGAGAAGAGAAGCGGACCGCGAAAGCCATCGGAGGCAAAGCACAGCCTGCCTCCGGGGCTTTGCCCTGGGCCAAAGGTGACGTTCAGCTCAAGGGCATTGCCCGCATCGAGGAGAAGTTCACCTACGCAGACAGCTACCGCGTTACTCGCAAGGACCTCTACGACATCCGCAGCTATTGCAAGGATGGAGAGAGTCCCGCCTTCGTGGTCAAGTTCAAGGACCGCGTAACCGACCGCAACACTGAGACCTGGGCACTCATCCCCTGGGAAGACTACGAGGAGTTGATACGTGCTCGTCAAAATCGCCGACCTTGATACCGCGACTCCAGAAGACCTGGCCCGAGCTGCTGGAGCGCACCTCGACTACATCACCTCGCTCCGGGTGGACATCCGGCCACATCGTCCCCGCCCCGCTGGCATCCACGCCAGCGAGGTGATGGGGTGCATGCGCAAGCTGGTGTACACGATGCGCGGCATCGAGAAGGTGGACCGCGCCAACGTGGTGTGGAAGCAGCGCATGAAAATGGGCGAGGCCATCCACACACTCGTCCAGCGCGACCTCGAGGACATGGCCGCTCAATCGAAGGGCATCATCACCTTCGAGTCTGAGGTGCCCATCACCCCCGATACGCACGTGCTGGCCGCGCGCTGGGGTATCTACTCCTCTGCCGATGGGGTCATCACCTACTGGCAGCGCAAGGAGAACGAGCAGGCGCTACGCGACTACGACGCGGGGGATGCATCCCCGCGAACACCGCTAGTCAAGGTACTGATTGAAATCAAATCCAAGGCCCCGGACTCCTTCGAGAAACTGCGCGCACCCGAGCCCGACCACATCGACCAGGCACACGTCTACATGGCGTGCCTCAACATCCCCGTCACCTGGTTCATGTATTGGAACAAGGGGGACCAGACTGTCACTCCCTCGAGCGGTCCCTTCCTTGTGAAGTTCGACGCGGCTCGCTGGGCACGTATCGAAGAGCGGATGGCAGAGGCGTGGAAGTATCTCGAGGACCCCGCCCTCGCTACGGTGGATGCCCCCGTCACTGAGACGGTCGTCTGCCAGTTCTGCCCCTACAGCTGGAAGTGCGCCCCCGCGACCCTCAACAAGAAGGGGCGCCTCACCTCTCTCCCCGTGGTGAAAACATGAGTGGACTTGCACTACCAAAGCACCTCGGTCCTACCGACCAGCAACAGGAGAACATCAACCGCCAATGGCAGACCGCTGAGACTGTGAAGCTACGCACGCTCTCCTACGGGTTGTACGAGCCCGGCATCCCAGAACGTCCTTGCCCCACCGTCACACCGGAAGACCTGCGTGACCTACAAGGCAGAGGCGCGGAGACCGTCGCTCTGCTCCTCCCCTGGTTCCGCTACTACGGGCGGTGGCTCGCACGGCTCAAAGGCAAGCTCCTCGAGAACGACAACGAGAAGACAGACATCGCTACAACCATCCGACGTAGCGAGCGCAAGGAGAACGAGCAGCGAGACAAGGCCGAGCGCCTCACAGCAGACGGGCTCAAGGACTTGATTTGGGAGAATGCTCGCCACCAGCAGCTACAGCTTCTCGAGCAAGAACTACTGCAAGAGAAGGCGGCGGTGGAGGCAGACTTCGAATACGTCGAGCGCGCTCTCAAAACGTTGACACGGCAACCCGACAGCCGTAGCGATGGGCCCCGATGGGTACCGGCACCTTCTCCACAACCTGCGCCGCCAGAAGCTACGCCCGTCCCCGCTCCACCACGAAAGGCAAAGCGCGATGATACGGCTCGAGGTACCTGGGGTACCGCCAACAACAAACCACGCTTACGTCAACGCGCACGGCAAACGCATCCTCTCGGAGGTCGGGCGCAAGTACAAGAACGAGACCATCGCGCACCTGTCCCGCACGTACCCAACACAACTGCGACTGTTCCAGGCCAACCATCCCTACGCGCTCATCATCGACCTCCACCTGACGGACATCGAGAACGCGGGTTGGCCAAAGACCTGCAAAACCCGGTATAAGCACGCTGATGGCACTAACCGCGTCAAGCTCTTCGAGGACTGCTTGAAGGACGTGGGCGGTTATGACGACAGCCAGCACATGTTCGTCGGCGTGGTGAAGAGCTACGCGACCGAAGCACGCACCATTGCGTGGGTCTACGACCTCACCGTCGACAACATCAACCTTGGGGAGGTCTTGAGCTTTGACCAGTACCGGCGATGAGCGCGGTCTCTGGGAAGACTGCAATCGCACTGAGTTGTACCAGCGTGGACAGCTTCATGGCCTAGCCGTTCGCCCGAACATGAGTAGGGCAGAGTTGATTGACCGCTTGATGTTCAAGCGCATCAGCCTGCCGATGTACCCGCACCCGCTCGACCCTTGGCGCATTGCTCTGGCGCAGCTGGCCATCGCACACCGCACCAAGCTCGAAGCGCAGATTACTTGCCCGCTCAAGTCGTTCAATCCGCGGGAGTGCTTCAACTGCCCCGACGCACAGGTCATCTACTGCGTCACCTCAAACCAGCACCAGCGCCAAGAGCTGGCAGCGCGCAAACGCACCAACACGGAGACGCCCTTCGACATGTCCGATAACGCCGTTCTCGACAGCATCCCACGCAATGCGGCAGCCATCGCCGCCATCAACACGTTCAAGCGTCGCTCCATCGCGCAGGAGCTCGGGATGTTCAGCACTCCCGAAGAGCGCACGGCCTTTGGCGCGCTCTCCCCCGAGGCACAGGCGGCCAACATCCTGGTAGCCCTGGTGGCTCGCGATGGTGCATCAGGGGCACCGGCTGCTGTCACCCTGCTGCCCCCTCCTACGCCCGCGCCTGTCAGCGCAGCGGTGGTGGCCCCCCCAGAGCCAACGCCAGCGCCTACACCCCGCCCAGCGTCCATCCCGCCGCCTGCCTCCGCCACACCAGCCCCAGCGCCACGACCAGCAGAGGCGAAGGCAGCATCGGGCGGGGCAGGTGCGGCTCGCATCCTCGAGCTCCTGGAAGTCATCCAGGCATCGGCGAACGAGATTGCGTCTGACGACACAATCGCGCTCAACAACATCCGCCTCCAGCTCGACGAGAACCTGCGCGTCAGCAAGGAGAACGCGGAGGATATCAAGAAGCTGCGCGGCGAAGTTCACGCGCAGCAGCAAGTCACACTGACCGTGGGCGCGCTGCTGCTCGCGCAGGCAGTGGAGGCGTTCGGCTGGACCCCGGAAGAGGTCAAGCAGCGCACCCACGAGATGCTCACGGCATTCGCCGAGCTTGGGCGGCCATCGGAAGGCAAGGCGGAGCCGTCGGGAAAAGCGCCAGCCAAGGAGGGCAAAGGCCGGAAGTAGTCTTCCCGCTGGCGGGCGTTACCCCGCCGAAGGCCGAAGACCTACTCGAGATATCTGCGGATGTGCTGGCGGCTTCTTCCCCCGAAGAGCTGCAAGCCATACTCCGACGACTCGGAGTTACCCCGCCCAACGTGTCGTCGTACCCCGTCGATGTACTGCTGACGTGGATACGACAGTACGAAGTCAGCGGGTAGCGTGAAGGGCGTAGGCAGTACCGCCGACGAGTAGGCCGGTACCGACAACGCCCAGTACTGAACCGAACCACACGGTGGTGTACCAGGGGCGGTCATTCAGCCGCACAGTAAGGGCCTCCTTGTCCTTCAACGCCTGAGCGAGCTGCACCTCATAGAAGTCTTTCTGGATGGTGTACTTCTGCTGCCACAAGGCCGTGCCGAGCTCGCCGCGCTTCTGCTCGAGCTCGACATCCGCCTTCAGCCGCAGACGGTACTGCTCGAGCCAGTTCGCCCACCGCAGCGCAGTCGATGGGTCGAACAACTGCCCGGTGAACGGTGCGGGGTCTCCCTTCTTGACGACGACGATGTTGTCTTCGCCGGGAGGGATGTCCTGCACCGGCTTGGGCTGCGCGTATGCGGGGTTCACAAGAAGTACAACAGCCAGAATGAGAGCGATGTATCGGTGCATGGAGGAAAGCTAACATGACGCGAAAAGAGCTGCTGGAGCAATACGAAGTCGACTCGCGTGACATCATTCAATCTCCCGGGAAGTTCGAGGGGCAGATGCTCTACGTCCCGCACTTCTGGGACAGGCACCAAGAGGGATTCGACGACGGGTCGGACGGGGAAGGGACGCACTACTTCTCCGTCTTGATTGAAGACCTGATGGATTTCCCTGGGCTGCGGGGCAGGGGTCAGCTCGCGCTTCGCGAGGACCGTGACGGCAACGTGATGGAAGTGAAGGAGGAGCAGTATGGGCGGGAGGACTAAAGTTGTGAAGGATTGGGCAAACGCGGTGTGCCTGGGAGTTGTACCGTCGGAGCAGGTACCTGACGTCCTGTTGCGCGCCGTGTGCCGCCTCAATACGCTCAGCGAGACGGACAACGACAAGGTGGCGCGCCTCACGCGTAAGGAGGACGCGATGTGGCTTCTCTCGGAAGCAGTAGGCAAACCGCGCAGGGGCAACATCGAGTTCCGCCTGACGTGGGTTGACGGTACGGGCGGCTTCCGCTTCTGCGTTACCAAGTGGGAAGCCATCGACACGACGGTGCCAGCGAAATGATTCCGCGCTCCGACGTCTTTCTCCTCGATGGTATCGACCCGCAAGACGGGGCCATGCTGCAGGCCCTCTACTCTCGCAGCGACACGAGCGCGCGCGAGCACTACAAGAAGGTCCAGGCGGCAGGCAGCGGCAAGTTCATGTCGAAGTTCTACGTGGGGTATGGCCACCCCTCGATTGGTGACTGCGGTACCGTCACGCTGTTCTTCGAGAACGTCTCGATGCTTGCAGCAAAGGCCATCGAGGATTGGTCGTTGTTCAGCGGGCAGGAGTCCTCGACCCGCTACCTCGACATGTCGAACCGCGACATCGTCGACCCGTGGAACAAGGCCGACATCCTCGATCGCTGGATGCAGTTCTACAAGGACGCGCAGGTGCCCGTGGAGGCGCACGTACGCGCGCTGCACCCACGACAAGAAACGGAGGACGAAGCGACGTACGGACGCGCGATCAAGGCCCGCGTCTTCGACATCCTGCGCGCGTGGTTGCCCGCGGGCTGCACCACCAACCTGAGCTGGCATACCAACTTCAGGCAAGCAGCAGACGCTATCAAGTGGGGGCAGCACCACCCACTCCTCGAGATACGGTTGTTGTTCTCGCGCGCGCTCGCCGCACTCCAAGAGAAGTACCCGGAGAGCTTCAGCCACGTGGACAAGCCGGAGGTTCTGGAGTGGTACGAAGCCCACGCCGAGACGCGCTACTACGCAGAAGACGATGAGTCGAAGCCGTACTTCACCGAGAACGAACACCAAGAGGCTCTCTGGGGCTACATGCGCGGCGCCATCAAATGGGCCGACAACGAGGCTGCGCTGAAGGAGCACTACGAGCTACTGCTCACGCGCCCTCGAGGAGCGCTCGTACCACCGTTCCTCGCGGATGCGCTGCGGCTGAACTGGCTGTTCACGCTCGACTTCGGCAGCTTCCGCGACCTGCAGCGCCACCGCCGAGACCTTGCACGCATGCCGATTCTCACAACCGAGTTCGGCTTTCACCCCTGGTACCTCGAGCAGTTGCCGGATGACTTGCGTAAGCGGGGCAGAGCGCTGATCGAAGACTTGACCATAGAGCTCGAGAAGATACCGGCACTGCCGCGGCAGTACTACGTGCCCATGGGGTTCATGGTGCGCTCGCGCGCAAGCTACCCGCTACCTGCGCTCATCCACCTGCTCGAGCTTCGTTCGGGACCGACGGTACATCCGACACTCCGCATGGAGGTCGCGGACATCATCAGGCTGTTCCGAAAGGAATACCCGAACATCGCGCTGTACACGAACGACGCTGCGGATGATTGGACGCTCCGCCGCGGGTCGCAGACGATTCTCGAGAAGTAGTCGGTAGGACAATCAACGCCACTAGTCGCCGGGCATCCGGCGGCTATGTTCTCAAAGGGTCTCATGCAACTACTCAACGACCGGGAGATCGCCGCACTGTGCGAAGGCTCCTCCGGGATGATTACGCCATTCGTCCCCAAGCAGCAGTCCGAAGGCATCATCAGTTACGGCGTGTCTTCGTTCGGGTACGACATCCGAGCGGGTTACACGTGGAAGATCTTCACCAACCTTCACACGGTGGTTGTGGACCCGAAGGTCCCCAACGAGAAGAGCTTCTTCACGTGGGAGTGCCTGGAGGGCGAGACCATCATCATCCCGCCCAACAGCTACGCGCTCACCGTGAGCATGGAGCGGTTCAAGATGCCGGACAACGTGGAGGCGATTTGCCTTGCCAAGTCCACGTACGCGCGTGTCGCTATCAGCGTCAACGTCACACCGCTCGAGCCAGGGTGGGAGGGTTACCTGACAATCGAGCTCGCGAACAACAGCCCGTGCCCAGTTCGGATATATCCGGGGGAGGGGATTGCGCAGCTCCTCTTCATCCGCGGCAATCGCCCCGACACAACGTACGCCGACCGCTCTGGGAAGTACCAGAACCAACCCGCCACACCAATCCCCGCACGAATCAAGAAAACGCCATGACCACAGACACCGCCAAACTCGCCCTCCCGCCCGTACGCCTCTCCTCCGTTCACGTCATCCGCAATCTCCGCAAGCCCAGCATCGAGCTACCTGGCCTGGACCTCGAGGTCGTGCTCGGCATCAGCGAGAGCGGGGAAGAGTACTACTTCTTCCCGGGGCTGCTGGCGCAAGACCTCTTCGCCGCGCCCGCACGCGGCGCGCTCGCAACGACACCGGAGCTCATCTTCGCGCCTCATCGTGCGCGCGTCTACGCCGGCACCAAGAACGTGCAGGAGGTACTGGCGTACATGGACGTGAAGAGCCTGGGTACTCCGCTGTCCCTGCGCATGTTCGAAACGTGGGTCTCTCTCCGCGACAAGGGGGTGAACAAGTACCCCATGAAGCTCATCAACGTGTGGAGCGAGCAGCTCAACGTGTACCGCCTTGCGCGCCGCTTGTTTACCGGCGGTGGTGTGGTCGGCGTGACCCTGCTCGGACACTGCTGGCACTGGGGACGACAGGTGAAAGCGCCTGACATCGCGGCCATATTGGACCCCGGACCCCGCGCAAAGCCCGTGTTCGCCGAGGCGAATCATGGCCCCGTCACTCCTGCAGAGAAGCTGGTGGGCCCGAAGCCCGCCGAGGCACCACAAGAGCACCCCGTTGTTCCTGCCGCACCCGACACCAAGGAGAAAGACATGCACGCCCCCGCCACCGAGAAGCGCTTCACCGCTGGAGACCTACTGCGCCGTGTGGCGGATGCCGAGGCACCCATCGCCGTCAAGCTCGTGTACGAGCAGACGTACATGTTGTTCCTCGCGGGCCGGATGACACTGGATGTCGCGCTCGACCTTCGCAGCATCGCGATTCGTCAGGCCACCGGGCTCGACCTGACCATCAATCCCAATCTCTCGTACGGTGTTGAGGCCCCTTCCACGCACACCCCGCTGGTGCCCGAGGGAGTGAGCCCCAAGTCACCTTCGAGCATCCTCGTGGTCTCGGAGAACAAGCCGCTGACACTGCCACAGGCAGTCGTCGTCATCCCGAAGACGGATGATACGAACCACGTATCGGCGGGGACCATTGGCAAGCCATTCGAAGTGGCTTCGCTGCTGGTGAACGATATGGCCCGCGAACTTGGGGTTATTGGTAACCCGCGCTTCGGCAAGCCCGACACCGTGTTCAAGGGTACGGGCGACGCCATCAAGAACAGTGCGGGCGACCCGGCCACGTACTGGTTGTACAACCTCGAGGGCCAGCGCATCATGGCCATCGCGTGCAAGGAGCTGGCTGCTCTTCTCGCTGATGAGACCCGCCGCGAGAAGATGGGCAGGCGCGACTGCGCCAAGAAGGTCGCGGAGGGCCTTCACCACCTGCTGAAGGCGACGGCAGCGGAATGATTGTCCGCGTCAAGCACTTCGACGCCGTCATCTGGCGCGCGGCCTGGGATTACATCCCGCGGCCCGGTGAGGTGATGCACCTCGGCACGAAGCTCTACGAGGTACAGCACATTGAGCTGTACCAGCCCTCGCAAGGTGTGCAGGCCGAGGTCAACATACACGTAGCTGAGGTCACAGCGCGGTAAAAGAAGAAGAAGGGCGGTTGTAGCCGCCCTTTTTCTTAGCCCCTAGTCCTTGTTCGGACCTCGAGGGCGCCACCTACCCTGGTCTTCAGCCTGCTGCAGATTCGCCTTCTGTGTGGTGATGCGCAGGTTGTTGGGGCTGATGTTCTTCGGGTTGTTGTCGTTGTGGGCGACGACCTTGTCCTTGGGTGCGGGTCCCCGGCCTGCGAGCTCGAGAGCTACGTGGCTGGCGAGGCGAATCTCTTTGCCGTCGCGCATCTTGGGGTAGCCGTCGGAGTTGAGGCCGCCGGTCCAACGGCCCTTGTCGTCCAGCTTCTCTTCGAAGGCTTCCCGCAATGTCTTCTCGGCGGTCTTCTTCTCTTCGCCAGGTAGGACGCTCTTCACGGCATCGACGATGGGGGTAGTGACGGAGGCTGCGGTATCAGCGACATCCTTGTAGGCCCCGCGCAGGACGGTCTCTACAATCTCTTGCTGGTGGCGTTTGGCCTCGCTGGTGGCTCCCCCGATACCGCCCATCTTCTGCATGGCGGCGCGCATCTTGGCGGAAGGGGCGTAGTTGTGAATCATCCCGCCGGGTACTTCGGAGGTGTAGCCTCCCTCACCGCCCGAGAAGGCGGGCATGAAACCGCCTCCGGGAGCTGCCGACATTCCTTGGAAGGTGCCTGAGCTCTTCATGTGCATCATCGGGGCGGCGTTGATGAAGCGGTGCATCTGCCCGTTCGAGTCATTGCCCGAGAAGCCCCCACCGCCTGCGTAGCTACCGCCGCCTCCGACGAATGTGGCGGCGGTCTTCGTGGAGGGGAGAGACTTCCTGAACTCGTCGACGGGGACGGTCTTGATGCCGCCGATGAGCTCGTCGTGGAAGGCGGACACGAAGTGGCTGAGGTACATCTTCTTGGCCGCGGCCTCGCTCTTGAAGCCGAGCATGACCTTCTTCTCGTCCTCCTTGCCATTCTTCATCTGCTTGATGATGTAGGCGTCGGGGGCGGTCTTGCGGGGGCCGAGATAGACGTCGAGCTCATCCCCGTCTTTGGCTTTCGTGCCGGGGATGAAACCGTAGTCGACCTTGTACGTGCGCTTCCAGGGATCGATGCGGGTACCGCCGACGACTTTGCCTGGGAAGTCTTGGACGAAGCCCTTGGGGCGATCGATGTGGATGGGGATGCCCTGGAACTCGGTCTTCTTGTGAACCTCATCGGCGAGCTTCTCGAGCTCTTCGAAGAAGCCTTTGAGGATGTGCTCGCGCATTTCAGCTCCGGGTGTTCTTGCCGACTTGCTTCAGGTAGTCGTTGAGCTCGGCTTCTTCGTTGAGCAGGGTGGAGGTGATGTCCTTCTGCTGCTCGATTTGTTTCTCGACCGTGGCGTCGTGTTCTTTCACGATGACCTTCTGCTGGTCGACGAAGCCCTGCTCGGCCTTCTTGGTCTCGGCGATGACCTTGGGCGAGAGCTCGGGAGAGGGGATCTCCACCGACTTCTCGGGCTCCTTGGGGCCACGGACAACGAAGCCGAAGATGATGCCGGTGATGAGGCAGGCGGCGAACAGAACGACCCACGGCACCCAAGGAGGCATCAGATACCCCCAGGTGTGGAAGGTTCATCTGGTGGGGGAGGGGCGCCTGGGTCGGTATCCGTGGCCGGCGCAGCGGGGAGAGGAACCTGCCAACGCTGGAAGATGATGGCTTTGACGACCTGGTAGAACCAACCGCTGGTGAAGCCGCAGCCAGCGCCGAACATGGCGCGAGTTCCCCAGGTGCGGCCCATGTCGGCGGGGTAGGGGAAAGCGGAGATGAAGATGCCGAAGAGGATGCCGACGAACATGGGCATCGTGGGGAGAATGAACTTCTCCCAGACGCGCTGTGCGGTGGTCTCTGGTGTCTTCGTGCTGAGGGTTGGGAAGGCGGTTTCGACACCCCGCCTCACGACGAAACAGAACGCCAGGATGCCGAGCACAAAGAACAGCAGCTCGGTGGTGAGAAGGGTGCGTAGTTCTTCCATGGCCCGAGCTTACCACGGAGCTACGTTGTTGCGATCAGGGGTTGATGAGCGGGGGGAGCATCCGGCCGGTGATGTAGAAGTTCGCGTCGAAGGCGAGCGTGGCGCTGCCGCCGCCGGACTGGTGTTTGATTGTAGCGCCAACGGTCAGCTTCGTGCTCCGGTCCCCGAAGAACGTGCTGCGTATATTACCTACAGTGTCGTCCGCAGTCCGGCTGAACGCGCTCTGTAGCCCCCCATTCACACTGACAGGCGAAGCAAAGACGTTGACGGTGGAAGCAATAGGGCGCACACCCGCGCCGGAGAACGTACCAACTTGTTCGCCTGTCGTGACCCATTTGTACGTGTTGAGTTGATTGGCTGTATTGGACCACGTAGCCTCTTCGCGCATACCCACTTCTATAGAGAAGTGGGTAGGGGTCGCCGCGTCTGAGAATGTAACGTCGGCGGTAAGCACCAGCACCACCGACTCGATGAGTAGTGGGCCGTCTGCGGCATTGTCAGAGTTGGGTGTGAAGGGCGCCGCGACGATTGGGAAGATGTGGATGTTGGCGAGGGTGGTGGTGAGCAGCCCCGAGTGTGATGCAATCGAGAACGCGCGCGCGACCTGCACCGTGAAGCTGTTGCCGCATGCCGCTACATTGACAGGCACGCCCCCAACGTTTGGTAGCAGATCGAGGCGTGGGTCGTAGAGGGCGCCGTTGGAGAGGCGGAGGGATTTGGAGATCATGTTGGTGTTCTCTCAGCCGGCGACGACGTGGTGGGTGATGATGGCGCGGCGAAGTGCGCCCGCGAAGTTGACGAGGCGAATGCGGAAGACATCGACAACAGGGGAGGTTAGAACGGGGGCGAGTGGGATATCGCCGTCCCCGGGCGATGCGTCGCTACCTCCCCCGTACTCGCTCGATGTAAGGTAGGCGTTGCCGAGCGTGTCGGAGCAGGACAGGGTTAGCTTCTGCCCGGTAGGGAAGTTGGCGGTGCCTGGGTCTCGAAGTAGTGCGACGAAATAGTCAGCGCCGAGCTGCATGGCGGTGAGCGTAAGCGCGATACCAGCTGCTGTGCTGCTAAGCACAAGCGTGTACTCCCCGATGCTCGTCATGTTCTGCGTGATCGAGGCGGAAGCGTTCGTGGTGTACAGCGCTGGCGCTGTTACCGCGGGAGTGGTGACGTGCGTCGAAATAAGAGAACCATCGCCCTGCAGTGCCCCAGTGCGCTCGTAGGCCCCACTGCCGGTCGCGCCGTTGGTGTTGTACCCGCCCCACCCCAACGCAATGGACGCATCGGTACTCGTCCGTGCGCCGAAGTATGCATTGGGCGCCGCGGTGGCGTAGGAGCCGCCGTCGTCGACGTGTTCGTCGGCGCTATTGGCGGGTGGCTGCAGCACCTGGAAGTTGCGTAGCTGGACGGGATTTGGTGTATCAGATGCCCACTCGCGGAACTGAGCGCCACCGTCCCCGACCAAGAAGTAAGAACGCACCCAGCGGTTGATGGTTGCGGTATGCCCGACGAAGTCCGTATCCTGGCCCCCGTCTAGTGTCCGCACCAGGCAGGTAGTGGCCGTAAGGACCGCGGTGATAACGAACGCACGAGTGATCCCGTTGTACGTCAGTACAAGCAAATCGTGCCCGGCCGCGATACCAGACTTGGCGTCGGGGTCCGTGCCTGCGGTAAAGTGCGCGTTGCCGCTGACCGTGACGAGCATATCGTCGCCGGACGTCGCGACCGCCGCGCTTTCGCCCGCTGGCAAGTACGTGTAGGCCGCCGGCAACGCCCCAGAGTGAAACTGAGAGCTACCTGCGTAGAAGGCGGCGGTACCTGGGAGGAAGTGGCTATCACCGTCGCCGGTGAGGCCGCTGGATCGCCGGCGCCCCAGGTAAGCAAAGCCCAGCGCATTGCTGAGCGGCGTGGTGACGGGTACAGCTGCGGGCGTATATATCCCTGTCGTGAGGGCGTCGTCTGATGCCGCTTTGAAGATACTGCCTAGCGGGTCTTTGACAGCGCTGGTCCAGCTGGTGTTGTTCGTACCCGAGACGCCGGTGATACCCGCGCCGTCACGAATGAAGTGCGCGCCTGCGCCTGCCGTATTGAGGCCGTCGGTGAAGGTACCGTATGCGGCATTGGGGGCGCCAAGAATGCGCACAGTGCTCTTGCGGTACAGGGCGTCGAGACCCTTCCACGCGAGGGAGTAAATGGTTGTGCCGCCCTCCCATGCGTGGTTCCAGGCGTAGCTGTTGCCCTGCAGTAGCCGGAACTGATTCTCGATGGCCGCGCTCACCTCTTGCGAGGCCTGGATGGTGACGTTGGTCAGCGCATCCGTCGGCAGGTCCGCCAGATTCCCGCGCACTGCGTACGTGACGTAGTAGACGGTGCCCGTGGGGATGGAGATGTTGAGGGTGAGGGTGATGCTCCCGCTCGAGAAGCCGTCGCCGACAGTGGCCCCGGTGATGGAGGCGACAACTACCTTCACTCCGGAAGCGTCGATGATTTCGTTGCCGTTGCTATCGAGGATGGAGAAGAGGCGGTCGAGGCTATAGCCGCCTGAATCCCCGACGAACGTATTGAGCGGGAGGATGATGCTAGAGACAGGCGCGCCCGCCGTAACATTGCCCGACCGAGAGGGGACGGCGAGCGATCGATGGAGCATGTCATCGAGCGCGTCGGTGTTCTCGGCAAGAGCCTTGAGACCGCGGTTGGCGTTGGCGCTCGAGGCGTCCTCACCAAAGGCGACGAGATAGATGCCCTCGTTGGGCCCACCCGACTTGCGGCTGTCGACGACAACCGGGACCGAGAGCGAGAAGCCGTTGGCAACCGGGTCGTTGAGGTAGTCGATGCCCGTGGGGCCGTAGTACGTCGGAGCTACGTAGCGATGGAAGGTCATCTGTTCTCACCCACCGAACCGGATGGTCCAGCTGGCCTCAAGGGTAATGGCGGTGGTCAAGGGGATTGCCGGGAAGGTGTCGTAGGCGACCGGCTGGTTGTTGTACACGTTCACGTACGACGGTGAGTCGTTGTGCAGGAAGAGCCCAATCTCCGACACCGGCACCGTCAGGTAGGGGCCGTAGCTCACCTCGGTGATGGTGAAGAGGCGCTTGAACGTGACCTGGCTCGGCGTGGGATGCTCAGGCGGGGCTTGAATCTGCCCGAGCCACACATCCGCCCCCTCACCTGGGTAGGCTGTCGTGCCGCCCGAGATACGCACAGGCCGCTCGAGCCCGAGCACCGTGGGGTCCGTATCGGTCTGCAGGTTCGTTCCTGGATACGCCTCCACCAGCGGAGTAGCGTTGGCCACACCGAGGGAGGTCTGCCTCGTGCCGCCAATACCAAGCCCCATGTACCGGATGCCGTTCGAATCCTCCGGCGTCAGCGGCCCGAAGGACGTGTAGGCAATACGCTTGGCCAGCCACTCGCTGCCGAAGTTCAGCCAGATGTTATGCACATCCCGCGTCGTTACGATCTTCCCGCGCTCACGCGCGACAAGCCGCAGGTTCGAGTCGACCTTGATAGTTTCGTTCAGACGCATGACCGCTCCTGACTGGGCATAGCCGGCATCATACCGACCTTCCGGGCAAAGACACGCATCAGAGTTCCCTCACCTGCTTGTACGTGCCTCCCGGCAACGTGCCGTCGAAGGCCCAGGCGACTGATGTACCGAAGGCCACGGAGATCTTCTGGAACCACGGTAGTGCCAGCGCAGTGTCAATCTGCGACAAGCCCGCGGTCACAACATCCGCCGCATTCACAGTCAGCGCGGTTGTGAACTCAAACCGCCTCTCAACGTTGCTCGTCGTATCCACGACGAACGCAAATGACACCTGGGCAATCCCATTGACGTAGATGTTGAGCCAGTAGTCCTGCACCGCATCCTGGCGTCCACCGTAGATGCGCAACTGGACATTCGTGATTGTTGTATTGACGGTCGAGACAATCTTCGAATGTAGGAGCTGATTGTAGTTCGGGACGTGCGTGATGAACGAGTCGTACAGAACCCCGACGAGCTCGGTGAACGTCGGGGTGTCGAACATGAACAACGTGTCGTACGTCGGCTTGAAGCCTGCGTCCGCCAGGTTCACGTAGGTCACAACGCCGACCGCCGCATGCGTTGGCGCAAGGAACCCCTGGTCGAATCCCCACTGCGTAGGTTGTGTTGTGGTCGTTGGCTCGCCCGCTGCCGGGTTTGAGCTCGCATCGTACCGGCTCTGCAGATGCCCCGTCGCAGCGGGCAGGGGCACGTACTCGTACGTCACGCCCAGCTCGATAGAGGTGATGTTCGGGTAGCGCGTTGTCTGAGGTGTGGGGCGCAGCAGCACCGACAGCACGTCGCCCGCTGCAACCGGGTACGTCCCCGCCATCGTGAACGTCATGTCTCCAGTGAGCGTGAAGGTCTGTGTCAGCCAATCCTCCCCGTTCTTCTGGATGACAATCTGGTAGTCCGGCGCAGACAAGGAGGGTGACCCGACGATTGTCACTGTCCCGGGCGTGATATTGCCGACCGTCCCGAGTCGTCGACCAACGCCCAGCGGGTATCCGTTGGAGGGGATGGTCGACAGGGACGCCGCGGTGAAGGAGAGGGCAAGCGAGACAGGTGCCGGAGTAGCCGGTGCGGTGGGGCTCGGGTCTGGCTCATCGAACATCGTGGCCGCGCCGTAAGCCCCTGTGGTCACACCGAGGTCGAATAGATTCAGCCCGACCTTGTACTCGACGTGGTCGGTCACGCTCACCGTCGCGTCGTGCGGCTCCTTCTTCACCACGAAGAGCGGGTACGTGTACGTCGGCTTCACCCGCTGGATGAGGGTCTGCAGGTACGACATCGCCGAGAGGGAGAAGGCCGCGCTGTCTACGCGCACCAAGAAGCGGAAGAACTTCTCCACTTCGAAGAACACGCCCTGGTTCATGTAGCCGCGGAACCAATCGGGAGTCTTGACGTAGTCGTCAATCTCTACGCCGCGCACAAGCGGCGCGAACTGCGAGACGATGTCTCCCACCGCGTAGGGCAGGTTGGTGTTCGGATTGGTCTCGAGCTCGAGGCTGCGTGGGTACGAGTACGAACGTACGAGCTCAGGACGGTCAAGGTCGGAGAGCAAGAGACGGCCCGTGGTGGGGGAGAAGTCATTTCGAATCTCCACCAGCCGGCTGGTCTCCTCCGCGAAGGGCAGCCCGAGCAGTATCTGCGCGCCAACCCGAAGATTCGTGAGGGTGGGGCCGTTGAAGAGGAGGTACCAAACCCCGCGAACAGCGGAGAGGTAATCGACCGACTCCGGTAGTGCTTCGATGTCGCGCACCATGACGCCGGCCGCCCGCCCGAAGTTGTCCTCAATCATCGGCCGGTTGTCGAGGTACGTGAACTCTGCCCAGAGCCGTTCTGGAGGAATCTCGCCCTCCCACACATCCTGCGTTTCGTTGGAGACGAAGCGCAGCACGTTACGACCGCGGAAGGACTCGATGTAGAAGTCGATGTTCCGGCGAAGCACCTGCGTATCATCCGCCATCTTGATGGAGGGCTGCAGGAGCGGGACGTCCACAACGAGGTCGTCGACGGGTACGTACTGTCGACGCGCAACACGCTTCAGGTACAGGCGGTACGAGGCCAGCTGCAGGAGCGTGGCTGCCGCTACTTGCTCGAGGTCGACGAGCAGGACGTTCGGCTGAATCGATGAGGCGCCGAGGACGGGGCACCAGACATCCAGAGTCGCGCCGCTAGGCGCCTGCACTTCGTACTCGGCCATGTCACCGGCGGTGAAGCAGCCGTTGTAGAAGTCGGTGCGAATGGAGAGCGTCTGGTCAGGGATGGACCAGGTTGCGCCTACATCCGCCGCGAGCTTCTCAGCGACCAGGATGCGCTGCGTCGGCCACACGTCGCCGGGGTCGTCGACGAACCGAACAATGGTGTATGTCTGTTCGCCAATGAGCAGGACTTGGTCTGCGCCGAGCGAGATGCCGTTGAGGGAGAACGGGACTTTGTAGAGCGTGTCCGTGAGGCGCACCCCGCCAGTACCGCGGAGGTACTTGTTGGCCGCGCCGAGGGGGAGGGGGACCGTACCTGCGGCGTCAACGTAGAACGGCAGGAGGCTGTTGATGCGGATGGTATCGCCAGATCCGTCGCGAGCCGTGACCAGCGTAGCGACCATGCGGGGCTCACGGCTCGTGAAGAACGAGTTGAGCTGTGCCGCGATGTTCGTGGCACTCAGCGGGTCAGTGCCGGTGAACGTGAGCAGGAGCGGGGCAGCAATGAGCTCGGAGGTGAGGGCGATGGAGAGGCCCGCCCAGCTGAGTCCGGAGGGCGGGACGGTGAAGGCGAGACCGCCTTGCGCGAGTCGGTGTGCGGTAGCCTCGGGCACGTACTCGGCGAGCTGTGTGTCGTAGTGGAGCCACTTACGCCCGAAGGTGCGTGGGATATCGCGGAGGCTCTTGGAGTACTCGAGCTGCCAGGCGCGCCACATCTCTGCGGCGACAATCTGCGCCATGGCGCTCCACACGGTCTCCATGCGGGGCTTGATGTCTTCGACCAACGACCAGAAGTCGGTGAGGTAGTCCCACATGAAAGACATGTCGGGGATGCAGCCGCGCGCCAGCGGTGACTCAACCACGTTCATCACGGTGGTGGAGTACGCGGACAGGAGGGCGCCATCACCCACCTGGAGGTCGAACTTGTAGAAGCCCGGGACGTCCGGGTAGAACGTGGGCTTCACGGTGGTGCGACCCGAGACGTAGCGCTGGCGCAGCAGGTGAAAGAACGTGCCGGCGGGCAGGTCATCTCGGAGCTCGTAGCCATCGATGGTGACGAAGAACGCGCCGAGGTCTGCGCCTGTACCGGTGATGGTGTAGGGGTTGCCTTCTACAACAAGTACATCACCGGCTTCGATGGCCTGCCCGGTTGTAGCGTGGAGGACGCCGAGCGCGGCCGAGTAGAACTTGTTGGTGTACTGGGCGGGCGGGGCGTGTGGTGCTGCCTGCCGCGTCTCACCGTCGTACTCCGAGAAGCTGCATGCGGAGACCTGCGGAGCATCGATGAGGCGCCACGTGTAGGTGACGGGCTGGCCTTCAGGGTCGAAGCTGCGGGAGCCGTCGAGCTGGGCGATGGAGCAGAGCTGTACTGCCTGGTCTTTGCCGGAGTCGGCAACCGGCGGGACATTCGGGATGATCAACCCGCTGCCGAGACAGATACTACCAACCGCGAGACGCGTGACTTGAGTGCTGGTGCCTCGCACCGAAAGCACGGTTTGGTCGGGCGGTGTGACGGGGCAGTCGGCAGACGGGAAGGCGGGGAGGACGAAGCGTAGCTGGTGCCCGATGAGCGGGAGCTCGATGGCCCTGGTGAGGTAGACGTAGAGTACTTGGGTATCGCTGTCGGTGACGACGCGTAGAACGTAGTACTCCCCTTCCACGAACAGCCCGGTGCTGTCGGGCAAAATCTGGATAGGGGCATCGAGCACCAGGTTGTAGAAACCATCTGGGCGGAAGCACGTGGCGAAGGCAATGCCGGTCTGCGCGAACAGCAGCCCGGTCGACATACCGGTGGAGTCCTGAAGGCCGATGAGGATGTGGCAGTTCAGGACATCAGAGAACGTCAGGGGCAGCTGGTCGAACTTGAGGGTGGCCTCGAACGTCGATTGCCCCGGTACTCCGTTGCTGATGGCAATCCAGACGGGGTTGTTGTTGGGGGAGCCGCCCGACAGAACGATGTCACCAGTGGGCGCGTAGGAGACGTGCGTCCCATCCCCGTGGAGCTCGACATCGAAGTACGTCAGCAGTGCGGAGATGGGGCCACAAGGCCCGACGCAGTAGATGTCGAAGGGGTCGACAACGGGAAGTGCGCCGCCCGGCGTGAAGCTGCCACCTGCGCCCCACGGGGTTGCGCCCCAAGGACCTGTACCCCAGCCAAGTGAGACGCACGTGCTCATCACAGTCCTTGTGCGGCGAGGAAGGCCGCTGCTGCGTAGTCGGCGCCTCGTACGATGTTAGATATACGTATGTCGGCAATGTGGGCGCCGACACCTAGATTTGTCTCCATGGTGAGGAGGTTTGGCGCGGCTCCAGACCTCGTAGACGTCGGAAGCGTAATGATTTTACAACCGTCCATGTACACATCCAATTGAGACGGCGAGTAACTCCATGCCAGCATCACGTGGTGGGTGGTGCCAAGGGTGACAGCACCTGGCCCACCTCCGTATGGTATGCTGTTCCGGTTGAAACTACTGCCGTACCAAGCCAGCGCATTGACTTCATAGGAGCCAGGAAACAGGCTCGAGCGCAGGAGGTTCAGTCCTGAATCAAGGTTTGCATCGATGGAGGCGCCCCGCAGTTCCCCCCAGCCTGCAAACCTGAATGCGGAGTCGATGCGAAACGTGTATTCGAGAGTGAGATCTTGCGTCGGGGTAATAGGTGATGCCAACGTCCCAACACACACCCTGTTCCCGCTGGCAGAACCGGCGCGCGTAGCGGACTTCAAGCTCCTATAACAACCCCCGTACGTGCTGCTCACGTCGGTGCCTGAGGCTGCAACGAGGTCAACACCGCCAACGTCGGCCACAATACGGGTGGCCGTCACGTTGTCGCAGTACCACACATGCGTGTGGTTCGCGTCCAGCGGCATGCGGTCCCCAGGCGTAACGCCCCCAGACGTAACGCCCGCAGAATACACGTTGATGGTGCCCGCAAAGTACGTTTGCGTGGGGAACGTAAGCCCCGGCGGCATGTACACGTCCAACGTGGCAGACGCGGGTCCGACAAACACATCGCTCTGGATGTTCGACCCCTCACGCCAGATCACTGTAACAGTCGCTGAAGCGCCCATAAGGACCGTACCGACCGATGGTGTATCGGGAGTATTGAGGTCCGAGTGCTCGACGATCAGCACGCTCTTGTGCGGCAGAGTGATTACCGGGTGTGCCCCGATTGATTGGATGACGGAGTTGTTGAGCTCGAGCTTGGCGGTTGAGGAGAACTGGAAGAGCGTGACTGAGCCGTTGGCCAGCAGGTTCAGATTGGTGACCGTGCACGCGTCGTGGAAGTAGGTGTTGTCGTCAATCTGAAGCTGAGTCTGGCCTGTAGCCGTTGAGCCGCGCAGCTCAACGCTGTTGTAGAGTGCTACCTCTCCCGTTGACTTATTGTACGTGACTGGGCCGTCGAACTCGAAGATGGCGCACGCGGGCTTGTAGCGCGCCAGGTAGTACGAGAGGGCGCCCAGTGAGCTTGTGTAGAACGAGTCGTCGAGTCCGTAGGCAGGATTGAAGCGGGGGACAAGTGGGGTGTAACTAGCCCCGAGCTTCTTCGTGCCTGCGTACGAGGGCGCGAAGCCGCTGAGCTCCAGTGGGCACTCGAGGTGCACAAACATGGTGCCCGACCCGTAGATATCGAAATACGAGATATCCACGCGAGGGCCGTGTGTACGTAGATCGATTCCATTGGCCTGCGCATTGATGATGGGGAGGCCCCCGCCGTCTGCTGTCACCCACCCGAAGAAGTCCCAGACCGTGCTCCCCGTAGTCACGAAGAGCGCCTGACCCCCAGTAGGGCTGAGCAGCACATCCTCGATGCTCATTGGCGGGATGCGCGCGCCGATTTCAATGTGCCCCGTGCCGCCGTTGAACAGTGTGTACCCGCCGCCGTTGATGGCGTACGGGTTCTGCCAGATCGTGCCGTCGTTGATGGAGATGTCGCCGCGGAAGCGGAGTGTGCACTCGGTCAGATCGTAAGTACCTGCATCAGTGCCTTGTGCGCCCACGAATACAATCTCTACGGGGCCCTCGATGGCGGCTCGCGCCACCAGCAGCTCGGTCATTGTTTTGAAGGCCGGGGCGGCGGACACCGACAGGGTCGGGTCGAGTACGAGTACATTCCCACCGCCGCCACTTCCGCCCCCGCCCCCTGCTGCGGCGACCCATGCCGATCCATTCCACGAGAGGACGTCACCATTGGCGGCGCCGTTTGGTGTATCGAGGAAGAGGGCGTTCTGGCGAACGTCTTCGAGGATGGTATTGATGGCGCTGGCCCACCCGCTCTCGTTCCCATCCCAGTTCGCCTCCCCCGCTTCTTCTCCGTACGCAGGCAGAATCCACGAGCGCTGCAGCGCTACACCGCTGGAGTCCTTCGTAACGGCGCAGATGAGCACCTGGACATTGCCGGGCCCGCCACCGTTCGTGGTCAGCATCACACGGTACGCGCCGGACAGGTGGGGCGTGAACGAGGCGGAGGCGGTACTGGCTCCCGTGAGTAGTGCAGACATCTCCAGCGCGCCCGGTGGGCTCGACAGCAGCGTCCACTCGTATGAGCTGTTGCCTCCGGTTGCGCACTCGAGATGGATGGTGCGGTTCAACCAAAGGTCGTTGCGTGCAATACCGGGCGTACCGTTGGATACGGGTCCGGGATCTCGATCTTGGTTGATGACGATGATGGCGCCTGGCATATCGACCTCTTACCACGAGTAGTACGGAAGGGAACAACGATGGCTGTGTTCAGAGAGCTACCAGAAGCCGAGGTACTGAAGGTCCTCGAGAACTACACCGACGAGCTCAGCCCGGAGGCGAAGAAGAATGAGGCATTCTACCGCCACCAGGTTTGTAGAAACTGCCGAGGCACGGAGTTCACTAGGGAATCGGTTGTAGGGCACGCCTTCAAGGGCGACAGTCTTGTGGCCCGCGCCGTACTGCGCTGCAACGCGTGCCGCCTGCAGTTCGACCCCTTCTCGGGCCTCGTGCTCTCCCCCCCTGACCCGGTGCCTGACATCGTCATCGTGGACCCCAAGACTCCGCGTTAGCCCGCTCGTCGCACCGTGATGACGTCGGGGACGAACGCCGCCAGCCTACCGATGTTGAGCTGGTTCTGCGAACGGGTGCACCACACCGAGCGGTCAACATCATGTACGACCGCCAGCAGGGTAAGGGGGAGGGTGATGCTGGTGGCTCCCCGCTTCGAGGCGATGGCCGCGATGTCACTCGCTTCGAATGCGATGGTCGGCAGTGCCTCGTCGACGTACGTCTGAATCGCGGTGAGGAGCTGCGCCTCTGTGACGGGGCCTTGGTAGGTCATGTCGAGGCGGACGTAGTGGGGGATGAGGTGACGAGAGAGCGGGTTGTTGTTGATGACCCGCGTGTCGTCGGTGCGGAGGAAGGAGCCCACGTTCTCCGTTGTGGCGCTGTAGTCGTAGGAGACCTGGACCTTCTGCCCGGCGAGCTGGGTAGCCGAAGCAGGGTCGTCATTCACCCCGACCTCGAGGATGCTGCGGGAGACGTGCAGCACGGGCCTCTCGGAGGCAGAGAAGGTGAGGGCGGTGTCAGGCGTCGTGAGCCAGTAGCCGTCTGAGGTAAAGGCACGCGGAGAGAGCTGGATGCTGGCTGGGATGTTCCAGAGGTCACCGGTACCTTCGGAGACGAGCTCTACATCGAAGTAGTAGAGGCCGGTCTCGGCGACGTTCTTCGCCATGGCGGTGGCGACAATGCGCTGTGCGCCCGGGCGTGTGATGTTGAAGTGCAGTCGCGATGCCGCGGCGGTAGGCGTCATGAGGGCATAGACGCGGTTCACATCCGCCGTGAGTACTGTATAGCTGCCCGCGCACGCCGCACTGTTGTCCGTGTCTACGAGCGTATCGAAACCAAGCAAGGTGTTGGCTGTACTGGCGGCGCGGATGACTACCGAGATACTGGCGTCGAACTCGAGGTAGTAGTTCAGCCCGTCCTGCACAATGCTGCAGACGGTCTGCCCCACCGTCTGATTGATTTGGCTCGCAACGCCCGCACGTGTGACGGCGTTGGACGCGATGCTGCTCGAGTCGCGAACAAAGATGACGTCCTTGTTGCTCCCGTCGGCGAGCGACAGCGTGAGCCTTCGCGCGACCAGACCTACGACTGGGTCAGGGAGTGCAGCCGTGCCACGCACGGGCTGATACGTGATGGTGAGGATATCGCCCTCGCGTACGCCGTAGCGGAGGAAGTCGGTGCTGAGCGACTCGAGGTAGGAGTCAAAGGCAGCCACAGTCCCATCCTTCACCGGGGAGCCATTCGGGAGGGCAGGAATCTTCTGGTAGCTGAGAGTGGGGTCGGGTTTGAACTCCACGATATTGCCGTTGGACAGTTCCGCCTTGAACCGGGTCGCGTCGTCAATCTCGATCGTGGTGGGCTCGAGGAAGAACATGCGCGCCGCGCCGAGACTGCGTGCTCCCACGCGCACCAGTCGATTGATCTCCGGCGAGAAGTTGCGCGTCGTAATGAGCTGACGAAGGTCCGTCGCTGATGGGGTCAGATTGGCGTAGTGCCCAATCTGATACCCTTCCAGTACATCGAGTACATCCAGCACTGGGTCAATCAACGGGTGCACGTTGCTCCAACCGCCGTGCTCTTCTACATACGTCGAGGAGATGGACTCCGTCGAGAGCACCCCGACGGGGGAGCCGTCGAATAGTGCCGCGATTACAGTAGGGCTCCCGCCATACAGGTACACACCTTCGTCTCGGGGCGTGGGCAGAATACCGAAAGCAAGAGGAGCTCCTCCTGGGTAGTCCGACACCGCAACACAACCGTTGGGATAGGCGAACACGGCCGCAATGAGTGCAACGAGGTCGGGCAGAGAGATGGTTCCGGGCCCCGGCAGCGTAAAGCCCACGGTACGCACGCCGTAACCAACCAGAGAGAATGATAGCGAGCCGCCATCAAGCAGCGTCCGGTCTACACCTGCGCCGAGGGAGGTCTTCGATACAAGGCCGAGACGTGCGTCACGCACTTCCCACTTCACACCGCGTGCTGGGTTACTGAACGCGGTGGACTGCGCATCCACCGGAAGCGCGTAGGGGATGGTGGCTCCCGTTGGCTGCCCACTCGTATCAAGCAGCTTCAGCGCGTTGATGCGCAGCAGCGGAAGCAAGATGCCGCCGTCGGTGTTCGGTCGGAAGATCTTGTAGGAGACCCCGGACATCGAATACGCCAGCTTCCTGTCGAGCTGGATGCGCGTGTAGAACGGCGTCAGGACGGTCTTGACCTTGTAGTCCCCCGCATCAGCGCCGTTGAGAATACGGAGTACATCCCCCGCACCAACACCGAGCGCGTCGAAGTCCACACCAGATGCCGTGGACACGAAGTCCGCGTTCTGGATGGTCTGCATGTCACTGCCCGCCGCCTTGAGCTCCTTCGGGTCCGCGAGCTCTACGTCGATGATGTCGAGCAGGCGCCAGCGGTAATCCCCGCTCACAACCAGCGGGACAGGCGTCACCCGCACAACTGGATGTGACCCATCAATCTGCGTCACCTCCACGATGCGATACGCGCCAGGGAGCCCAGAAGGCCCATTCAGAATCTGCAGCGTGAGCTGCTTCACACGCGCTGTCTCGAGGATGTCGTAGGTCGGGTCGTTCGCCGCGTAGTTCGTGCCGAGCAGCAGGTCACGCAGCACCACCTGTCCGGTTGAGTTGATGCACTCGCACGCGATGCCCGAAAGTGAGGGGTTCTCGTCCGTCAGCGAATCCAGCGTCAGGTCCCCACCATCGCTGGTCCCGCCCCTCAGGTACACATCCGTCATCCCGCCAATGTGCACCTGGTCTGGTGGGACGGTGATGGTGCCGTTCGTGGTGTTCGGGTAGAGGATGCCGCCGGGGATACCGGAGAGCACGAGCTCAATCTTCCTCAACGCCCACGGTACATCGACGGTGCCGGCCAACATGACCTGCTCTTCGAAGTCGACCGTGTTGGGGTCGATGATAGCGCGCACATGAAGGTCACGTACGGGTGGGGGGCTCGAGCTTCCGAACGCATTGATGACGGTCATGACGAAACCGCGCGAGAGGCCCACGGGGCCAATCAATGCAGTGAAGTCTGCGTCGGGCACATAGAGCCGCCGCGACAAGGAGCGCCCTTCGCCGTCTGCCCGGACCTGCCCGTTGCTGTCGCCGGCTCGAACGGGGCCGGCGCTGCCCCCTCGCAAGATGTCCCGCTGCATCTCGGGGTCGTTGAAGCCGACGACGGCGATGCGGGATACTTCGGGGAAGGTCTTCGGTACTTGCGCGATGATGCCGCGAGAGGTGACGAGGCTCTTCTCGCCGAGCTCTTGCGCTACACGACCTACGAAGCTGACCGAGTCATCGGCCGAGACACCGAAGCGGAAGCGGCGCTTGTTGGTGACACGAGCTGCGCTGACGGTGGCGGCAATCGAGACGAGCTCACCGGCGTCGATGTTGTACTGCTCGCCGGGGGCCTCGGCCTTCACGGTGACGTCGAAGTAATAGAGATTGCTCTCGACGTTCAGGACCATCTGCTCTTGGCGGATGGATTGATTCTCGGTGAGGAAGAAGCGCAACCCCGCGCGTGAGCGGAAGTAGTTGACGGGGGTGAGCGGGCAGTCTTGTGGGGTGCCGAAGTAGATGCGCGCCACACCGAAGGCTACTTGTCCGCGGTCTACTTCGGAGAACAAGTTCGCGCCGAGCGCGGCTGCTTCATCGAGGGTGAGGATGGACGGGTCCGCAAAGGACTGCTGATTGCGGATGCGGTCAATCTCCCGAATCAGCGGCTCGAGCAGGACCGCGTTCATATTGACGACGAGGTCGGAGAGAGCGTCCCCGTCTTGCAGAGCCTGGTCGGGGTACTCGTCGAGAAGACGCTGCCGGATGAAGGTGAGGGCATCGACGGAGAAGGGGTCGGTGCCGATACGCCTCAGGAGTGGCTGGATGATCTTCTGGTCCGCAAGCGAGCCCGAGGAGGTATCGATGTCTGAGTCGTACGCGCCGATACGCTCGATGATGAGGGTCTGCAGGTCGAGGATGGTCATCGGTTTCTCAGAGCGTGAGGTTGAGGGCTGCGGACATGTTGGTTTGGTTGAGGAGCTCGATGGAGGCGTATAGCGCCTGCTGGTCACGATTGTACGTGGAGTTCACAACCGAGGCGTTCTGCAGCCGCTCTTGCAGGGGGGTGCGAGGGGAGCGCGCCTGAACGGAGAGCATCTGCCTCACGGTCTGCTTGACCGCGATGTGCAGGTCGCTGACGAGGCTGCTTGCTTCTGAGCCGGCGTAGCTTCGCCCGAGTCCACGTAGAGCTCCCCCGCCGAGATTGGGGGAGAAGATGTCGCGACCTGGGGTGGTCAGCAGAATCTTGACGAAGAGCTGTATGAGACGGAAGAAGCCGTTGACGGCGGTGGGTACGTCAAGGAGCCGGAACTGGAGGAGGTTCTGGGGAGACAGCGTGAGCTGGTTGGACATCACCTGAACCGCGGAGATGCTGAGCGGGTCGATGATGTCTGGGACCTGAGCCTCGAGGACGGTGCGGCTTTTGATATTGAGTGCGGGGGACTCGATATCGTTGATGGTGACGCGCGCGACAGTACGGAAGTCCTTGCCGACGACGCGGATGGTGGAGGGTGTAACGCCGCCCAGGAGAGTGACGGAGCTGAGCTCGATGACTTCCACCGGGAGGACGACCTGGAGATCGTACATGGGGGGAGTCTACACGAGAGTTGGAGCTAGAAAAGAAGAAGGGCTCCCGGCGCTTGGTGAGAAGCGTGGGGAGCCCTGGAGGGGGAAGGCGGTGGGGTCAGTGAAGGGAGCCGGCGACGCGCTCGAGCGCTGCGGGCACGGGCAGGTTCTTTTCGACCAGTCGATTGTGTGCAGTACGGATTGCCTGAGCCCGCTTGGTTGCGTCGGGGTCGAGCAAGGCTGCGGCCAGGATGTTCACGACATTCTGGAAGCCATCGCTGCACTTCTGGTGAAAGACCTCAAGTTCCTTATCCATCGTCTTATCTCCTTCTCTTAGCTCCTATGTTGAGCAGGCCCTTATTTTTCGCTGGAAGAAGCAATACGTCCAGTACTTTCTGACGTCAGCACGTTCTTATTGTGAGTCAGCCGTTGAGAACTTTGAGCAGGGCATCACTCGACTTGGGGCCGAGGATGCCATCGGGAGTAAGTCCGTGGGTGCGTTGGAACTCAACCAGGGCGGATTTGCTGCGAGCTCCGAAGACGCCATCGGCGCCCATGGGGCCGAGATCGAATCCAGCAGCAATCAAGGCATGCTGCGCAACAGAAGCGCCGATTGGGTTGCTTGCTGGGGGGTGGTCGAGCGCAGTTGTGCCGGCCTTGAGGAGAGCGGCGGTGTCGGGTAGGTCGACGTCGTAGAGGCGCTCGAGGTGGGGGCGGATCTTGTTGTAGCGGTCGACGTAGATGGGGATACCGGCGCCGAAGGTAAGAACACGTAGTAGCTCGAGGAGCCACTCCATGGTGCCGCGCTCGAGGGAGGGGGAGAGCTTGGCGAACTGAGCTCCAGCAACTGCGGGGAGGTTGGCGGCGAAGGACAAGTAGGCGGCCTGCCCGGCGAGTGTGATGTTCTCCCCGAAGGCGACATCGCCGAACAGGATGGGGCGGACGGGGGCCATGACGAAGCCCATGAGCTTCTGCGCGACGTAGCGGCGTTGGAGCGCGCGTACATCTTCATCGGCCCACACAGCGGACAGAGCCTGGATCCACCCCTTGGCTACGGTCTTCGATGCCTCATCCCACGAGTGCCCGTCGGAGTTCAGAATCCACAGGTGGCGCTGCTGCTCGAGCGTGAGGACGGGGGCCCTCTTGGCGTTGTCGAAGAACCGCCACCTGCCCGTGGACTTGGTGAACGAGAAGGCTCGATGTGCGGCGTACTCGCCCACCGCTTCGATCTTCGTCACATCGTAGTCCGCCACCGCGCCCAACAAGTCACAGACGCCAAACATGCTCGCGTCGCAGAACTGAATCAGGCCGTGTGTCGCAATGCACCGGTCGTAGAAGTTCGAGGCGTCGTACGCCCCGCCCTCTGTCGCAGCGATGACCGCAGTGCGCTTATCCGCCTCATCGCTGAGGGGGCCAATAGCCTGCAGGTTGTACTTGTAGATGCCCGGAGACCAAAAGCCGGTGTAGTCCTTGTAGGAGCCGGCGTAGATCGGAAGTGTCATCCGAGAGTTGTAGCTATGAAAAGGGCCTGAACAAGCACCCTCCTCATAACGGCGACCAGATCTCCCAATCCATCGCGAACATGTCACGCGATGGACTCTTCTCCTCCGTCTTCCACTGCGAGACGGGCCAGATACCCCGCCGCACTCGACGCCCCTTGTGGAACGAGTCTAGTGCCGCCGTATACCGTTGTCCCGAAGCCAGAAGTCCAGGCGCACCCAATCCTTCGCCTCCTTGTCCTGCAGGCTCAGCTCGTACAGGTACGACTTGTTCGTTCGCAACTGCGCCTCCGGATTCGCCGGCAGACTCACGTGCGCTGGTATTCGACACAGCGCGCTCAACGTGAGGGACCTGTACAGGTACGGTGGGCGCTTCGGAGGGTCGACCCACTGCAAGCGCGTCACCTCCCTCCCGCGCTCCATTTGCTTTATCGCCCAGGAGACGCTTTTCCCGAGCTTTGGGTTTGATGTCTCGGTGGTTGCGGGCAGCAGGGGTATCAAGGCCAACAGGCTCCTCCTTCTGGACTGGAGGGAAGGCGAGCAAGTACGCCCGCACATACCCCACGTCCGCGTGGTCAATCGTCAGATTGTGCTTCAACAGAAACACGCGGAACGCACTGTCCTCCGGCGCCGCCTCTGCTGCCTTGCTGTACAGCGACCGCGTAATGATGCGGCCGTGCAGGTCGCACGTAGCCATCGACGGCCACGTACGGAAGTTGAGCGGGTACACCGACCAGCTCTTCCAGACCTCGAAGCTCACTTGGCTTCAGCGGTCTCGGCGTCCGCCGCCTCGTCCCCGCCCCCGCTCTTGCCGAAGCCCTTCCAGTCGGAGAGGATGTTCTTCTTCGACTTCGCCGCCAGCTTCTTCGCCGCGAGCTCCTCCTCGAGCTTGCGGATTGCCTCTGCTTCCGCATCCGACGCGGTCTCCGCTTCGACAACCCCGCGCAGCGTATCGACCAGCGCCTCGGCGAGGTTCTTCCCCTTGCCCTCGAACACGAGCGCCATCTGCTCGTTCACAACCGCCGTGGTGTACGCATCCCCCGCAGTCTCAACACTCAACAACAACTTCCCATCTGGAACGCCCGGCAACGAGAAGTAGCGCTCCCCAATCGTATTGATGAGGTCCTCCAACTTACGGCGACGGATGACCCGCTTCTCGACGGGGGCGGTTGCGACAGCGGGCACGGTTGTATCAGGTGTGGTCATGTATTCCTCAGTTGACAGCGTGGCGGGACCTACTACCTCTTTCGGTCCGATGATTGAACTACTCACTACTTGGATCCTCTCGGTGATGTTGCTGATTTCACCTGTAGAGAAGCGTGTCGCGTGGGCGAAGCACTACCCGCACAACGAGACGGTAGAACAAGCTAAGGCGCGCTACAACAGTATTGCGCGCGACATGGCTACGGTTGTGGCGGAAGAAGAACCAATCTTCAAGGGCAAAAACGGACGCATCCAAACTGCCCAGTTGTTGATTGCCGTCACCTTCTTCGAGTCGGGGTACCGCAAGGATGTCGACGATGGCAAATGCATCAAGGGCGCCTGCGATGAGTGGAAAGGCAAAGCCACTTCTTTCTGCCTCGCACAGATTCACATCGGCGAAGGTAAGACAGCTGAAGGGTGGTCCGGCGCTGACTTGATCGCCGACCGCAAGAAGTGCCTCCGTGCGGCTCACCGCATGTTGAAGCAAAGCATCGGCGCCTGCGGGAACCTCAGCGGCTACACCCTGGGGACTTGCCAGGCTGATGAGCCGAAGGCCGTCGCCCGCTGGAACTTCTCCCAGACAATCCCCGGCCGCGTCGCACCTCCGAAACTCCCCGAAGAGTTAGCACCCCTCAAGGTGCTGTGTTGGCGTCCAGCTCCCCGTTCGGCTGGAGGACGTACTCGACCGGTAGCTCCTTCACCTGCCCAACCACGGCAAGGATGTCGGCCTCCACCCGGTCGATGCGTTGAAGGATGCTGGGGCGCGTATCTGTCCCCGAACCTTCAATCATGTCCACCTGCTGCTGCATCAGCTCCTCGTACGTCACACTACCCAATCCACGTGACGCCTCGGCGGCTTGCACCGTGGTGTACGCGGATTGGATAGCGCGGCGGAACTCGAGGTTCTGTTGTTCTACGGTGCCTTCTTTATCCGTTGCCATCCGCAGAGCGTGGCAGCGGTTGTAGGCGCTTGTCGAGTTCCTTGATGCCCGTGACGGAGAGTACTTCGCAGCGATGCCCGTGGATACGTCCGGGCCGCTGCACTGCCTGCTTCACCACGAAGCCGTCGCGGTGGAAGTCGCTACGGATACTTGTGAGCTTGGCGGTCATCTCTTCCCGGGTACAAGGAACGGCCACGATTCGCATCGCGGCTACTTTATGTGGGTCCATACCCCGCCCATTCTAGCCGAAGTCGATCAAGCGCAAGATGTGCTCTTGCACTTGCTGTTTCGTCATGACCCCCTGCTCGAGCAACGTGCGGAAGGGAGCCAATGCCTTCGCTGCCTTCTTCAGCTCCTGCATACTGTCGATTGTGGCGTTCGCCTCAGCAAGAGAGCGGGTCAGGCGATCGTTCTCTGCGGCGAGGTAATTACCGCGCGTATGAGCGGCTTCTGCCTCTTCGCGTACCGCGCGCAGCTCTTCGCCGAGCTCCTTGTTCTCCTTCTCGTAGAGGGCAAGCATAACGCTCTGCTCGCTCTCGGACACCTCCACTTGTGGGAGGTAGTTCATCGGCACAGGGATGTGGACCTCCGCCGGGGGGGCGAGCGCGAGCTTGGGGGCCTCGACCTCCACAGGTGTCTCGCCCGCCATACGCCGGATGACGTTCCTCATATGCTCCGTGAGGTGGGAGGTTTGGTGGTCGAGCCACAGGACGTCGAATCCTCCGGCTGAGGAGACGCGCTCTACTTTTCCCTTGGCGGGCGCGCCCATCATGGGCCGCATTGCGATGACCCCGGCGTACTGCCCGGGGTCGATTTTCCCCTTGTCCTTGGGGTCAACGATGTGGGCTTCGAGGCCCACTTCCTCCTCGATGAACTTCATCGTCCCCGAGCCCCGCAACATCTTCAGGGGCATGCAGCTCCACACCAAGACCAGCTTCGCGACGGAGGGCGTTGCATTGGAGCTCGTGGAGGTCTGCGAAACGTCGGCGGACTGCATTGGAGATCGTGCCATGGTTCTTGGTCTCTTCTTTCTGATCGATGCTGGTGTCGATGTTGAAAAGGCGCATTACAAGCTGCGCGGCTGTCTTGCGTTGCTTCTGTGCTTGCTTCGAACTGCCGAAGCGCGTCACGTCGAAAAGCAGTACACCTGCGGAGATGACCTCCGAGTAGATGATTCCCTGGACCCCGATGCGGTACGCCATTCCGATCTCGTCCCAGACCGTCTCACGTAGAGCTCGTGCGTAGAGCACCCAGGGTGAGTCGCGGCGCTTAGCCTCGATGCTGGCGTGGACTGCTGGGTGGTACATGTCGACGAGTCCGTTGATGGACAACGTACGGCTCTTCTCGCTGAGTGCGGTGAAGACGTCCTCGGGCAGTCCGTTCATCCCCACCGCGTTCAGCAGGTAATTGACTTCTTCTACCCCACCGCGCGTGAAAGCCTTCTCGAGCGCCTTGCCCTCGTAGTCATAGGTGTGGACGCGCTTCATGTACGCCACCGCATGATCGAGCTCTTCCTCGGTGGGCTTGGGGATGAAGACTGCGAGTAGGGCGCGTGTATCAAGAACCTGCGTGATGATGTGGCGCAGCTGCCCAACCCGCTCTGGTGCCGGAGAGCCCGTCTCGAAGAACATCAGCCCTGCCCTTCTCCGGCACTCAAGGTAGATCTCCTCGAACTCCCCGCGAATCACCTTCATCCCGAGCGGCTCACCAATCTCGTACGCCTCGAATGCCACCTCCTCATCGGGCTGGAAAATCAACACGTTACGCGGGTTCACGAACGCGCCCTTGTCCAGAATGTGGACATGAGGCTCACTCTCCGACGCGTAGACCACACACTGGTCTACGACCGGCCGCCCTTCCATCTGCGCGGCAATAAAGCTCCACGTGTGGATGTACAACGTGTCGCGGTACATGGCGTCTCGTTCATCCAAATCCTCATCCATAAGACCTCCTTTCAGCTTCCTTATCCCGGACATTGCCTCGCGATATTGCGCGGCGAAGTACGCGTGTTATGTTCGGTGAGTCATGCACTTCTTCTAGCTGCCTCGTGGTCCTCCCAGTTGCTTGTTGTTGACTCCACAACAAGAACCTTCAATAGAGAGGACTACAACCATGTTCGAGAACTACAAGCAGTTGCCAGCTGAAGAGCAAGAGAAGATCAAGGCGTTCCACAAGTCGTTCCGTAAGCACTGCAAGGAAGAAGGCCGGTACGGCAATCTTGCTTGGGGCTTCATACGTGGTTTCCCGTACCGACGTATCGAGCGTTCCCACAAGGTGCAGAAGGAGAACGGGTTCGAGCATAACTTCCCGAATATCTCTCTACTCGTCATCGTTTTCCGCGACGCGATGATCGGGGAAGCAGACGTATCGAAAGAGGCGCTGACAACCTGGCTCGCGAACAAGGAAGGGGCGATCCCCGCTCCTCCGCCTCGCGTGAAGGTGCCGTACAAGAAGGACGAGGCAGCGGAGTGATGTCGTCGATGGACCTAGAGCTGCTCGATCGGATCGAGCGGATGGTCGACCGCGCCAAGGAGGAGATGTGGAAGGAGTCGCCCGTGACGATGCGTTGCTGCGTCGTCGGGTACGACTATCTCTGCGATTCTTGTCGAGCGAGATACGACACGCGCACCACCAAGAAGGCAGATTGTAAGCACAAGGAAGGCTGCGATCTTCTTGCTGATGTGACTGCGCTTGAGAGTTACATCCGAGTTGAACGGCCCATCCTTGAGAATGAGGAGTACGCCGATGGAGAAACTTTATGTCATCGTCAGAGCAGATCTGCCTCCCGGTCTCCAAGTCGCTCAAGCGTGTCATGCGTGCCGTGTGTTTCAAGCTCACCATCGCGATCTGGAGGAGAGCTGGTATGCCGCTAGTAACACGCTCGCAGTTCTATCCGTGCCTGACGAAACGTAGCTCCGCCGGCTGGCTGAAGAGGCGAGTCTACGAGGCCTCCGTACGGCCCTCTTCTTCGAGCCCGACCTCAACAACAGCTTGACCGCCTTCGCGCTCGAGCCAGGCAACAAGAGCAGTAAGCTGGTGCGCAAACTTCCTCTTGCACTCGCTCGTTGATGTTGTAGAGACGGCCCCGCTCCCACCTTCGCGACGGCGTACTCGGGAGCACCAAGGTTCTGTAGTTCAACGGCCGAACAAGGATTTCTAACTTCCCGGAAGCTGGTTCGACTCCAGCCAGAACCGCATAGCTAATGAAAAAGCCCTCGGAAGAGGGCTTTGACATTTTCTCGCCGACGCGAATATCTCAGCGCGTGGTGCGCGGCTGAACCGTCGGCTGCTGCAACGCCGTCTCGACGACTCGGTTGGCGAAGCCCTCGCGAGAGGCCGCCCCCTCCACCGCCTTGACGGCGATGCTCTCGATACGGGCCCCTGCCGCCGCGTTCTCGAGACGCAGACGCTCGAGCTCGAGGTTGGCCGCCTTGAGCTGCGCGTTCGAGCTATCGAGCTGGCTCTTGACGCTGTCGAGCTGGGAGGCTGCAAGACGCGCCGCATCCTTCGCCTTGTCCGTCAGGTCAGAGCGGAGGGCGTTGAGAGACGTCGTGAGCTGGAGCGTGAAGCCGTCCTCCATCTCCTTGCGAATCTTCTCGATGTTGCCCGAGGCAAGCCACGCCTCGTGGTCGTTCTTCTCGCGGTTGAGGAGGCGCTCCCAGTCCTCCCGGCGAAGCGTCTCCTCACGCTTGCGTTTCTCGAGGTCGGCTCGGAACGCATCCTCGAGGTCCCGTCGCGCCTTCGCAATGTTGTAGTCGTATGCCTCCTTCTCCTGCTTGCGGGAGAGGGCAATCAGCTCCTCCTCCCGCTTGATGCGGGCCGCACGTGCCGTGTCCTCGTCAGCGAGCTGCCTCTCGAGGTCGACCTTCTTCACCTCGAGGTCGGTGAGCTCTGCCTCGAGGTCCGCCTTCTTCGCCTCGTACCCCTCGAGCTCTGCGTCGATGCCCGCCAAGCGGGAGATGGTCGACTTGCGCTCCGCGATGACGATGTCGAGAGCGGCAACATCCCCGAGCTTGCTCTGCGTAACCTGGGCAATCTCATCCACCTTCTTGTTCAAGCTGCTTCGTAGGGCTGCTGCGGTCTCGAGCACCGTGTCGATGCTGAGCCCCTTCACCCGCTCGCTTGCGGCTTGAATGACTTCGGCTTGTTTGGCGGCTGCGATGGGTGCTGCTTTGTTGGGCTTCTTGCTGGACATTTTTGGCTGGTCTCTTTCGTTTGGCCCGACTGAAAGTAGTGGGCGCGCACGGTTGTTATTCCGGCTTCGCGCTCAATATTTCAGCGAGAGAAAGAGACGTAGCGCCCCTATCGAAAAGCGGGAGGGGCGTACAATGTCCTAGCTCTTCTTCGAGTTCGGGAGCAGCCCCTTGAACTGGTCGATCAGCTTGTCCTTCTCGCCAGACCGTCGCGTCAGGTACTGGTCCGCACCAAGGCCCGGGTCGGAGATGTGCAAGCTCTCGAGGATGCCCTTACGAGGGCGCGTCGCCAGGTAGTTGTTGATGGTGACGTTGCGCTCCTCCTCGGGCAGGTGGTCGTGGCTCTTGTAGCGAATGGCCCGGCCTTCCACCTGACGGAGCTTCTCGTTGTTCCAGTGTGGGTCGAGCATCTGCACGAGGCGGGTGCCCTTGAGGTCGAGGCCTTCCCCGCCCGCCGAAGAGACGAGCAGTGCCTTGAGCTTGTCCTCGTTGTAATCCCGCACGAGCTGGTCGCGGGTCTTCTTGTCGATGTCGCCCGTAGGAGGAGAGATTGCTCAAATGCTCCCGCAGCGCGTCGCGCTGAGGTGTGTCATCAATCTTGTCGCCGAGGCGGTAGCCGCCAATACCACCGTAGAGCGCGCCGCCAAAAGCAGTGGCGGGCGTCATAATCGCTGCCGCGGTACCCAGTCCCTTGTACCCGCGCCGCATCAACTCCGTGGACAGAAGACTAGGAGCCACAACACCCGCCGTTAGCCCTGCGACTGCGCCGGGCACCACAAGGCGCGGCCCCCACTTACTCTTGTTCGCTATGTCCTTGGCCGTCCGCTTCTTCTCGCCCTGAACCTGCGAAACCACACCGCGCCAGGTGTCCTCGTGACGGTCGATGTCTCGGATAACCTCGCGACGTGTGGTCAGCTGCTCTTCAGGTCGAGTCATGCGGGGCTCACTGCTCAGGGGCCGAGGCGGTCTCGGGGGAAGCGATGGTGGGCATCATGGACCGAACCTTGTCCTTGACCGCGTCTGGAATCATCTTGCCCACGGTTGGGATGATGTTGTGCGCAAGGTTGTACCCGTGTGCCGCTACGTTGAGGCCCGTACCTGCGACACCCGCAGCGAAGCGACCCGGGTGCTTCTTGATGTAACCCATCATGTCCTTGGAGCGGTTACGCACGATGTTGCCCGTCGTAACCTCCCCGAGGTTGAGGTGCTCCTTACCGATAAGAGGGACGCCCTTGCCTTGCTCATCTCGCACCGTTCGAAAGCCATGCTGAAAACGGGTCGCGTCGTCTCCGTCGAACTCGAAGTTCTTTTCGAACTTCTCCATCGGCATCGCCATGGCTACAACGCGTCCTTTGCCAGGCACATCACTCATCATCTCGGCCCTTGCACGCATCGGAGCGGACGCCACTTCGGACAAGCCCTTACCCATCCCCCCGATATCACGCCGCTCCGCTGCGTCCGCCAAATGCGCGCCTCCCTCCGCTTTCATGCGCCGTGCTACCAGAGGGTCCTGCATCGATGCGTACTGCGCCGCAGCGTACATGCCTGGCTCGCCGCGCGCGATGTAGGTTCGATTGCGAGCGTTATCCACAAACTGCTCCGTGTTGATGGGTACATGGCTCTGCGTCATCAGCGGCATCTTCGGCTCAATCTCGTCCGCCAGATGCTCGCCGCCGTAGCCCAAATGCGCATCAAGTACGTGCGCAGCCTGTGCCGGATTGAGGCGGTGAATGTCCTCCCTCGTCATAGGCTTCTCCCCGCGCAGCGCCGCGGCGACATTGCTCTGCGCCACAAGCCGCCGTGTAGCCCCGCCCTCTCGCGCACCGAAGGCTGGGTCCAGCCCCGTAGCCAAGATCTTCTGCGCTGCCTCTGGCGTGGTGCCGTGATAGCCGGTCTCTACGCCCAACAAACGAGAGAGAGAAGAGTTGCCTGTGTAGCGCGTCAGCGCGGCTGCGCCGCCAGTGCCCTTCGCGACATCGGTAGCATCCTGAAGCGTGACCTTGCTGGTCGAGCCCTTGTCGGTGTTGAGCCGGTCCGCGACATCGGCCGTGAGAGTGCCTGATGCCCCCACAAGCTCCTTACGCCGCGCAATCTCCTCCTCACTCGCGTTGCCCTTCTCTCCGGTGTACTTCATGTCAACAGAGGGAATGAACTTCTTCGCCCCGCGATATCCGGCGTACATACTACCGGCCGCCAATGGAGCCGCCACAGAACCTAGTCCAGCGCGGGCCATTCCGGTGTTGGAGTCCTCGCGCGTCAACGCCTTGAGCAGCTTCTCCTTCTCCGGTCCCGGTGCCACGGATTCGTACTGCTCACGCAGTGCTGCTGGGCGATAACCGAGCAGTACCTGCTTGGCGCGCTGAACGCGCGTCAGCTTCTCCGGAGCTGCGTCTGCGATCTCTTCAGGCAGGTGTACGTTCTGCTCCAAATAGTTACCGAAACGCCGAAACTTGTCAGGCAACGAAGACGTGGGGGCCTTCGACTGCATTACGCGAGCAGCCTCCTCACCGATTGCCGGAAACACACCGCGACGCAGCGCCCCGTTGTCAACGAAGAGGCTCGCTGTCTTCATCTCCGGGTCCACGCCAAACAACTGTGCACGTTCCTTGAGCTGGTCGAGTGCTGTGCGCCCGTAGTGATACCCGAGACTACCGGCAAGTGCAGCGCCGCCCACGGCCGCTGCAGGTACTGTCCACTTCGGCGCAACACCCATTGAGTGTAGTGCCAGCGCGGATGTACCCGCCACTACCCCTCCAGACAGTGCGTTTGTGCCAGCGTTCATAGCAGGAACGAGCCGCTGCTTCTCGATATGCTCTCGAATCTGCCGCGGCGACTTGTCGAGCATTGCGCCTGTATTCATCGCGCGCATTGCCTGATCCAAGCCGACGCCCCCAACTGCCCCGAGGCCCGCACCAAGCAGAGCGGAACGCCCCAGTGGCTTTCCTTTCAGAGCGCCGAGAACCCCGCCGGCCGAAATGCCCATTGCCGTGCCTGCCAATGCGGGGGTGAGACCCTGGTTGAATACTTTCTCGCCGGTACTGCCCTTGTACTTCTCCGACAGAAGGTGGTGCCCGGCAGCCAAGCCGGCCAGCGCGAAAGGTGCTGCCATCGCAGGTGCGCGCAGCGCCTTCGCCGCATCCTCCGCCGAGCCGACGCGCGCAGCAGCGCGTTCGCCGAACTGCATCGCCTTTTCTTGCATTGCCTCCTGGCTTTTCTGTATCTGCTCACCTACAGCACGAGCGCGTACGGCGTTCGCGACTTCCCGCTCTTCCATGGCGGCTAGGTTCGCGCCTTGCGGGTGCTGCTCCATCACCTTGAGCGTGTCCGGCAGATGATGCTCGCCTGGCGCTGCCTCGGTCTGTCGCGGCTCGATTTGACTGAGCCTCTGCCTCACGGGGATTCCGAGATCTTGTCGCTTCTTCGCGAGCTCGTACTCAGCGTCACGGAACGGGTGGCGCTTCAGCGCTTCGACTTCGTTCGGCGACATGTCGTGGTACTCGCCTGGTACCTCGAAGCTAGCCATGCCGTGCCGCTGTCGCCCTTGGTACGTCGGTCCCAGGTGCGTGGCCCCTGGGCGCTTGTGGATGTAGCGGTTCTCGCTAGGCTCCTCAGGACGGCGGCTATACTTGGACACGATGTGCTCTGTTCGCGCTGCCACCGCGGGGTCAGCCGCGCGCTCAGCCTTCCACCGCGCACCGGGGCCGTCACCCCTACGCGGCCCAGCTGAGCCATCATCGTCAGCTTCCTTTTGCAGTTCTTCGCGAACCTCTGCGATGAAGCCTTGCAGCAGCGGATGCATCAGTGCTCTCCTTCTTCTGCCCGCGATGCCAACAGGTTATCGATGTTCTTCGTGTTCTGAGCGCGTGTGCCGCGCCCCACCGCGTACCCGGTCAACCCGCCGATTGTGGCGCCAATGCCCGCAGCCACGGGAGAGCCCTTACCGTACCCGTACCCGAGGCCTGCGCCCCCGAGTGTTCCGAGTATGGCGTTGTTACGGGGCAAGTTCTGCAGCTTCTCACGCGACTTCAACAGCTCGTCGTCGTTGGCGCTGAGGATGGCATTTCGATGTGCGCGGGTCATGAGCTCGGTGGCCCCGCCGCCGTACAACCCTCCGAGCGTCGCACCCAAAGCCGCGCCACGCGTACCTCCGAGTTCGTGCCCGAAGAAGCCACCTGCTATGGCACCTTGGGCCGCGGTACCTACGTGGTGACCGTGCCGGTCAAGAAAGCTCTCTTCGCCCTCTGCGAGCTTGCTCATCTCATCGAAAAAACCGCTCATCACTGCCTGCATCTCGGGGGTCATCGGGACAGCTCCTTGCTCACGCGTTTCACGGTGTCGTTGTACCACGTTTCAATGCCCGCCTTGAAGGGCCACATCCAACCGTACATCGGGCCCGTGAACTGACGGAGGATGAAGGCCTTGTAGCTGTCGTTGAGGACGGTGAGGCCGTACTGCTCTGCATCAGCCCGCATGCTCTCCTCGTACGCCTCCTTCTCGAACTTCGCGCGGTAGTAGGCGAAGACGAGCGGCAGAGGGAAGCAGAGGTAGAGAAAGGCGAACAGGAAGGCTCCGTACTTGCGCGCCTGACGAAGGTGCACGCGCTCGTGACGGAGAAGGACAACCTTCTCTTCCGCGGAGATCAAACCCCAGCCGTTGGGGATGTAGATGGTGTTGCCGATGGTGGTGACGTAATCCTCCATGAAGCTCTTACGCGCCCCGCCGAGCGTGATGATGGTCAGGAGCACGTGGAGCACGCTCATGAAGGTCGAGTCGCTTTTGGGCATGAGACGAAAGCCCGGGAACTCGACCTTGATGTCGTGGAGGAGATCTGAGAGGGTCATGCCTCTCAGGGTACTTGACCGGCACCGCTTGTAGAAGGCGGCGTAAAATGAGGACGTAGTGTAGAACCACCGCGCTGTAGCCGAGCACCAGTGCAGCGTACATGCCGACCAGCACGGCGAACGCCTTGACATGCCGCTCCTGCGCTTCGATCCTTCTATCCAGGATCCGCCCCCGTTCCAGGGCTTGCTCGTATTCGGTCATGTCATCCAGGGCATCTTGGGCAGCACGCGCCGAAGGCCAAGCGAGGCGCATGCGGCGTCGAAATCCCACACGACGCGCTGCTCTCCAACGGGTGTCGGCATATTGGCGGGGTCTGTCACCTTCACGGCTGTCTCGTCTGTATCCACGCCATCGGCCCAGCCAGGGAATCCGTATACGCCAGCGGCCGGATTCATGAGACCGACGACGAGATCGCGCTGGGCTTCTGGCATCTGCGCCGATCCGGCGTAGTGGGTGGCTGGTTCCTCGCCTGTTGCGGAGAGAGCCACGGTGAGGTTGGACTCGTAGCCTTCGCCGAGGATCGAGAAAATACCAGCATTGACCGCGGTCACTAGGTCTGTGCGGACGATTCCGATAATGCGACGATTGTAGAGTGTCATGCGGTCCCGTTGGCGCTCTTGAGGTAGGCCACCAGTGCTGCCAAGTCTGTGTTGCTCAGTGCCCTATCGATGCAGACCAGTTCGGCGATTTGCCCGATAAAATTCTGGCCAGGGTACGGCGATTTGCCGACCAGATAGCCGTCAGTACCCGTGTCCGGGCACTGATACCCGGTGGTGATATTCAGCGCCGCGCCATTGAGATAGACAGACGGCGCGCCCGAGCCGGGCCACACAAATCCGTACGTTGACCGCGATAGGGAGGCGGTAACGGTGTTATTTGTCTGGACATTTGATGCCGTGTCCGCGCCGTTGCTCGAAATGTTCAGATTATTCAGCTGCATCGCATGGTAGCGGGCTGCGGTGCGGTTCGTGAAAAGCGTTGACACCTGCGTGACGTTGGACACCACGCATGCCGCGAACACGGTCCGCGCGGACATACTGGTCGGAAATACCGCCGTGGCGCCGAGCAAGAAATCGTCGGCGCCATCGAGCGAGATTGCGCCGGCCGTAAAGATGGACTTTGACCACGTGGGACGCTGCGCCGCGCCGGTTTGGCGCGCATTGCCTGTCACCCCGGACAGGTCATCGGCGCATCCGATCGGGTCTCCTGGCGTCGCGACATTGGCGCTCCGCCCGGACGTAGTCCACAGAGACCCTGGATTGCGGCCATTGAGCCACAATCTCACCCCGCCGAGAGAGAGCGGGCTGAACGCCATCGCAGACCCCGCCCCGACGCGCGCAGCGACGCCACAGACGGTCATTCCTGGAACCACCCGACGGTGCAGTTTGTGCTGGGAGAGACCGCGGTGACATACGCGGCCGCCTCGGGATACCAGGTCTTGCCGAGGTATGCCTTGGACACCCCGGTAGCGTCGCCGGAGAGCCGCACCGTCGCGGTGCAGTCGGCGTCGAAATACACCGCATGGCACGGACCACCGGCAATTGCGGTGGCCCCGACGGTGTGTGGGAGCTGCCTGCGGAGGATGCTCTCGACGACCTGCTGCGCCTCGGGCCCACAGGCTGCCTCCCGCACTATCGATGTCGCCGTCAGTCGGGTGCGCGCTACGCTTTTGATGAAGGAGAGCAGGCTCATTGTGTATTCCTCGTTGTGCCGACGCGCGTACATTAGCACGCGCGTCACGCAAAGATGTATCAGGTGATGGAGTTAGTAATATCGACAGAGACAGTGAGCTTGCCGACTTCAACCGTCTGCACGACACCGAGCTGCGTCTTGACCTGGATGTCGAAGTAGAGCTCTTGCGTCAGCACGTTCTCGACGAACACCATGTCCTTGGTCGCGCTCGCCGGAACGATGATGACGCACCGCCCCGTCGTAGGGTCGCCGTCGAGGATGATGTCGGTGGGCGTCTTGATTTGAAAGACCGCCTGAAGGTCGGTGTCCTTGTAGTGCCGCTTGGCCGTCATCCATACAGTCGCGCCCGTCAGGTCTACCGGCACCTTCACGCTGTCGATGGTCTGAGTGATCAAGACTGCGAGTGTGAGGGAGTCCCCTCGGAACATTGCGTAGTTGCTCATCGGCCTGACTTTCGTTGAACGGAGGTGGCTGAGTATACCTGTGCGCTCACCGAGGCGGTATACGGCGGGGCTGCTACCACGCGCGGGCAGCCGATGGTATCGATCACCTCCGTCGCCGCCGCCATTCGCACCGGCTCAATCACCGCCTCGAAGACGCGCAGGTACACCGCACACACCGACCTGCTGTAGATGGACGTCGCGGTGTATCGAGGCACGCATGATGTCACCGCCGTAGCGGTTCTCACCTCAACAGCAGCGACTGCTGGGAGAGCTACAACGAGACCCTCGAGGAGTTGAAGTGCGGTGACCGCCGAATAGAACTGTGGCTCTATGAGCGCGCAGACAATCTTCGAGCTGATGTCGGAACCGAACCGCGTACCAACGCCCGAGAGCTCGGCTTGTACCTCGAGCGTCGTGGAGCCCAGACAAGAGCGTAGGGCAACAACGCTGGTGGTGCACTCTGTCTCGAGGCTGGTTGAGACGAGGGTAGAGCGAAGACCGACAGCACTCCACGTTGCGATACATTCGAGAGAGGTGGAGACGAGTGTTGTTCGAAACGCGTTGGCAGCGAGGAAGGCTTGTACCTCGAGAGCGCTCGAGCAATACGTCACCCGCAGTGCGGTACAACTCAGATAGGCGGCAGCATCAAGCGAGGTGCGGCCCAGGCTAGAACGTAGAGGGACAACGGATGTCTCAGCCCGCGCTTCGAACGTTGTGGAGACGAGGCTGGAGCTCAGAACGGAGGCAGAGGTGGAGCACTGCACCTCGAGTGAGCTCGTACCGAACACCGAACGTAGGGCGGCTGCTGAGGTGCTGGCACGGGCCTCGAGGCTGGAGGAGGCGAGCGTGGAGCGGAGGATGGAGGCGGTGGTGTACGCCTTGGCTTCGAGCGTAGAGCTCGTGAGCGAGGAGCGAAGAGCGGCGCAGGCCAGGGTGGCTTGAACCTCCAGGCTGGCCGTGCCGAACATGGAACGAAGAGCGGCAGCACTGATGGTTGCGCGCACCTCGAGGGAGGCAGAGCAGTAGCGCAGACTGAGTGCGGTGACGGATGTCTCGGCCCGCACCTCGAGCGAAGAAGAGACACGACTCGACCGCAGGGCGGCTGCACTGATCGTAGCTTGCGCCGCCAGACTGGCGGAGCAGTAGGTGATTTGCAGACCGTACGCTGGGTAGAGGTCGAGGAGCATGGCTCAGATGTCTTGGATTCTGAGAAAGTTCGTAAGACCACCCAGGCCCGTGTAGACGAACTTCAGAATGGTGTTTCCTGAGACGTAGCGAATGACAGCCATCTTCTTCCCGTTGACCGCGCTGAGAGTTGTCGTGGATACGCTCAGCCAAGGCTCCATGAAGCTTTGTGCAGGATAGAACTTGTACAACGCACCCAATCCTCCGACCTGCGCGTACAGCGTGCCGGCTTGGTACACGTAGGAAGCGCCAGTCGTAAACGCTACGCGGCCAGCATAGCTTATAGGGTTCCCCCCGCCGGCAATGGCGTCATTGTACCAAGTATTGAACGCAACATCGTAGTACGTAAGGCTATCCGTTCCGCCGCCGCGAAAGCTATACAAGTAACGACCATTCAAGTAGTTCGTTTCGTCGGTCCAAAGAGGGTCGGTCTCCTGATCAACGCTTGTGAGGGAGCATCCCGCAGCTGCGCTGGTGGCACGGGCAACGACGGGCGACAGTGTTACCCACGTATCTGAGCTGATCGAGTATCGGTAAAGTACGCCCGCACCGTTGCCCACCAAATAGATGTAGTCTTCGTTCGCGCCGATCCCGTAGACGGAAGAGCTGTCAGGCTGGATTGTCCAGGCTAGCGACACCGTGAGGGTGGTCGGCGTGTTGCTGGAGATCGTGCGCGTCTGGCCCGCGCCTGCACCACTGGTGATTCGTACCTGCTGGTTCGACCACTGATTGGTTAGCCAGTTCTTGCCAGCATCGGTAATCGTAGATGCGCCTCCTGTAATGGCCCCGGACGGGCTATTCGTCGCGAATACGGAGCAATGCGGAGCGCATACTGCCGCGCTCGTAACCCACGTGCTCGGCACCCCCGTCGTCGACAGCGATGCCCAAGACATCGACGCGACATCGAAGTATTTGAACCCGATAACCGTCCCGGTCGACGCGAATACGTAGAAGCGCCCTGTGCGGAGCACCCACGTAGAGGTTGCATCAGGCTGTATATCCCACGGTTGCGTGACCGTAAATATCGCGCCTGCACCGATCGTGTTGTAGCTGACAACGCGCTCTTGGCCCTTGCCGGCTCCTGCCGTGATCCGGATGCTGTACTGGCGCAGATCTCGCGCGCTCGTGTAGTTCGTAGTGATGCTATTGGGGGTGGCCGCGCTCACCGTCCCTGTCGGACCATTTGGATTCCATGTTATGTCCGCGACCGAGAGCGTGCCTGTAAACGCTGGATTCGTTATGTTCACCCAGCCGTCGGCGCGCGGGTTGTACAGAAACGCGAGCGTACTGGTGGCCAGCTGAATTATCGGCTGAAACGGGTCAGAGTAGTGTGTTCCGCATACACTCGACCCGTTGCCGAAAGCTGCGGCAGTGGGTAGCGCGCACATCGTCTCCGTTTTCGGGGTGTACAGACCATTGCGTAGACCGAAGATATTAGGCATCAGACCTCAAGCTCCTGCTTCCGGTACACCGGAGCCGCATTAGATACGCCGTAGTACACGTGACGCAGAACAGCACCGCCATTGTCGGCGTATCGGCTTGCGAACATCCTGTTTGTTCCTCCTCCTCCTCCGCCACGAAGACTCGCGAGCGAAGGCCAGCGTCCCCACCCATCGAACCTGCCCGCTGATGGGGAGTACCTCATGAACCGCTCGAAGGCGTAATCGGCCCACCATATGGAATAATAGATGCGCCCGTGAGCGTAGATGCATGGGCCGTCCAGCGCAGTGACTACGTCAGACGGGCCATTGACGCCAGGCGCAGTTGGAACCACGGCGCGCGACTCGTGGTGCTGCGTATTTGCTGCTTTGCGGAGATTGTAGGTCAGGCCCATGTCAGATCACCTGTGTCGCCGCGAGGCATCAGAACAACAAGCACCGTTGAAGGACGGTAGTGCCCGCAATCCAGTGGTAAAGGTACGGAATGGTTGTAGACCCATCGACGTACTTCACCCCCCACGTATGCGCGCTGTTTGACTGCGTTGTGTATGGGTATTCAATGGTCGAGAGCGGCTCGATCAGGCCTGCACCAAGTGAGGTGCGATACGCGCGGCCAGTTTGATCTTTGACGGTATACAGGGTGCCGTTGAAATAGATCGCCTGTGACCCGACGCCATACCCGACAGCGGCTGTGCCACCGACCGCCGGTGCTGCCTGCCAGGTATTGCCGGGGATGTCGTATATATCAAAGCTGGATGTGCCATTCCCGCGCATTGAATAGATGCGCCGGCCATTCAAGATCGCCGCCTCGCTCGTCCAGTCCGTCGCCGTCTCACCGTCGACGAAGCACGCTGCTGCCGGGTTTCCTGGTGCGGCAGTTCGCGCGACACTGGGCGTGATGACTGCCCACGTATTGCCGCTGATACTGTACCGATAGAGCGTGACAGCGCCGTTGCCGAGTAGGTAGACCCAGTCCTCATTGGGCTCGATCTGGTAGTAACTCGTCGTATCTGGGATCGTCGTCCAGTTCGCGGTGACGGTGAGCACGGTCGCAGTGTTCGACGCGACTGTACGAACTTGGCCCGCGCCGGTTCCCCCCAGGATTCTCACCTGGAAGTTCGCCCATTGATTTGCCGTCCAGGAGGGCGCTACAGCATCCGTCAATGTCGCAGCCGCACCCGCCGTTGCCTTCCTCGGTGTCGTAATGAAGCCGGTGGAATGCCCGGCTACCATTGTTATATCGGTCCCAAGAGAGGCCGGTAGGTTCGTGACGCCAAGCGAGCCAGACCACGAAGAGCTGGCCATGTCGAAGCGCTTGAACGAACCCGCCGCAGTCGTACCGCCCATCAGTACATAGAAGTTTCCGGTGCGGAGCTGCCACGTCGTTGTGGCGTCTGGCGCCGAGATGGCAGCAGCGCTTGTGTTGGTCCACGAGGCTACTGTGAAAACAGTATTGGCGCCGATTACGTGCGCTGTGATCAGCCCTTCCTGGCCCGCGCCCGTGCCTCCCGTGAGCCGGATCTTGTACCCGACGAGAGAGCGTATCGTGGTGTAGTTGGTGCTGATGGTTGTAGTTGTGCCGGCCGTCGTGGTGCCGGTGGGGCCACCTGGGTGCCATACGCCACAGGCAGGGTTGAGCGTGCCCGAGAGCGATGGCGTCGGGATTTCTCCCCAAGCGTCCTCGTCGGGGTAATACAGCCAGGCGGTGGCAAGGGCAGTAACCACCAGGACCGCTTGGTGCGGATCGGCGGTGGTGGATGGCACGCAGATCATACCGGAAGTATTCGCGACCGGCGTTGGTGCCAGCGTCTCCCACGCCTTCACATCCAGGATTTTTCGCAGGCCGACTGTCGTTGGCATCTCAGACCTTCAGGTTGGCTTGTGGCACGACGCGAGACATCGCGAGCCTGAGCGCGGACATCTGTTCCAGGGTGAACTTCCCGCTTTGCGGCATCCACTCTTCGGCAAGCGCGATCGCGGTGAGTAGGTTCTCCATGAACAACTCTTCAGCCGTCTTGGCCGGGGGCTCGTCCGCGTCTTCCGTGGCCAGGTTTGCCGCTCCGTAGACCTCGCCGAGTACTTCGCGTGCGGCGTCAGCGGCTTCCCGTGTCGCGTATTGTTTCGCGTCAGCACGAGACACGTTGTGCAGTGTCCCCGTGCCTACGAGGATGCCCAGATAGACCGGCTGGTCATCGTGCTGCGCATCGAGCTTGCGGATGATGAAGGCCATAACGGGGTCACCGAGATCTTGCTGCGAAGCGCCGCAGCCTGGGAGTTCGCCAGAGCAATCTGACCAGCCAGCATGTTGAATCCGCCAGCGTTCGTCTGCCCCGTCACAGTCGTCACGGTAGTCACTCCTGTGACGCTGGAGACGCTGGAGACGGTAGTGACAGTCGCGATGTTGTTCGTCGTTCCCGCCAGCGTCACACGGCCCGCGTCGAGAGAACCGTCTCGAGCAGGTGTGTTGCTGACGAGCATTCGCATCAGCGTGGCGATGTCGCTCAGGAGTTGTTGAGCGTCGTTGTCGGCTGTGCGCTGTCGCTTTGCAAGACCACCGGGCGCTGTAGCGTTGGTGGCGAGCTCGTTGTCAATGTATTGGTCGGGTACAGCTGACCCGGCAATCGGTACGTAGGTTACGTCGCCTGCTGCAGACATGTTCTCACCCCATTAGCAGTGTGATGGCGCCAGGAACGATGGAGATGGTTTGACCCGCTGCACTGACGATGCCCGGCGTATCAAGCGGGCCGTACCACAGTAGGTTGCCAGTACCGATAGCAAGCGAATCATGGAGGCCCATGAAGCCGACGGAGCCAGCACCGCCCGCATTCCAGCTGGCCGTCGACGAGCCGAAGTTGAACTCGGCATTGTCGTTGACCAGCGTGCCCTTGGTGACGAGGCCGAAGGTGGGGGCTGAGAAGGTGATGACGTGGCGGGCGTAGCCGATGCCTGTGAGCACCTCAGTGCCGGTGTTGAGCGGTCCCGGCGTTGTGATGTACAGCGACATGAAGAGTGCCGCTGCGGGGGTGAAGGTGATGCCTCGCGCACTCGCATTGAGCAGCTGCGCGATGTGGTACTGGCTGAGCGATGGAGTGGCTGACATGCCGCCCAGCGTACCAGATTGCGCTTACAGCAGGTAGCTCACCGGAGCTCACGCCAGTTGAGAATGACGCGGCAAGCGCTTGCCCCGCCCACGCCAAGCGCGTTGACAGACAGCGTACCAAGCGCCCGCACAGCTCCCGCCGCGTCTAGCGTGATGGGGTAGCGCGCAGCGATGGTCTTGGAGATGGCTTGCTTCACCGTCGCAGTCGCGGCGCAGTATCCCTTCGCAATCACGATCGCAGGCGTGCCGCTGATGACGCCCGCCGTTGTGCTCTCGAATGCGGAGTAGAGCGTATTCGCGTTTGCCCAGATGCCCGCCGTGATGGCTTGCCCGAGACAGAGAGACCACAGCACTGGTGGTGTGCCGGTGACGGTGACATCTACGCTATCGAGAATGAACTTCACTCGATTGGTAATGGCATTGAACGTCGTCTTCGGGCGGAGGGAGAGGATGTGCGCGTCGATCGAGCTGCCTGCGGTGCCAGTACCTTCGACGGCGAAGTTGTATCCACCGACATCCGCCTCACCGCCGCCTGCACTCACGGAGGTGCAGCAGAAGATCATGGTGGTGGAGACGGTGCCGGTGCAGGTCATCCCAACGCGGATAGGAAGGTTCGCCGACTGGATGTAGGGGAACGCTTGGGCGTTGGCGTTCCAGAACTCGTGCGCCCAGTAGATGCGTCCGTTGATGTCGAAGCCGATGCGAACGCGGCCGACGTAGAGAGCCTGGAAGTCGACGACGAGAATCTGTGTAGTGGTGGGGTCGAGAAGAACTTTCGACAGGCCCTTGCCGTCTAGCTTGTCGACGTTCCAGTCCTTCTGGTCGACGAACTGGCTGCCTGCGGATGTACCGGAGCGGATGACGACGCGAGGTACGAAGTCGTTGAGCTCGAAACCGATGGCGTTGTTAGCATCGCCGTACAGAGCGAACTTCAAACAGTTAGCTGCACCGCCCCTGAAGTTGAAGGTGATAAGGGCGAGCTGAGAACGACCGGGCTGATACCGGAAGTGTTCGAAGGTCTGAAGGATGGCAGAACCGCCGGTAGGCGTTGCTGCGAACGTCATCAGTGCACAGCGGTTCGTCGAGTCGTGCGTGACTGTGGCGCCGGTGCCTGCGACCAGGGGCTCGTACAACAGCGGGTGGATGTCGTAGGTGAACTGCGCGTCGAAGACGTAGGTGGGCTCGGCTACACGAACACGAGCGAAGGCGTCGAGCTGACCGTCGATGAGTTGTACTGGCTGACCGTAGTGGGAACCCGACATGCCGAAGAGTATAGCAACACCCGCCGCAGACCTGGGGCTAAAGAAAAAGCCCGCTCAGTACACGAGGCCAAAGGGCAATCAACGTGTACTGGCAGGCTTTGGGTGCGCGGTGAAGGAGTTGAACCTCCGTCGCTTCTGGTCGAGAGAAGATAACCATCCACGTCCGACCCCTCTCTTGCGAGAGAGATAAAAGTTTGTAGACGGGTTTTAGCTACCTACCGAGGACCGCGCATGTACTTCAGTCTTGTGAACGGCACTGCCACTCAAACGTAAGCCGGTTCAACTTCACCATTACTTCTAGCTCTTCCTGACTGAGCCCTCTCTCACGAAGTATGGCGATATCTATATCGCAGAGAAAACGGGCATCCTCCTCTTCAACTATTGAGTTGAACATGTTCTTCCTCCTATTGATTCCAGCTCCGGCTACTGCGCCTGGAAAGTCGTCAACACCATCTTTGTGGAACCGATCGAAGGCTTCCGGGTTGTTGAGCCAGTCCATGTTCTTCCTCTACGGTTGGCCGCCGAAAACAACCGAGACTGAGACGCTAGTGGTTCCTCTAGCTGGGTTATCGCGGCGAAGAGCTGACGAAGGGATTTGAACCCCCGACCCCCTGATTACAAAACAGGAGCTCTACCGACTGAGCTACGTCAGCGTGAAAACAACTATGCGCAAGAGGGGGCTCGAACCCCTAGAGTTCATGCTCCTAAGGCATGTGCGTTTGCCAGTTTCGCCGCTCGCGCATTGTACCGGCAGAGGGATTCGAACCCCCGACATCCGCCGTGTAAAGGCGAAGCTCTACCGCTGAGCTATGCTGGTAAAAAAAGAACTTGCCGGCTATACGTCTAGCTCACCCGCCCCTTTGAAGTAGTCTAGAACATCATCGGGGAGTGCAAGCGCCTAAGCGTCACGGGCTTAAGCTTGTCTCGGTACAACCAGCATGCGAAGCGTGTTGGAGTTGAACCAACGACAAGTGAGTTAACAGCTCACCGCTCTTCCACCTGAGCTAACGCCTCAATACAACAAGTAGCTGCCAGTACTCCCGATTATTCTCTATCTGTCGCTCGTGAAGAGGCTAGCGTTTACGAGAGGCGAACAGAGACGGCCAACATCTTACGTAGAGTAAGTCGACTCGTCATCGGGGACCGGCGGGGGTAGAGGTCGGAATCGAACCGACGGGGCGTGGACGAACTACGCGGCCAGTGAGAACCATTTCTCTTCCCTACCCGTACTTCTCCGGTTTACCTCTGAGCCGGAACTCAGTCTATCTCTTGTGTCACCAAGAGTAGAGGGGCTTGCGCCCGAGCTTATTCAGCCCGTGTGCCTGTGGATGGGCTTGAACCATCGACCTCGGGCAGACCCCTTTCGGATGTCATCCCGCGCTCTACCAACTGAGCTACACGAGGCGTACTACAAGTTCGGATAAATGAATGGACGTGGGGGACTTTTTCGATGGGGTAACCCACAACCAACGACCCGAACAAAAAGTAGGAAGAGCCCCTCCTCCCCGAGGGGCGGCCAGCTCTTCCAGTGAAGCCCGGTGGAATCGAACCACTCGCCCCGTAGGGCCGCGGTGTTACAGACCGCCTGGACAGCCATGTCCTATCGAACTCCGACCGGCTTACATTTTCACAGAGCGTTACTGACTGCTAAGAGGGGGTCCCTCGTCACCGGTTAGGTTGTACTTCGGGACGAGGGAAGTAATACAGCGCGTTTTCAGAAGCGCAAGTACCTTTTGTATTGGCGGTGTTGTAGCTAAGAAAACCGCGGGAAGTACAACGCTCCTGCGGTCCTACGTCGCCCTCAGTCGATGCATGAAGTACTGGAAGCTGTACTCCAGCACGAACCTTGGGCTCTGCCCTTCCTCCGACGACGTAGCCCAGGCTTGCCTGGAGTTCTTGGCGGTAATGCCTCTCGTAATGAGGTACTCCTTGAACTGTTCGCGGACACCACGATGCACTGGGTTGAGCTGATTGAGGTTCCTGTGCCGCGGGTACCGTACGGGCGCCCGCGCTTCTACTATCGCGTCGATGTTCTTCCCGTCCTTCTTCATCAACTCCCCGAGACATGCTGGGCGGGGTACGGGCAGGCTGTTGCGGTAGGGCGGGAAGACCGCGCTGCTTGTTGGGAGCGGAGGCATGGGCAGCGGCACCCTCGACTGATGAAGCGGGCCGAATGGAAGCAGTGGCATCCGCATGATTCGCCGGTCGAGCAGGTACATCGCCTCCACCCCGTCAGTGAGAGTGCGCAACGCCCCCGCGGCGGCAGCCTCGACAACTACTTCATCGGGGATCTGCAGCTGCATACGAATGTACTCCAGCGGAGTCTCGAGCTGCGCGACCACCTCGATGACATTCGGTCCGGGTACGGTCTCGCCGTGGTTGTATTCGTGATAGCGCCCATCCACCATCGCGCCGACTGCCCTCTCCTCCCCTACAGCGAAGACGTGCTGCACAGAGTGTGTCTGGATAACGGTTCTACTAGGTTCTGCTCCGAGGTCGCGACCTTCGTTTGCTTGTTCTGCGTCATCTTTCGCCACGTTGCCCTCCTTGTGTTGAGTATTACCGCGGGGTCGATATCGCGATCGAGTAGGGCGCGCCATTGGCGGCGAGCTTCGTGTTTACTCCACCTGTACGTGTCCTTGAGGTAGTTGGCGAAGCCTGGGTCACGGGGCTTGTCCAGGGAGTAGTAGTCACCGACCCGGCTATTGATGATGGCGTCGATATCGAGCCCGCCCTTCTTCATGAGTTCACCGAGGTACTTCGGGCGCTTCACCCGCGGCTTGACGGTGTTTGCTACGGCCATGGCCACGGCATCTGCCATATCCGGCGACTCACCGCTCCACTGCTGGATGTCTGCCCAGTCTTGCTCAGACATGAAGATGCGGTCTGCGCAGCACTGGCGGTGTACGCAAGGAGTCCACGAGTGTATTGCTCAGGGCGCGCCCTTCTTCCTCTGTGAGCGGCGGGGACGAAACACTGAAGTCTCTGCCGCTACGCCCGTATCTCCTCCCGAACATCGCTTCTCGCTGCCGCCTCAGTATCGCCTGTTGCTGTGGCGTTAGCTCAGGGTGCTCAGGCACTCTATCAGCCTCGATGAACATGCCTTGGTACTGCTGCTCAAACACCGGGCCCTCACGCGGCGTTCCCAGCAGAGCTAGTACGCGGTCGCGTAGTGGCGCATCCGCTGGACTGACGATGTCAACCTCAACGTCCTCTGCAGGTACATCATTGGTTGCTGCAATAGCGCGAACCGCATCGAGCAGCTCGGGTGAGAGCTCGCGCGCAGGTACACGGATACGTCGAACAGCCATGGGCTGCTCCTTTCTGTGTTGTGGTTGTTGTAGGAGGTACGGGAGTTGAACCCGTGGATCACGGCTTATAAGGCCCGCTAGGGGAACCGCCCCAACCTCCCCGGAGGGGCCAAGAGCTACGCGGCGAACACTTTCATTGAGCTTCCCGGCATCACTGAAAGGTCGTTCAAACCAGTAGTGGTTGTGTACCGCGTACCTCCCGACTCCTCCTAGTCTGTGTCAGTTCGGCTCTTTCTTGCAAGCAGCATCTGCAGCCTCTTGATCGAGCTGCTTCTTCCTGTTCGCCTGGGCCCGCTCTTTCGCTCCCGACGGGAAGGCGAACCAATCGATGCTGTTGGGCTGGAGCTGCCTTGTCTCCAGGCCCGACTCTTCGAAGCACCACACAGCGAGCTCGAGCGTCTCCTCCAGCGAGAGCGCCCCGCTCGTTATCGACACCACCGGCTCGACGGTCAGCGGCTTACCCTGTGGCGAGCGCAACACCACCAGCACGATGGCGGTCTGAAGCGCGGGTGCCAAACACGCCTGTGCCACTATCTCATCTGGCTTACCCTCCTCATGGGACCGCAGGAAGAGGACGTAGCCCTCGGGGGTATTGCGCCAACGCAGCTTGTAGTCGTTCTGGTTCGTCATGGCCCACCTACTGCCCGGTTCATCCCGGAGTACATCGAGGGATACTTCTCGTCGAACTCTTTGAGCGCAGCGTCGAGCTGCTCCTGTGAGCTCGCGGTGATGACGGTCATCAGACCGCGGTCTTTCGGGAAGTCGACGCTCATCCCGTCCTTGCCCTTCACGTATTGCTTCCACCAGTTGCGCTCCACAACCGGTAGCTCCCACAACTGCGTGCTGTATGAGATGTCCATGTTGTAACTCCGGTACAGGCATTGTGTCTGTTGTGGTGCACCTTTCAGCGGTGCACCAGAGATACGTCGTTGCGAGAGACGTGTCGGGGGTTCGATGGGCGAGGGTACAGAAGACCCGCCCTGCGTCATCCACGACGCTGCATTGCTGGCCTACGGGCATACCGAGGCCCATGCGACGGGACCAATCGAGAGAGGTGTGCTCGGCCGCCGTCACCCTCCGCTCCTTCTCCCCGACCATCTTGAGCTTCTCCTGGAGGGAGCAGATGCGTAGCAGGCCCGCAGATGCCACCAGGAGGAGCATCACGGCAGCCGCACCGAACAACCGCACGATGACGCTCATCAGCTCCTCGGGTGTAATCATGACGCCTTGGCCTCTTTGGGTATCAGGGTGAGCTCGGGGACACGGTCGTACTCGAGCCTGAAGTACACGTGCCAGCCAGCCCCCCAGTAGGCTGACCTGAAGAACTCCCGCGCCTTGGGGTGGGCGAACAAGTCAGCGGGCGGGGAAAAGACATGACTTGGAGCTCCCGCGCGTTGAATCAGAGCGATGTCGACGACTTGCATGAACTCGGACAAGCGGGTCAACAACGCGGGGTCAGTAATGGTTCGTGCTGCATCGGGTGAGATAGGCATTGTTCTTCCTTGGTCAGTTCAGCTACTTGCTGCGTTCACCTTCCTTATCCCCGGATTCGGCTGGGTATCGCGGAGGGCCTGCGGCTCTCGATAATCTCATCGATGTCGAGGATGCCTCTGGGGTTGGGCAGCAACCGCCCGAGGTTGAGAGGGCGTCGTCGCTTCATGGGGCGGTTGACGGGTATCGCCTCTCGTAGTGCGAAGCCCGTCACCCGCTCAAGTCGTCCTACGAACGCGCCCAAGTCAATCCGCAGCACGTCTCCCGACGCGCTTACATCCTTGGTCTCAAAGCGGGCGTAGTGTCCGAAGCCGCGCCACCACCGTGCACAAGGCACGATGGTCTGCTGTATGTGGTAGTTGAGGCTCGAGGTGACAGATTCGAAGAAAGCAGGGCCGCCCATGTGATGGCCTATGTACTGCCCGGCCACCAAGCTAATCAGCACCTGCGCCGCCTGAACGAAAGCGCGGGTCTCTTGCTCGGGGGAGATGGTGTCTTCCATCACTTGCAGCGCATCCTGCAGATGCGCTGAATAGAGCGGTGAGGTCCGCTGGTGTTCCATGACCTGAACGACTGGATGGGGCATCGTCATCAACACACCTCGTCGGGGAAGTACTGCTCTCGCAGTTCCTTGTTCACGTCTCTGTGCCAGCACCTCATTCGTATGTCCCAGACCTCCCACTGGGTACGGAAGAAGTAGCTGGAGTTGTTGTTGGTCAAGCCCGCATGTACTGCCAGCCTCTTACGCATCACCCGCCTCTTGTAGGTCTCGGGTGTGAATGCCTGGAGGTGCCGCGCCTCGATGATGGTGTCGATGTCGAGGATGGGCAGGTCCCTCTTAGGTAGAAGGCGGCCGAGATACGGGATGGTGTGTTTGGCCTGCTTCCTACGTATTACCGTCAACTGCTTCGCGAACTCATTGGGGCCTATCCACCCATTCCGGAAGCAGTTGTAGAGGTACTCTATCTCTGAGGCGAGGTCCTGGTTCTTCACCCCGGCCATGCGTCACTCATTGCGCTTGCCTCTTCTTTCCTCGGGGCTTCTCTACAATCTCCCGGCACTTCACAGTGACGGCGATGTCGAACTCATGCCGTGGTCCCAGCGTGTCATCCAGCTCCAGCTCACGCACTGAGACCGCGTAACAAGTAGGCCAGCCAAGTCCGCGCGCAACCGTGTCGAACTGCAGTGCTGCCTGGCTGTGGTCGGGACTGCTCGTGTTGATGATGTACCGGTTGTAGCTGAAGTTCGTGTACCAGCACACGAAGCTACGCAGCTGTGGCTTATCGCGCGGGTCCATCACACCACACCTCCCGCGGCCACATAGGCCGCCTTGGCTGCGTCTCTCCTCTTCTCGGCTACCCCAACGCACTCCTCGAAGCAGGGCGTGTACGAGTGTTGCTCCTTCGCCGTGAGCCACTTTCTCTCCGCAGCGATGGCCGCCACGATCGCCTCCTGCCACTCGCACCGCAGGCGCCACAGGTCGCGCTCCTTCTTCAAATCTTCGATGAGGTAGAGCGCAGCACGGAATGACTCTGGGACTTCTTCGGCCACACCAATCACTTCCAGGTGCTCGAGCTCTACCCAGCACGGGTCATCTTCGGGGTAGTCCCCGAGACGCACGAACACCGCTCCAGGCTTTACCTCTCGCACCTCCCCGCTTTGCTTGGGGCGGCCAATCAACTGAACACGGTCACCCACTTCGACGCCTTTGATCACTTCGTCCTCCTTACTGCGTAGAAGGTTTGCTTCTGTGGGTTATAGATGGTGGACAATAGCGCGCTCTCCCCGACCTTGAGGTACGTGAGAGTCCAGCGTGTGTGCGTAAGCAGTCGTGGGAAGGCCGCCCTATCGAACGGTTTCCACTCCACCGGCATCACTACGTTGTATTCACCGGGACCATCCTCTACACACGGTGTGTAGACGAACTCCTTCTCAGTGAAGTTCGAGATGGCCTGCTGCGTATGCTCCTCGAGGTCCGCAGCCCACTCTGTCGGATCTTCTCCATTTTGCCATGCGGTAAAAGAACGCGGGGGCTCTTCACCGACGAACTTGGCGGCGAGGCGCCATTCCACCCACGTGAGACCTTCTCGGTTCCTACCATGCTCAATCATGTTCTTCTTTCTGAACGCGTAGCGTGCGCTCACATGGCTTATCCCGACTACGCGCTTGTATTTGCGGGGCAAGACATATAGCTACGAAAAAGACGGGACCGCGCCTTTCTCGTTACCTCACATCATTGGTCTCCATCGTCGCCGAAGGTCACCTTCACTTGAACCTCGTCACCGAGCTCCCTGCGAATCTCATCCCGCAAGACATTGATCTCATCCAGCAGCGCCCTACCGTTGAGCTTCACATGCACCACGGGTATCGCGCCCGCGCAGAACACCATCTTGCGAAGCCACTTGATAAGCGCATAGCGCTCCTGCAGCTTGTCTAGCCTCTGCTGCTTGGTCAGCGGCATCAACACCAGCCCGCGCTTCAGCGCCTCCTCGAAGATATCCTGAAGTACCGGGCCGGACAGAACAACCGTGCTCACGGTGTCGAGCAGTCCTTCCTCCCGAATGGCGATGTGCTGTCCTTCGCGATTCATGTACTGCTTTCGTACGTCCCACGAGTACCGACTGTCCACTTTGCACGTAGTCATTTACCCTCGATGTAGCTGACGGTTGCCTCGAGCTGCGCGTGGCTGACCCACGAGAAGCCCAACACGGAGCGGGCCATGAACAAGCGTGCCGCGTACTTCTTGCACAATACCTCACGCTGCGGATGAGGCAGGAGCGCAAAGCGCACGAGGTACTGCGGGTCACGGATATGCCCGTCGCCCAACACCAGTAGGAAGTCGGAGTACTTGCAGATTGCCTTGATGCCACTCTCTGCAAGTACCCGCGCGCCGGTATCACTGAGGTCCGGCTCCCGCGTCATCCATTCCGCTACCATCTTGCGGATGAGCTCGCGTAGGTAGTCGGGTGTCTCCTGCAGCTCCTTCTCACTCGTCGCGGTGTCTACCCACGTCTCGACCGTGATGTTGCTCATCGCTCACACCTACACGTGCATGAGGGTGGAGCGTGAGGCAACCGGTCACCTGCGAGCATACCTGTGAGGAAGGCCGCGCCCATCGCGCAAGCCCACACGAACACAAGAAGCCAGTTCTCCGGGTTCTTCAGCGGGCTCTCATTGCTTTTCATCGTGCACTCCCAGATGGGCAAGGTAGTGGGGCGCAGATACAGCTGTAGTGCCCGTTGTTGAAGAAGGTACTGAGCGTCCCCCTGCCAGGCAAACAAGCGAGCTCACACGCACGTTCTGGAGAAGGGTTCTTATCTGTGTCTCGTGCACCACAGCTCCCGAGCACGACCACAAGGGCCATGCTCAGGAAGTACATCAGGTAGGTGGTCTTCATCACACGGCCTTTGGCACAACCCGCACACCTCGGTACGAGGGTGGGAGGTTCTGCAGAAACGCGCTGGCAGTGGCGGTGTTTGGAACACCGGCCTTGTAGTACACCACGAGCTCGGTCAGCGTGTAGCCGACCATCTCAAACGTGGCGCACCCAGCCAGGGTGAGCTCCTGATTCAACAGGAAGCCCGCGTCCCTCACCTCCTGCGGAGACGGCTTCCACTCGCTGCTCACAATCCGCGCAATCGCATCAAACACCTGCTCAGGCGCCGCGCCCTTGAACTTGTCTCGAAGCATGCCAAACACGGCCATGGCGACCGCCACGAGCTCATAGCGCTGCAGAGTGATGGGCGCGCGTGACGGCAACCGCAATACAGCGGAGCGGTCATAGCCCCTGTACTCGAGGATCTCCCGGTACGAGTCAACGTTGCCTTCGATTGGCTTCTTCCGTTCGTCTTCCATCACTTCCTCCTTGGTCGGTTGTTCTTGTTGAGACGCCCCGCACCAGCTGGCCAAACGCGCTCCGCACCAGGGGCAGAAGTAGATGGCGTAGTACGCAGCGCCCCCGTCGAGGATGTAGAGTCCAAACGCGGCACCAGGGACGCTGGGTGGCTTGATCACCCTGTCGGGGCAAGCGTACTGGCCCATGCACTTGACGCAGTTGTGCTCCATCTGCCGCTTCATCGTGTCGCAGCAGTACTTGGGCGCGCTCATGTCTTCTTTGCCTTGATTGGGTAGACGTCAATACCCAGCTTCTTGAACTCATCGAGGAAGCCGAGCTTCTTCACCAGGCGCTTGATGCGCTTGAGGTCAGCGTCCCGCATGATGATGGCGGACTTCAACAGCTTCGCCGCCTCATCACCCTCGAGGTCGATGATGACGATGACGCTCATCGGATAACTACCTCGTTATCCTTGAATGTCTCTCTACACGTGACTAGCAGTAGCCGCATCTGGTCGAGTGTGAGGGAGGCAACCACTACGACCGCCAGCACCTCAGCGGTGCACCAATCGTGTGCCTTGTAATCAGCCGGGTCGCTCACGGTCGCATCTATGCCCAGCTCGGCGATCTTCTTCTTGAGCGCCTCACGCTTCTGTGTCGGCATTACGGGCAGCTGCACGAGCCCTCGATCAACGAGCTCTGCGACTACTTTTGCCAGGTCTTCTGCGGTAGCCCCCAAGACAGCGGGGCCGATACTAGAGTTGCCCGCGCGGTGCAGCGTGACGTAGGTGAGTGAACCCTCTTGCCGGTACGACGCGCTCAGCGCGCCCACTTCAAACTTCCCCGTTGATGCATCAGCCATCTGTTCTTCCTCCTGTGTGTAGTAACCGCCTGCGTACTTCTTATCCCCGATTTACTCTTTTCGTACACCCGCGCTGTAGTCGTTCAGTACGAGCTGAGGATTGGTGTAATCCTCGTAATCCCGCGAGATACGGGCCTGCAGACAGGCACGGGCATCATCATCGCGCCACAGGCTGTACGTGTCAGCGAGCGGGCTCTGCGTACTGAACAAGACGCACCGCTGCTGTTGTACCCACACGAGATAGGCGTTGTTGTTCATCGATTCTCAATCTCGCGACTACTGTAGGTGTACTCGTGGTCGAGCACACCGCCTCCTGGCTCACCAGGGAGGGGGGCCACGTAGGCATACTCCTCCGCATCTACCGCCCAGAGGTAATGTGGCGGATACGCCTCGCTATACCAGTCCGCACATTCATCCTGCGCGTGCGTGCCTTCGTACGTGTAGTGAGACATTCGAAGCACAATCATTAGATGCCCCTGTGTGTGTCTAGTATCTCGTCCGCGCAGTAACCTCGGTATGTTGGGTTCGTTGTATCGAGCTCTTCTACGAGCAACACGTTCCACTCCGTTACGAGGTTGTATTCGTGGGAGGCAATGGGCGTGTACTCGTAGAAGTGCATGTAGGGCACGAAGGGCAGAGCTCGTAGCCACACGTAAACACCGCCCTTCTGCCGAGCGGTGGCTGTACGTGTACTCCTCGTACAGACAACCGCTCAGCGCTTCCTCTTCATCGTACACGTACTCCTCCGCGTCACCTTTCCACGGACGCTCGCAAAGGTACTCACATTGCGACTCAGCGTAGTGTCGATACGGTTGACTGGAAGTACCCCAGTACGCGTAGTGGGACATTCTAACCGCAATCATCTTCCCATCCTTCCGCTTCACCGATGCACTCTCGGTATCGAATGAGGTAACAATGCCAGGTACGTCGTGCGTCCTGTGTGTTGGTCAGTGAGGCGCACCAGGCCGCGTCGGAGGCCATTAGGCCAGGGCACGGCTCAGCAAACAGTGTGTAGCGGGACCGCACGATGAGCAGGGCATTGCTAGGTATCATGCGCAATATTCCTGTAGGAGGCGCCTTCGCCGTGGCAAACTACTTCGTCCGTACCGCACCAACCATCACCGATGCTGACGGCATCTACGGCGTACGGGTAGTGCATGTACTGGCCATTGCCGTAGATGCCGAGCTCGTCCCGCCCGGCATGTACGAAGTGCATGCCGACGGTGAAATCAATCCGTTGTAGTGTCATCACGTTCTGGCCTCCTCCACAGCTCATTTGTTCCACCCCCGTGGTGCTCGTCGTACTCGTCGGAAAAACGCGGCGCAGCAGGTGTTGCAATCCCCGCTGCGAAACGATAGTCACCTTGCCCCGCGATCGAGTCCCCAGGTTCACCGACTATGTAGTAGTGCCATTTCAAGATCTGCATCATTCTGGAGCCGTGAATAGACCGCGAGAGTCAGCCATCGGATGTATGCCCTCGCCCCTGCTCTCGAAGATGCTGCCCCCGTCCGCAAGACCGGGCCACATCTGCGCCTCCCACGGCATGTGCTGACGCTGGTGCGCACCAACGCCGGACTTGTACCTGCAGTTCTCCGTCATCGGTGTCATTCGAAACAACCGTAGCCAGGTCATCATCTGCTCACCTCCATTCTCGATACTCCACTGCCAGGCAGCCGCTGGCCTTCGTTTCACTACAGGGAGGTTCTGGGTACTCTTCTGCGTCGGCCTTCCAGTCATCGAAGCAGAAGCGCGTCTCTTCGGTGTGGAGCTCGTGCCGGGGCCCGGGCCCGAGTATGAGCCAGATGTAACGCATAGACGCCCAAGACCGCGCGCCTTGCGCGAGGCCCTGCCATCTCGAAGGAGCCAATGGGCCCGTCGGGTATGTACTCCGGCGCTTCGAGCTCGTTGTCGTAGCTGCGCGTGCCGAAGTGTATGTCCTCACCGTCACCGTAGAACATGTCTTCGGACATGAGCTCACAACGACTGCCCGCACATCCCCGAATCTCACAGGGAAGGTGCGGGCTGAACGTAGTGTCGTACGGACCGAACAGCATCAACCTGATGTGGCTAAGCGTACTCATCGTCAGCATGTAGCCTCTGTGGCGGCTCTTCGCCCACTGGAAGGCGACCGTTGTAGGGGGCTTCCCAGCCTTGCGCGGCGTACTGCTGCAGCGCGTAGGCAGAGATGGGGATGATTTCGAGGGCTGACGTTATCGTCTCCTCCTCGACGTACTCGCTGACCCGGCCGCTTGTGCCTGGGCCCACAGCAGCTGCCTCAGAGATGCTGTGGATGACGTACACCTGTCCATCAGGCCCGGCCACGGCGTTGTCCCACTGCCACACCTGCCGTGCGTTGCGGAGGTGCACAACGCCAGGGTAGCGGGGGTCCCAGGCATCCACCTCACCGAGGGAGACGCCCGCACCGTAGGTGCGTATGAGGCAGGTGACACCTTCATGGGCGACTATGCCCTCGGGCGGGGCCTTGGGTTGAGCCTCGAAGGGCAGCTTGTACATGTCCCCTTCCCAGCCCACCTCCTCGAACGAGCTGATGGCCAGGTTGGACATCGGCAGGATTTGAGTTGCGGTCAGAAGGGTGTAGTTCGGGATGGGGGCAGTCACCCGGCTGTCGCTCTTGTTCAACCCGCGCACTGCCATTTCGTTGAGCGTGTGGATGTGCGGGGAAGCGGCGCTGCTCCACTTGTGTACGCGCCGGCAGTTCTTCAGGTACACGACGGTGGAGTTGCTGACGTCCCAATCCACAATCTCGCCCACGTGTACACCCGCACCGATGGTTCGAATCACCGCGTATGTTCCAGGTCCAATCATTTCTCTTCTCCCCTACGTAGTTTGGTTACAACGCGCATGTGACAGATGTCGCACTCGTGATGCAGGACGCCCATTGCTTCAGCGAGCTTGGAGGTGACATCGAACATCACCCCCTTCTTGCACTCACACCGAAAGACTGAGGCACTCACCTTCCCCGGCGTTGAGGGGAGAGTGAGATTGAACACCACGACGCGCCTCAGCTCACTCACTTCGTACTTCCTTCTCAATCCACACTCTCACATCAACCCCGAACACCTCTTCGGCGTACTCCTGCACCCTGCTTGCGGTCTTGGTGCAGAAGGTAGTCTCGTGCATCACAACGTAGATGCCCGCCTCCTCATCCTCGGGGAGGTGGCGGCGCACACTCTTGATGCGCCCGTCGCATCGCTCGAGGAACTGCGCGAGCTTGTCTGCGGGGGCCACAACAACGCCCGACTCAATGAGCCCGTCGACCAGCTTCTGTAGCTGGACCTGATTGAAGCGGGTGCCGCCCATGAGGTGCTCGGACTCCCTGCGAATGCGAGCGTTGCCGTCCTCGTACGTGTGCAGCATGTAGCCGTCGCCGAGGTACACGTCCTTGTGCGTAGGCATCAGCCCGACCTCACCGACATCGTGTTCTCGATGATGTACGGGGCGACGTATGACCTGCCCGTTTGAATGGTGTCGATGAGGTCGGCGAGGGCTTCCCGCCTCTTCTCGTTGAATGGGGGCTCGGTCAGGGCCGCGCGAAAGGTGAGTGCCTCGAGGCGGGCATCGATGTCGTAGCCGCTGTACCAGTTCACGGTCTTGCGCAGCTTCTCATCGATGTAACGCGCAGCAACAGTGAGGCGCTCGAGGACGGTGGTGTGCACCTCATCGAGAGGTACTGACTCGCGCAAGAACGCAATCACGTCCTCGCTGGACATGTCCGCGGTCACTTGCACGGTGAGGCGGTGTTGTTTGCAGAGCAGGTATAGCGTTGTCTGTGTAGGCCCGGTGACGGTGAAGCCATTGTCGCTGAGGGCGTAGGGGCGCTTCTGTTCGTAACCGACGAGGTGGATGATTTCGTTGGGCATGTGAGTCTCCGTGCGTAGGGTTGGGGGTCAACCTTCTTATGCCGAGAAGAGGATGTAGATTCAGGGCTAGAAGAAAGGGCCTTTGATGGGCCCGCCTTCTACATCACTCCCTCGTCGGCTTCTTGTACCTCGACTCCAGCACAACGTAATCCGGGACGGGCTTGTACTTCTTGGTGCGGTACCCGGGGAGGGGAGGGTCTTCTTTGAAGCGGAGTGCCCCACCCAGATCTGTGTTGGAGTAGAAGCCATCGGAGAGGATGGCTTTGCCTAGATGCGCACCTGAGAACTTGCACCGATCGAAGCGACAGCCGCGAAAGATGGCGTACTTGAAGTTGCCATCACTGAGGTCGCAATCTGTGAAGGTGCAATCTGTGAAGACCGCGCCGTGAAAGGAGGCGAGCCTGGTCGACAAATCGCTGAAGCTGCATTGGCTGAAGCGCGTGTGCCCAAAGTACGTTTGAGTGAGCGTCAGATTGAAGAGATTGCAGCTCAGAAAAGTCGCGTTGTTGAAGCGCGACCCAAATAGGTCTGAGTGACTGATGGAGGAGGTGTCGAAGAGCGCCGCGTTGAAGGTGGCGTGGAAGATGTTGGATTTACGAATGTTGACGAGCGACCATTGGCTGCCGACCGCGGTGAGGTCGCGGAGCTCCGCGTTCTGGATGAGGGTACTGCGGAGGGCTAGAGGCGGCATGTGCTTATCGCGCTCGAGCCAGTGAACGTACTGGCCATAGACGCAGCGCGACCAGAGGGCGATGAGCGGGTCAGCGGGATTGAAAGAGATGGAGCGCTTACCCTTGCCGATGAGCTTTTGGAATGCGCGAAGACCGGCGGGACAAGCACGTGCATCCCGCAGCTCGGTAGTGGTGAGAGTGATGGTGTGCGTCATGGTGCCCAACCTTTCGTGTTGCCGACGGTGATGTGAAACATCTCCGCACCATCAGGTGGTTTCGTGAGCTCGGTGTATTCGGGCAAGTCGAGCAGCTTGCGCAACATCAGAAGCGCGGGCGAGTAGACGGGCAGCCACCAGTACACGTTGTCGTGCCTGAGCTCCGACATCTTCCCGCACTCGAATGGGATGACCATGCCCCGTACCTTCTCGAGCAACCGTCTGTGGTGCTTGTGTGTCCCCTCCCCGCGCATTGCCGTGATGTGGGCGGGGTAGCGAGGGACGTTGATACGCTCTGACGGTGGGATGAACGTGCGCGCGTATGCAGCGAGCTCGGGGTCCACGTCTACTACGACATGCACCTTGGGGTTGCTGAAGGGGGTACGCCAGTTGAGCGTGCCCCACATGCTCACGTAGTTATCAGACATCGGCAGTTGTACCGGGAGGTGGTGCAGGCTCCCGCAGCATCACTCCCTCGGGGCTGACCGTCCAGCCTTTGACATACGGGAAGGTGGCGGGATTGACCATGGTGAGGGAGAGGTCCATCTCCTCCCCGTAGAAGACACATTCCTCGAACGTTGCCGTGCGCAGGTCGATGTTGGCGAGCTTCGTATCTTTGAACGCGCAGTTGCGGAAGCGGACCTTGCCTCCATGCGCGCTCGACAAGTCGACATTGTCGAACCTGCACCCCCAGAAGAGGGTGTCGCTAAACCGCGCGTGATGCATGTTCACTTTGTAGAAGTTGGATTGGTACACGCACCCGTCGGACAAGTTCACGTAGCCCCACATCACACGGCGTAGGTTCGAGAAGCGGATATCCATGCCTGGCATGTGCATCCCGCTCAGCTCACTGTCTTTGATGTCGACGCGATCGAACATCGCGCCCTCAAAGTTGGTGTCAATAACGTTCCAGTCCACAAGGACTGACTCGCTGATTACCGCTCGCTCTGCACGCAGGTACTGAGTCTCGAGCTTGGTCACGACCTGATTGCGTAGGCCGAAGTAGGGCAGTAGCCCATGCCGAACCGCGAACTGAGCCCACTCGTGGTAGTAGGAGTAGAACCACACCATGAGCAATGTGTCGCGCGTGTCGACGATGACGTAGTTGAAGTCGGGGCCCCGACCTGACGTAAACGCAATGCTGTCGAAGAAGTCCATCGAGGCTTCGCATGCCTCGACATCAACCAGCTGCTTGCGTGTGACGGTAACAATCATGTTGTGCCTCGCGTGTAGTGTGGGGTTCGCGTTTCTTATCCCCGAAACGCGCGTGTTATTCAGGCACGGGGCTAGAAAAGAGCGGGCGTGTACACCGCTCTTTTCTAGCTACTTCTTGCGTGCGTTGGCTTGTGCTGCGCACCAGTCACCGTAGTCCTCGCGCAGCGCACGGAACACAAGGACGTGGTCCTTGGCCTCACGCTCGAATACCTGCGTGTGGAACTCGTATTCACCATCCCGTACATCGAGTAGGAGCCCATCACCCGTCTTGCGAATGACGTCGTGCACCAGCTTGAGGCGGGGGAGGAGGGTGAGGAAGAGCTCGAACTCCTTGAGGAAGTTGGGCATCCACGGCTTGTAGCCACCCGGCTCGTGGCATGGCTTGTCTGCGGGCTTGGTGGTGCCCGTTGGGAAGGCGCGATGCGGGGTGAGCTTGGCCGGGCCCCAAGCAGGCAATACGCGGGGCGCGGCCTGCAGGAAGTGGTTGGCATCATCCAGCACCACTGTCTCTCTACCGATGCCGCGCACTGGCGACTCCTGGTCAGGCACAAGGAAGTGCTCGACGCTCTTGATGGCCATACTGTCGAGCTTGAGGGCCAGTTGACGAGACGTCTTGAGCCACACAATCTTCTGCCCGTTCGTTGCTCGGAACCAGCTGTCCTGAACCTTCTGAAGTATCTCCACGCAGTTGGGCGTGTTGAAGGCGCGCGATTGGTCTTGCCGCCACACGGACGAGTTAAGGGGGTAGTCGAGTACCCAGCCGAGCTCTGGGATGGGCGCCGCTTTCATGATGGGGTGGTAGGTCCCGTCGTACATGACCAACCCGAACCAGTGGGTGCCTGCCACAAGCCGGTGTGCGATGAGGGCATTGCTGCCCATCGCGAGCTTGTTGTAGTCCGGTTCCTCCTCTGATACCTGCGTGTACTTGTCTAGTTCACTCATGTCTTGTTCTCTTCCTCCCGTACGATGAACTTGGTGAGCTCGCCCGCGTCATTGTAATCCGCCGCGAGGTAGCCCGTTGAATCTGCCCGCACACCGATGATGCCGTTGAGCAGGCCGAGCACACCGAGCTCGTAGAAGTCGTTGCTTGTTTCGATGCACTGCAGCGTCGGGTGCTGCACGAATGGGTCTCTCACCGGCACACGCTGCTCGATGAGCATGGCGAAGACGTAGGCTGCATCCTCAATGAGAAGCATCTCGTTGAGACGGCCCGCAACTAGCTCCGCGAGTGCCAGAGCACTATTGCGCGCGCCTTGTACGGACGTTAGCCGGACGCGCCCAGTTCCGTACACCTCGAAGCAGCGGGGCACGTACTTCCTTCGCATGGCGTATGCGTTGTACACGCGCAGTGCCTCCTCCCGCCTCTTCGGAGACATGCTGCTGACGATGGAGAGCATTCGTTCTGCACGTTCGCTATAGCGGTACCTCACTTCCTTACGCGCGGCGAGCATGTCACTGCGCTCTGTACGTCGGTATTGACGTCCCTCTTTGCTGCCCGCCCACTCTGCCCTGAGTGTCTTGAGCAGCGCTCTACGAGCACCTGAGCTCATGTCTTGTTCTCCTTGTTGAATGAAGAAGGGTGACGCGTACTTCTGCGCCACCCTTCTTATCCCCTGTCTGGTTGTGGATTACGTCCCCACTTGAAGCATCTTGTCGATGGCGGTGAGGAGGCCGCGAAGGCCCGCAATAGCATCCCCCTTAGCCCTCTCCGGGCTCGGTGCCTCCTCGACGCGCTTGATGATGTGATTGATGCCGAACCTGATGGCTGAGACGAGCTTGGCCGTGGTCGCCACTACCTCATCCGCGCTCACCTCTTCCTTCTTCTCAGGGATGCTCTCCCAGTAGAAGATGAAGCGGGGATTGGTGCTGGGGCCGAAGACGGCGGGTGGACCAAGCAGCTTCCAGTTACCCTCTGGGGGAGGCATAGGCTCTGGTATGTATCCGTAGGCTGTGACGGCTTCGGTGATGACGTATTCAACCTTGCTCATTCGTTCTTCTCCTCTGGTTCTAGGGGTCTGCTGACGAGGTCTTTGTCGAGCTTCTTCAGCCTTCGGAAGCACTCCTCGGCGGTGGCTCGATGGGTGCTGCGGTCTGACCCAACCGCCCTGCCCGTGCTCGCTTCGAACATGTGCATCCAGTAGAGCGAGCGGAGGCGCTCCACCTCCACGGTGTCTGTGACGGGGTCATCGGTGTGTGGCACTGGATGACCCACACGCGGGAAGTAGATGCCGCGCCTCTCGATGGCCCGGATGTGGTCGGTCGTGCCTTGTGTTGCCGTGAGCCCGAGCAGTGCGGTCAGCTTGCGTACTGAGACGAGCTCGCCGTGCTCGTGCCAATAGGTCCAAGCGACATCGAGTATCGCTTGCTGCTTCGCCGTGAGCGGGGTCACACCTGCGATGATGCGGTGCCCGCCCCCATTGGCCGGGATGGTTGCGAAGGCTGACGTAGACAGGGTCTTGGTCATGGGGGTTTGACCTCTCTGCAAACGCACTGGCCCGCCCAGAAGCTGTAGGTTTGTACGCCGGCTGGGGTGCACATCTTGTTGCACGTAACCATGTCCTCGCTGCGTCGCCCGAGTACGACGTAGATGAAGAACAGGAAGGCGATGACCGCCACGAGACCGGCCTCAGCTAGCTCACGCATGAGATGTCTCCGGTGGGAAGTACTCCGGGCTTACCCCGCCTACGAGAAAGCCGAAGCGTTGAGCGGTCCACTCACGCAGCTCCTTACCGAGCTGGGAGTAGTGCTCGGACTGCACCGTGCTGCTGTCCCCGAAGCCGCAGAAGCCCGCGCTCAGCACACTGAGCTGCTCTTCGGTGAGACCATATCGATTACCCGCCTCGCGCATAACGGCGAAGTACCTCTGCACGTTGTTGGGCTCGGTAAGGAGCTTGTCAGGCAAGCCGCACGTGATGAGGGTGGCGGCGGGCTTGAACATGTAGCCCTTGGGCAGCTGCATGAACCCGGGCATGCGAGAGCTGAAGTCAGCGATGGTGGCTACTTGCTCGCGTACCCAATACTCTTTGCCCTCATCGTCTTCTTCCGGCTCATCGTAGTAGCCCGGCCAGTCGGACAGCATGCCGCCGCGCTGATGGAAGGCGGTGATGTCTTCCTGGAGCTTCATACGTAGGTACTCGAGTGGGCCGTTCACGACTGATACTCGACCGCCTGCGCCGCCTTGAGGAGGAGGGCGGACGCGAAGTGGGTCCATGCGGGGCGGGCGAGTGCTGCGTGGAGCCACTTGGCGCGCTCCTTCAGCAGCAGCCGCTCTTCGACAACGTACTCCTCGAGTTCTGCGGGGCTATTGCCGTACACCGATGGTAGCTGGCAGAGGTCGTTGTGTGTTTTCCACAGCTGGAAGTTGAGCCAGCTGGTGCCGTAGTTGCTGAAAATCATTCGTCGGATTCCTCTACCTTGGGGGCGTCTTGGGTTTCAACCGCTGCAGGTACTGGCTGGTGGGCTTTGGGGAGCCAGGGGCGGAGGAGGTTGTAGAGAGTGTTTCGGATGGCGGGTTCATTCATGTTGAACTTGCACGCGGCGGTGGCCGCATCACGCAACACGCGCTCTGCTTCCTCGGCCCGCTTGGTGGCGTGCTTGTATGCGTCGTAGCGAGATGAGCTATTGGACATGCACGTCGTGAGCTCATCGGCGATGCGCTCTATCGCCTTCTTGTCGTTCTGTGCGAGTGTGTTCAGCGCCGCGTTGGCGCGTTGCACGGCTTCATGCTCGCACTGGAGCGCTTGATGTGAGGCTTGGAGCCTCTCGTACGCCCGCAGTGCCTCTTGGTAGCGCGACTCACCCTCTCGCTTGTCTTGCCCCTGCTTGAGCTCTAGGAGCTCCCTGTGGAGCTTGGTGTTGCTCGCGATTGCATCGTCGTAATGCATGCGCAGCTCGGCCAGCGCGTCTTCGCCCTGGTTGTAGTCGGCAGTGATGCTCTTCACCCGCCTCTTTGCGCGACGCGCGCTGAGCAAGATGCGGGTGAGGGACTTGAGCGAGACTTCAATCATCGTGGTCATCTAGTTTCCCCTTGTACCAGTGGTCGTCTTCGCGGATGTGTAGCGCGTTCGCTTTGCTGTACGCCGCGGTGTAGAGGTGGGTAGGCGGTGCCTCGCTCATCGACCCATGGACCGTGTGCTCTTGGCGGTACGCGCGTAGGGCAGCTATCTCAGGCAGCACCGACACTGGGCTTATGCCTTCGGTAACCGGGTCTGCGCGATGCGCGAAGTCGTAGTTCTCATCCCGCAGCCCGCGCAGGTTGATGATCATGTCGAGCTCGAGTGAGGGTAGGGAGCTCTTGTGTGGGCCCGCCATGCGGCCCAGGTGTAGGCACAGCCCGCCGCATGCTGGGCGGGTGCGAGGGCGCGGCATGTACGGGACGGGGCGGCTCACGACGTAGCCAGGCTCGGACGTCGCAGGCGGTATCTGCTGGGGAGGAATCAAGTCGCGAAGTGCTGAAGGGCGGCGAAGCTCGTTGCGAATGAGATCTGCGGCGGCTGCTGCAACACGTTGTCGTCCCTCCAGGGTGTTGAACATCCCGCCGAGATGCGCATTGAGACGGTCTTGTATCTGCCCGCCCAACAGCTCCGTCATCTCTTCAGGGGTGACGGAGCCGATTGCTTGGTCCCGCGCAAAGCCCCGCTCCTCGTCATCATCAGCCTGCGTCATCGGGCTGGTACCTCCAACACAGCATGTTGTACAGCGCCTTCACCTCCTCAGACGCATTCTCAATCGTCCGAAGAGGTGAGATTTTGAACCCGCTTGAGGTGAGGTGCGAGAGCCACTTGTACTCATCCGTCCACTGCCCGCCGTGGTAGAAGCTGCAGTACAAGTAGTACGCCTCGAGCATGTCGAAGTCGGCATCTCGTATGGCCTCGAGCATGTCAGGCGGCATCTCTACTGCGGTCATGACGCTGGAGTGTTCTCCTCGACGCTCTCTACCTCCCTATCGATCACCTCATCGATGGAGAGGTCATCTGACTCTTCACACTCCCCTTTCTTTGCCTTGTCCTGAGCGGCGAGGTCGTCAGCGGCGCGCACGATGTACTCGCAAGTCACCTTACGCGTCTCTACGACGGTGACCCTGTACTCATTCATCCCATCGTCCTCTTCTTCTTCCTCATCAACGTCGTAGTCGATCTCGATGGTCTGTGTATTGCCGTTCACGTCCCGGCAGATAATCGACCCGCTCTCTTCAGGAAGTACAACGGAGCCGAGCCTATCGACGAGGAAGAGCTGTGCCTTCTCGGGCGTGTCCAGCGCTTCGTCGCCCATCGACACACTGACTGTCAGCTTGTTGTAGGTCTTCATTCGTCTTCGTCCTCCTCTACGATGTCGAACTCCGTACGGGCTTTGACCTTGAACGTGCGCACAACACCGTCCTTGCCTTTGGCCAAGATGGTGTACTCCCACTCGTCACCAGCATCTGCCTCGGCAAACACCGCAGAGGCATACTCTTCTACGGCCTGTTCGATGTTGTGCGTGAAGTGCTCCATCCAGTCATAGCCGCCCTGCTCGAACAGGTCCTTGCCGATGACTTCATACCGGTCGTGCCTAGCCATGACTCTTGTTCTTCCTTGTGTTTGGGTTTCGTACGCCGGGGTGGATGGGCAGAGGGCGGTTGTTGTCGATGATGTTCATCGCCTCATCGATGTCGTCGTTCATCTCTGCCTTGAGCGCGTCCTTGGGCAGGATGTGGCACTCGTGTTCTATCGGCTTGCCGTCCTTCAACCTGTGCGCGAAGTTGCAGAACGTCGTCACGTAAAACAGGGAGCTGGGCTTCATCTTCCTTGTTCCTTGCACCAGCTGCGATGAGGAGGATAGCGAATAGCGCAGGTGCTACCTGCCTCGCCAAGACACGTTGTGCGCGCTTGGCAAGGCAGATTGTGTTGGCCCGTCGCAGTACGGCAATGACTTGCGGGCCCCCGTTCATTGCTTCCCCGGCTCGAGTAGCTCGGCAATCAGCGTGAGCACATCCACAGGCTCGATGGTTGGGTCCTCCCGCCATTGCCGCACAAGCGCCCTGCACTCACGTAGCCTGGTGTCTTGTGACAGAGCGAAGGGCGGTAGTACGGGGATTTCGTGGCCCTTGCCCCGTATGCTGTAGACCCTCGCGTAGACGTGGTTCGTCCCGTCCTTGCCTAGCTCAGTCCGCAGCTGGCTGAAAGTGGGCGGGGCACCCAGTCGCAGATGGAGTGCCCTGGCCACCTTCAGTACTTCCCTCTCTTTGCGGGAGAGGGGCTTCAGGTCTTTGGTGTCCATTGGCTTGGTAGGAAACCGCCTTTCGACAACCACTCATCGAGGTGTTGTACAGCCTCTGCGAGCTCGTGTGCCTCATCGGGCATGTCCTGCTCCTGGTCGTACATCTCGAGCAAGACCTTGGCCCTGTCGAGCATGATGTTGAGCGTTTCGGTAGGGTCCATCAGGACACCAGCTCCTGCGCGGCCTTGAAGAGCTCGCCCGGGTCCGTGTTGACGGTCGCCTTCAACGTCTTCCAGTACGGCGGAAGCGTTGCCCACGCACCTTCCGTTGCCATTCGCGCTATCACCGCCTGCGGCACGCCGTGCAACGTGCGCTTTGCCAGCTCTTCAGCAGACGCGCCTTCCGCGTCCACCGAAACGATGACGACCCTGAACCCATTGCACTCGGAGGGGAGAACGTAGGGAGCAATCTCCCCCTCGTGGACGTTGGTGTTATCCACGATGATGACGTCGGGGAAGTAATCGCTCGATACGAAGCCGTAGAACCTGGTCCAGCAGGATTGGTGCGCGTTGCCAATCTCACTAGGCACGTACGTGTACTGCCCATCCGGGGCGGTGAAGTGGTCGTCCGCGCTCACGATGACAACGGTCAACCCCATCCCGCGCAGCATCTCTTTCAACTTCTTTGCGAGGGTGGACTTACCAGAACCGGGGAGACCGCGAAGCACGATGGTGAGGGGATAAGGCTTGAACATGTGTATCTCCTGAAATGAAGAAGGCCCGGATTGAGTGCCGGGCCTTCGATTGAAACTACGCGGACAGCTTGTCGTACTGCTTGGTGCGGTACTTGTGGCAGCGCGTACACACGAAGGGCAGTCGCCGCTCGTACCGCACCACCGCACTACCTACGCGGAAGAAGTTACCGCAGTCGCAGAGCGCGTCGAAGAACGCCTGCTTCTCTTGTGCCCGTCTCGGACTACGGCAGAGCACGAGAACATGGTCCACGCGCGTCCCCGACACATCCTTGAGCAAGTCCCGTCGCTCGAACCCGCGCGTCGATGGCCATGCAGTGAGGGGGATGCCCATCTCCTGCTCGAGCAGGATACGCATGTCGATGTAGGGGACCGCCCCGTGCAGCCAGTTGTACAACGCGGGCATGCTCACACCAAGACGCGCAGCGGCAGCAACGATACCGAACACAGGCTCGCGCGCCGCCCAGTCCACCTTCACGTTGTACTTCTGCTCGTACCACTCCCGCAAAAGGAGAGTGGCCTTCGAGGGGACGTGTTTACGCTCCCGTCTCGGTATCCACGCCGACACGCGACTCAAGCTCCCTGATGCGATTCTTCAGCTCCACGACTTGGTCGTGGTACGCCGTGTTGTGCTTCTGCAGCTCGGTGCGTTGGGCGCGCAGATGCCTGAGCTCGTGCAAGAGCTCGCGGAGGTCGTCTTCATCCATGCGCAACGTGTGATCACGCTGACCTAGCTCCGGCGCCGGCTCCGGGGTGACATCCGTGACGGGAAGCTCGGCGCCCCTCAGCATGTCCCAGCCGCCCGCACCTACGATGTTGCCCTTCTTACGAATCTCCTCAGCCGCGCTGCATGTAGCGGGCGTAGGGACCTCAGTCTGAAGGAGCTTGAGCGCGCCACGAGCAGCGCGATTCGACGGCTCCATGATGGTGTCACCATCCGCCGTGTCGACGAAGCGGTACCCCATGAGGGCCATGCCCTCTCTCGACACGATGTCGGGCAGGGTCTCGACGAACATCCCGCCGCCCGTTGCCATGTGCCCCTCCTTGTTGGTGAGAGTGAGCACAAGCCCCGCCTTCACCGCTGCCTTCAATGCCTCGAAGCGGCCTTGAATGCTCTCGCGCAGTACCGCAGCCTCGTTGTAGTTCGGGTCATCACTCATTTGGCTTGTTCCTTTTCTTCCACGGAGCCTGCAACACGAAGCGCCTCCAGGCGCGTAACGAGCTCGGTGTCAAACGCCTCGGACGACGTCGTGCCGATGATGTGCAGCGCGCAGGCCGCCAGGATTGCTGACGTATGCCCGGGCAGCGCCTCGACGTAGAACGTATCGACGCCATCACCCTCGAAGTACACAACGTGGTTGCCTCCATCGACGTCCGAGTCATCAGGGTACGCGTCCCACGCCACGACTCGCGTGAACGCGTGAAAGTTGACCAATGCCTCGAGGCTGTCGTCGACGAAGAGCAGAAGCATTGAGCCGTGGAGTTCGAGACGGCAGTTGAAGCCCCCGCCGGGCTCTCGCCTGTCTCGCATGAACTCGACTTTGGTTGTGTGCATGTAATCCCCTACTCCTCTGTGATGCTGAGGTAAATCGCCATGACGAGCTGAAGCCTATTCTTCGGCGTGTCTCTGGCGGGTATTCGTTGAAGTTGAAGATGGCGGGCCAGCCTGTGTAGTACCGGCCAGGGGGCATGAGCTAGTGAGTGAAACGAGATACGCATCAGGCGTTGCCGATGAGCTCAAGCCACTCTTGGTGCATCGGGCGTAGCGCTTTGCCCATCTCGCGCTGCTTGTCCCGTCGCGCTGGTGTTTCTTGTGCGTCAGGCAACGAGATGTAGAGCCCGCCGACCACACCCCGGTGGAACGTCGCGTTCACTCCCAGTAGTCCCTTCAAGGGAATACTGCAGCGCGCGTAGGGCGGCGTGGCTTCCATGTACTGCACGAACGCACCGCGCTGCTCCGACTTGGCCCCGCCCTGCTGCTCGAGAACATCGAAAACACGCTGGAAAAACGCACCCAGTGCTGTCGGCTCGCCCGTGCTAAACGGCTTTGGTCTACGGTTCATTGCTTCGTGTCCCTCCTGTTGAAGAGTGTCAACTTTCCTCGAGTAGAACTACAGATTGCAGACCGCAGCGTAGGGGCGAGTCACATCACTTATCCCCACAAGCCGCGTGATATTTTCAGGTCTCTGGCGTGTTGTCTGCCGAGCCGAAGAAGTCGGGCATGCCCGAGCTCGCACCTGAGACCGGGACATCGGGGCCGGGCGTTGTATCGATATCGCCGAGGGTGGAGCCGAGGTCCTCGTCAGGCACAGAAGCCATGAGGCGCTGAGATGCCTTGGCGTTCGAGGTAGTGCGGCGAACCACGAGGTCTTCACGCGTCACCGCTCGTACGTCAGAGGACATCTTGCCTGCGTACGTAGCCTCCTCGGCGGGGATGCCGAAGAACGTGGTGAACTGTCCCTCGAGGAGGAGGTCTGAGGCGCGTGCTGCTCCCCGCTCTCGTAGAGCTCGCAGCAGCGCGTCCACCTCACGGATTGGGTCGGCGGTGTAGGCTGCGAGCGCGTAGTCGACGGAGACCGCGGGGTCAGCATCGAGTGAGGTAGCGAAGGCAGGCGTGAGGCCCGCCGCGAGGATGGCCACGGAGTTCGCGGCTGTGCCTGTCTGCTCGTAGGTGGGGTTGACGTTGAGCAGGATGGGGTTGAGCAGCGCGTTGAGGTTGGCGAAGTAGTTGCTCTGGTTCTCCTCCCGCGCGAGCCACGCAGTGAGCGCGGTGGAGAGCGTCTGGAAGTCGGCATGCTTGGCGATACGCACCTTGGCGAAGGGCGGCTCTTGGTCGACGAAGGAGAGCGCGACTTGCGTATCCACCGGGGTCGCGAGCTTGATGCCCTTGTTGGCCCGGTCGACATCGATGATGGTGTGCGTACTGTCAGGGAGCTGGTAGTCGGAGCCGTACTGCTCGAGCACATCACCTGCCTCGAGGGCGCGAGGAAGGATGGGGAGCTTGACCCAGGGTGTTGCCCCGAACACGTAGCTACTCATGGGGTAGGTGGGATTGAAGAGTGTGGAGGCGGGCCCGCGCAGCTGGATGGCGGACTTGGTGGTCTTATCGAGGGAGGCAAGGGTGATGAGGGTCTTGCCGAGCACGCCACGGAACTCGATGGCGCTGCCCGTACTTGGGTCCTTGAAGCTGGGCAGTGCGGTCTGCAGAACGAGCTCGGTGCGGCGCAGTCCTTGTGCCCGCACAACGTATTGGAGTGTGTTGGGCCCCTCTGTCACCGAGACCACGTCGTTGATGGCCGCGAGTGCGGTGAGGTCAGGGCTGACGTCGAACTGCACAAGCCCGCTCGTTGGCGTACCAGTGCACGTGATGGTGTGCGCATCCACGCTACTCACAGGGAAGCTATCACCGAGGTCCACGCCCGAGCGCAGCGTGACGTAATCGCCGACCGTAACATCAAGCCCGAGAAGGTCGGCATCAGGCACACTGAGCGTGAACGTGCTCGCACCTGCGGTGAGGGTTCGGAAGGTGCGGTTGAGGTAAGAGAGCGCGAGCGTGGTTGGGTCGTTGGGGTCCGAGTACCCATAGAAGGACGTGGTGCGCGTGGGAACGAAGGAGACAGAGGCCTTGCACTTCTTGGCCTTGCTGTTGATGTCGGCCATCAGGTCACTGGCAGCCACGCGCCCTACTGAGAGCGTGAGGCCAGGCAGCATCCCCACGGTAGTAGCGCCGGTATTGGTAGCGCCCGGCGCGATGGCGATGACCATGTCCTGCGTGATGGCGAGCGGTACATCAAGCGGGCCGAGCTGCAGCTGCTTCTTGTCGCCGATGCGGAAGTTGATGTTGTGCGGGGAGGCGGGCAGGACGAAGGAGGCCTGTGTGCGCTTGGCGATGATGCGGTGCTGGTTGACACCGAGCGGATAGACCGATGTCACCGTCCATGCTGTGTGCTCGAGCGCGCCAAGACCTGCACTTACAGCGGCCTCGAGCAGGATGGTGTCCCCGACCACCACCGCCTGATTGATGAAGTTCGCGCCGAAGGATTCGAAGGTGAGGGTCCAATCCCCGCCTACCATCCCCCCGTCGGTGAGGAGGGTGGTGATGCCTGCGAGCTTGAGCGCGTTGAACACCGGTGAGAACGCGATGTTGCAACTCGCGATGAGCGGGTTGAGGACGTTGGCCACCTCCTCTGCGAGACGCGAACCTGAACCCACAAGCGCGGTCAGGTCATGCGTGAAGCTGTACGTCGTACCGCTGAGCGTGACGCTGTACGTGAAGGGGGAGCTCGCGACATCAATCTCGAAGGGCTCGGGTACTGTGCCAATGAACTCAGGTGTGGTTGCGGGATTGAGCTCGAGTGTCTCGCTGGCAGAGACCGCGCCATCTACCCACACCTCGAGAGAGGAGGACGTGCCTTGGGCGATAGGGTAGGGGCTCGCAACACTGGCTGTGAGGCTGGCGGGATTTGCAGGGTGTGCTGCATCCCCGAGAGGTGAGCCGGTGCCTGCGATGTTGTGGAAGCCAGACAACGGGGTGAAGGCAGCGGTGGTAGCTACCGCTGCCTTGGTGGCGAGCACATCGAGCGTCACGTTCCTCATCGTCGACAACCGCTCTTGTGGTGTCTGTGAGGCGAGACGAGTCTCGTGGTCTTGTAGTGTGGTCCGCGCCTTCTGCAGCATGGAGCGCGTGAGGCGGGAGGGGAGCTTCAAGCTCTCGTAGTCGGCGTATCCGGCCGCGAGTAGCGTGGCCTTGCGCTGCAGCTCGAGCTGCGTGGTCTTGATGGCGAGCACGAGCGCGGGGATGGAGGCGCGTGCTTCTTGGGGTGTCTGTACGATGTCGTTGCCGTACTTCACCACCTGAGCCGGGCCCGCGAGAAAGCGAGCTGCTTGTGTCTGAAACCGTTGGTACGCCGGCAGCGTCGAAGTGTCGGTGAAGGTCGAGGTGCGGGAGCCCGCAGCTCCTTCGAGCTCGGAGAGCGCAACACGCGCCTCACTCAGCGCGCTGATGTCCTCGATGGGTGTGACGGCGCGAGCTGCTGCGATGAGCGCGGTCTGTAGCTTGGTGACCTGCTCGACCTGCGTCTTGATGAGGGTACGCAGCCGCACATCTGCGAGGTACAAGATGTAGAGCGGGGCGAATGGGAAGAGGAGAAAGAGGCCCGCGGCTGTGGACATCAGCTCGTCGTACGTGTCGCTCGTACGTCGAGCGCCAGTCGCATCCATCTTCACCTGAAGTGAGACTTGGACGAGCTTCTGAACGGCGGCATCTACTTCATCGGCGGTGAAGGACATGAGGCTAAAAAGCATGGCAGCTCGACGCCGTACATGTCGAGCTTGCCGTGCTTCACCGCCTATCCTCCGTCCTCCACGCCGATACGCCACTTGCCAACGTTACGGGCGTCTTTGCTTCGAGGAGCTCCTCCCAGATGGGCGTCTTGTACCCCCACTGGATTGCCGCCCCGAACTGCTCTGCGTGGTAGATCTCCCACAGCTGCGACACAATCCACGGTAGCAGCGGCGCGGGCTCAAGCAGACCGTAGTAGGTCGTGAACCGCTTGTACAGCATGGCACAGGCAAGCGGGATGTCCTCGCGCCGGATATAGCGCTGTCCGTGGTCCGGATGTACAAGCCGAACCAGCCCCCGCTGATACGGCGAAAGCGAATCAACGGCACGTGCGCCAACATCACCCTTGTGCAGTAGCTTCGTCATGGCAGGTACCCGCGCCTCGGTGCGCAGCGGAGGTACCGTGATGCCCTTCTCGTAACAGATGGTCTGCAGTACGAACAGCGCCCCTCCCGCTGCCCCGTATCGTGTATCGCTCCAATGCTTGAGGGTGCGGTCCGCCTGTACTGCAAACACACGCACCCGCCCAGTTCGCGGGATGCGCACTACGCCTCCGGGCCAATGTGCTGAAGCGCAATCCCCTCACGCTTCAGCGACAGAAGAACCAGACCGGAGAAGCAGCTCTTCCTCTCCTTGCCCTCGCGCCACACCACAATCATTCTGCCATCGGCAGTGAACATCACCACGTGCTCAGTCTCTCCGGGCAGCTTGTCGATGCCCTCCACAACGTGCCTGACGTTTGGGTAATAATCTACCCTTGGTTGGTGACTTGAGTTTGGGTTTGGGCTCACGCTTCTTGCTCCTTGCCTTCGGGGTTGGGAGAAAACCAGGGAACCGCTCTTCGAGTAGCTGTGCCAGCAGCGGGGCAACCCTCGGGTTGTCCTTGATGGCTTCGTACTTGCCATCCTCGCGTTCAGGAAGGAGGAAGTCCGCGAGCTCCTCGCCAAGACGCTGCACCTCAGCATCCGATGCGCCCTCCGCCTTCAAGCTCACCGAAGCGAGCTCGAAGATGATGACGCGGATGTTGAGGGGTACGATGAATGACAGTGCGTGCGCGACCACGCCAAATGCTAGGTCACGGTGCTTCTCCGGCGCGATATGCACGACCTTCATGAAAGACTCGCTTTCAGGGATACTTCGAGCCCAGCAATCAGCGCCTTGTAGATTGGACCGGTGAAGCAGTCCTCTTCGCTGCAGACATCGTCGTGTACTGCGAGGGAGCGCCGCACCTCTGCAATGTACGCCTCTTTCTTCTCCCGCGGGAAGGAGCGGGAGCGAGACTCAGCTACGCGCGTCACAGCACGTAGCCCTTCCTTCTTGGAAAGCCCCGGTTGCATCTGTGCGGCAGTCACAACACCCGCCATCCATGCCGCAACTTCCGGCAACATCTTCTCGTGGGAGGCCTTCTCGTGCCCGGGCGGTGGCGAGGGCTCCGGAGAAAGCGATGGTCCCAGTACTTCCGCCAAAGTGATCGCCCGCACGCTGGGGCCACCCAGCAAAATGACGCCACCTGTGCGCAGCTGCAACACCTGCATCGGGCGGCCTTCCTCTTCGAAACTGACCGACAGCTCGCGCAGCTTCTTTGCGATTTGCTTGGCCGAACGTGGCCGGCCCTTCTTGTCCACCGCGTTGACGGCGGCCACGCGTGTACGGTCCAACGGGAACGACTTTGCCATGTCTGTCTCCTAAACAGTGAGTGGGTACAATGCGCTTATACCCACTTCCGCGCAGGACTTCAGGACATCGTCAAGTCGCCGAACAACAAGTCATCTTCGCCATCCCCCTCGAGGTCGTAGGACGCCGAGAGATGTATCTCCACTCCCGCTGCGTGGTCATACGTGTGGGACGTCTCAGGTGGCCGCCCTGCGTTGAGTATTCGCGCAGGCGTGAGCTCTCGGAACTTCCCGCGCATCACCTCGATGTCGAGGTCCAGCATCATGCAGATGCTACGGAAGGAGGTGAGCTCGCGATCCTCAACCTTGCGCGTCTGCCACGCGTAGTCACCCACCTCCTCCTTGAAGAGCCACACGTACGCTTCCTTGGCGAGCTTCTTCTTGGCGAGCTTGTGGTGGTTGCGGAACAACACCCAATCGAATGCCGCTCGCCGCATAATCTCCAGCAGCAGTCGCCGGCAATCCAAGCCCAGCTCCCCCGCTGGCTTCTCCTCTTCTTTGGGCGGCGGAAGAGGGACAGGCAACCCCAGCACGAGGAGCAGCGCGCGCGGCGACACCGAGCCGGGATCTTGTCGGTGCACCTCCTGCAACAGCTCGATGCCGGCGAGCAGTAGTTGAGCGCGCGCGATGCTCATGGTCAGACCACCCGTACAGTGGCAGGAAGGCCCGCAAGCACGGGCACGGGCAGAACCACGATGCCGAGGTCATCAGGTCGCGCTTGTAGCTGCGTCGTGCCTGTCGTGTTGCTCGGTGACTCGAGAGTGATTTGATTCGCCCCCACCGCCACACGCACCAGGCTCTGGTCGTCCGTGTACCACGTGAGATGCTCCGAGATGTTCTCGGTAGGTGCCCCGTCGCTTCGGTACGCAACCGCATCGATGCGGATGAAACCACCGGCAGGCACATCCCACGGAGGCGCGGGCGAGAACTCGACTCGAGCGATGTACGGGAAGAGCAAGTCAGGCAGGTTGGCAGAAGGCAGGTCAGGCACCTGGATGGTGCGGAACACGCCTTCGATACCTTCGACGCCCACATCGAAGCAGGCACACCGCATCAGGTCGAGCTCGACGTACCCGTCCTTGTTGGTCCGACACTCCACCCTCTCTGTCAGCACCGCCGCACTCCCCAACAGCATCGGCTTGAACTGCGTGATGAAGCTGATGTTGACGTTCGCCGCTCGAGCTCCCGTCGGCGTACGGAAGAAGCCGCTGACTCGGCACATGTCCGGGTCCGTAGATTGCGGTGCCCGAAAGGGAGTGCCGTACACCTCGAAGGCTGCGTCGAGGTTGGTCTCGTCGCACGCTGGCGTGGTGAGGTAGACCGGGTTCTCGAACGAGACCTGGAACTTGTACATCCGCAACTGGTACTTCGTGTCGTCCGGGAGCAGCAACGCAATCTTGCCGTCGGCATCAGACGTCTGCTGCTGGATGTACGTGGTGCCTTCTGGATTGAATACGCGCACAACCACCCCGGGGATAGGAGTACCGAGCTGCTTGTCGAGGATGTAGAGCGTGACGCTTTGGAAGGTCATGGGCGACTCAGAGGAGGTAGATGGTCAGGTTCTTCTCAGGTACTGGCTGCCCGAAGCGTAGCGGCTGTCGATTGGCGCGCACTGGCCTGCGGCGCTGCCAGTTCTCCACACGCAAGGGGCGCAGGTAGTCCAGAAGGCGTTTGCCCTGCACGTACGCCACTTTGTACTTGTGGTGGAACGTGTGCATACCCGCCGTTGTGGTCCACAAGATCCACAGGTAATCGGCTCCGGGGGGAGGCGTATCGTTCCGGATTAGACTGGACTCGGAAGACATCATCGGTTCCGTACGCAGGGTCGAGAAGGTTGAAAGATGTGGAAGGTACAACCAGGCTCCTCACGAGCTCGGTCCCTCCCAGTGCAACTTGAATCTGCGTGCCTGGAACCAGCAGCGTCTCGGCGTAGCCCGTCCCATCTGTGCAGAGCTCGATGTCCCCGCCTGCGATGTTGTGGCCCTCGATGAGCGTGGGGTGGAACTCCACTCGGACCGCGAGACGTCGCGAGACGTCAGGCCCACCCGTCGAGCTCGCGAGCCGCACGTACCCCACCACACGGTTGTCGGCGGACAAGCCCGAGGGCGCCTTGGGCATGAAGGCAGGCGCGAACGCCGACACAGCACCCGTCAAGATGTTGCGAAGGCGCGTCTTGTAGTAGAAGCCCGCCTCACTGTTGCGGTCCACGAACGTGTAGCGCGAGATGCCCGTCGTGAGAGCAGTCCACGGCTCCCGCCCGTACGCCGCATTCTCGGGGCTAAGAAGAGACAGGCCCAGCAGCGGAGCAGCCTCTCCACCCACCACCCTCAACGATGCGGCCGAGCCTGCCGAGACACCGTTGATATGGAGGATGCCGCGAGCCACGTACGCGAGGTACCGTCCCCTGCTCTGCGCGTTGATGGCCGTTGCCGCCGTCGCGTAGTTGTAGGGGTCAGCCCCTGAGAAGTCGGTCCGGATGATGAGGGTCTCGTCCACCTCGAGCTCGAGGTACTTGCCGTGCAGCAAGATGGAAGGCCCAGTCGTAACGTCCGGGGCAAGACCATCAGCTGCTGGGAAGGAGGCCGCCGTGTACCCCGGCGCAGTCACCTCTTCGTACGGCCCCCACTCCCCAACCCGCGAGCGCCATACCTCGAGCGCGTGAAACAGAAGCACCCCTTCTGCGGTCTGCCAATCACTCAGCGGTACATCGATGGTGAGGACTGCGGACTGACGTGAGTAGGTGCTCAGAAGGCCAGAGGTATTCACTGGTTCTGCCCCATCTTCTGAAGGGCGTCGGCAAGCGCTTCATCCGTCACGTTGTACTTGCGTTGCACGGTCCCGATGAAGTCGGAGAGCTCCTTGTGCACGGTCAGCTCCTCCTGCCCGAGCCGCCCCAGCTCTGCCATCAGCTGCTGCTTGCGGAGAGTGATGGAGGTGAGCCGCAGATGAATGTTCTCGGAGCGGAGTTTGTCGAGCTCATCAAGCTCGATGTTCTGCAGGGGGGACTGGATGTTCGGGAACATGGCCGTAGATATCCTTCGAGGGGCTAAGAAAAGCAACTACTCCCCACCGATTGATAGGAAGGCGTCGATTTCTTCCTGGGTAGCAGCGGCTGTAGCCTCCGACAGAGAGGAGGCCAGCCGCTCACTTCCAGTTCTACCTTTGAGGATTGCCTTGCAGCGAAGAACGGTGTTCTGTCGGATTGCCCGTTCTTGTGCAGCCCAGGCGGTAGTACTTTCTTTCAAGGAGTCGAGGCGTTGGTTGCGTGCAGTAGCGTCAGCCATGCCTCGAAGTGTGCCTGCCTCCTCGCTCGTACGCGAGCACTGCGCATGTGTTGGTGCATACCGCAACGCCCTGCTACCCTATCTACGTGACGACTACAACGCGCAAATGCTCCAAGTGCCAAATCACCAAAGATTTCTCGGCGTTCTACAAGGACAGCAGCAATAAGCACGGTATCCAAGGCACCTGTAAGGAATGTATGAAGGGCTACTCGGGGCGCTATCGCGAGAAGCACCCGGACTACTACAAAGACAAGGGCAAAGAGAGGTACGACCCAACGGAGAACGCCGCGAGGTACCAGAAGTACCGCACGGAGTATTTGCGCCGCCGTCGCGCACAGTCCGAGGAGGCGTACTCGCGCCTACGCGCTATCTTGACTGCGGCGCGAGACCGAGCCACCGCCAAAGGGCTGCCCTTCACTATTGATATGGAGTGGTTGCTCGCTAGGTACGACGAGCAACTTGGTTGCTGCGCCCTGACCGGCATCATACTGCGTTTCGAGGTGAATGAATCGGGCCAGCGCTTTCACCAACCGTACTCGCCCTCTCTCGACCAAATCATCCCTGGAGGCGGGTACACGCCAGACAACACACGACTGGTATGCGTCGTGGTGAACCTCGCCCTGAATCGCTTCGGCGAGGAGGTGCTGCGCGAGATGTGTGAGGGCTATCTCGCGCAGCTAGCCATCAGGCAGCCTGCAGCGCCAACTTGAGCGCGCGGGAGGTCAGGGCCGCGCCATCCTTGAACCACTGCGACTCCAGGCGCGACTCACGGCTACGTCCACGGCTGTGGTCAACGTACTCAACCACTGCGTTGAATGCAGACCACATCGTACCGCGTACTCCGGGGATGGAGGCACCTCGCCCCACCTCGAGCAGCGGCTTGATCTGCTCCCACACACGCTTGCCCGCTGAGCTGCCCACCAGCTGCTCATCCGGTGCATCGGGCGCGGTGCCGGGAGCGAACACCAGCTTCACGTACTTCTCGATGTCCTTCTCCACCACACCCATCGTGGTGAGACGGCGGTACTGCTCCGCCGTGGCCTTGAACTCGTTGTTCACCACGTCAATGGTCTCCCGCACCACCGCGAGTGCGTCCTTGATGTTACGCGTGTGCTTGACACGCAAGAGCTGGGACCTCTTGTCCGCGTACGCCATCGCAAGCGTGTTTGCACAAATGGTGCGAATCGGGGTCAGCCCCACTCGAGCCGCCTGCATGCCGCTGTGGTCGTTGCTCAGCAGCAAGCGCTTCACCACCACATCCCCCGGCAAGATCTCAAGCGGGTCACCTTCGATGCGAGCCAGTACCCACACACGTGCGCCATCACGCAGTACGCCCGCCGCTTCGATAGCGGCCATCCCGCTCTCCAGGAACGGGTCAAACCACGTGAATGCATCCACGTTCTGCAGCGGCGTGTAGTCCATCCCAACGTGGTGCCCCAGGATGGTCTGCACCCCCTCTGCGTCCTCCCTGTAGATGTACTGTGCGTTGACGGGCACCGACTTCGAGGTGAAGAGCTGCCCGCACTTCACTGCGTAGTCCGCGCGGCAGATTGCCAACGCTTCGCGACTGGTGACGTGCTTCTCGATCTTCGTGCCCAGTCCATGCCAAGGCGTTTCACCTGCGTACAACATTTGCGCGCCGAGGGAGTCGATTGCGAGTTCGTGAGCCATGTCTTGTTGTGCCTTTGGAAATGAGAGAGGCCCGCCTCTCGCTATGAGTGACGGGCCTCGATGTACTGCGGGTGGGTATAACAGGTACTTCTTTGTCTCAGCGAGAATGAGGCTCTTCGCTTGAGAGATGGCCGAGGGTGAGACGCCGAGCTTCTTGGCGAGCTGCCCGCCGCTCAGGTCTGTCGGAGCTCCATTCAGCCCGAACGTGTGGTCAAACACGTGTAGTACGTGAGGCTGGAAGCCGGGCTGCTGGAACTGCTCCCGAAGTAGGGGAGCGATATCGTGAGCCCGATTCATCGGGTTCTCGGTGGGGTCGTTCTCGTACGCCGAGGCAGCGACGTCTTTGCGAATCTCGAGCTGATGTCGCTTGATGACGCGAAGACCAAGCCCCGACCTGGTAGCAATCTCTTGCGGGGTAGGCATTCGGCCGAGCTCTGCGTGCAGCTCGGCGGTGGCGTTCTGGATGGGCGCGATAGTGCGGGCTGTCTCCTCGGAGACGTAGGCCGCGTTTTGCACCGTGTTGCGCGCCCTCTGTGCCTTGTTCATCGGCTTGTCGACGTGAGTCGCAAGCGCATAGCCACGGCTGGGGTCGAACTTCCCCACGGCGTCGATGAAGTGCTTCTCGACCTGCGCGCGCATGAACATGGGATTCACGCCCGCTGCACCAGCCGACCACTGCCGCACCTTCTGAGAGAAGATGGGCTCGTAGGCTTTGAGCAGGGGCTCGAGGTGTTCGGGCTTTCGCCCGCTGTCATTCCACGTGTGCCACATCTGCAGCTCACGTTCGGTACGTGCGCTCGGGCTAGCGCGTGAGGCCTTGTCCGCCATATACGTCAAAGCCGGGGATTGAGCCCCGGCTTTGGCTGGCGGAGCTCCAAACTTCAGCTCCTCCTTCGTCATGATTGCTTCCTTTCAGAGAGCGGCCAACTGCTCCGCGAGAGTGTTGTAGTGCGAGGCGTGAATGACCTTGCCCGCCATACGTTGAATCTTGCTGGCCAGGGCACCGGGCGCAGAAGCCGCGGCACGTGCTGCGCGGGATTCCACCATCGAGGCTGGGAGCGAGAGAGGCGCCACCTTCTTCGCGAGACCTGCCGGAGCGGCCATACCACGTGCCGTGGCGGACCCCGGGACTGGAACAGGCCCAGGCGCGTTGAACGCAGGTACGCCAGCAGGCATCGATGCCTGTGGAAGTGGTGCGCCGCCACCGGGCACTACGTTGACCTTCGCCGTACCGCCACCGGCATTGCTTGAGAGCGACATGGGGGGTGGAGGAGGTGCTGGTCGACTTGGGAGCGGGGGCGGTACCGGCTTACCGAGCGTTGCGGGGCGAGGCATTGGCGCATGCCCGTCGAGCGCGGCCGTTGAGGCGATGGGCGCCGTTGGGTCCGTGATGAGCGTGTGCATGCTTGCGGCACGCTGCTGCCCGGGAAGCTGCCCTCGGTGCTGTGCTTGAATGTACTGCTCGATCGGCATGTTGTGCGAGGCCGCCTCCCGCTCGAGGCCTGCGCGCAGCATGTTGGGGTGAACGAAAGGTTTCTCGCCCTGGACCGCCGTCATGTGAGACACCAAGTCGGCGTCCGTCAGGTCGGCTGTCTTGACGCCGTAATGCGCCGCAACCTTTCGAAGAGTGGCCGCACGAGAGTTTCGGTTCTTCGTCGAGAACAGCAAGTCGAAGAGCGCTTGGTCTGCTTGCGCTGCCCGCTCGAGATTCGAGAAGAGCGCGCGCAGCTGTTGGTCACGTCCTTCGAGCGAGGCTTGCCAGATGGCGCCCTCGTTGTGCCCGCGGTCTCCATCACCCGGCGGGGAGTAACCCGCGGGGTCCTTGTAGAGTGGCACTCGGGCGAAGTCCGGTGTCGGGGTTTCCATGGCTTGGGCCACTTTGCGCATTCGCGCGCTATACGCTTTGAGGTCGTGCATGGTCAGCATCCTTATCCCGACAACGCGGGCTTATTTCAGGTACCTTTTGTTGCGCCCGGAAGTGGTCGCCCAAACCCGATGGGTTTGACCTGGTCTGCGATGGAGGGTCCCGAGTTCGTAGAGCTCGGCGTCTTGCCCATACGGGATGAGTGAGCAAGTCGGCCAGCGGGTGTGAGAGGGACACCGGCCACCTTCATCCCGCCGAGAGATGGAGAAGCCTCTGCTCCCGTTGACAACCCGCCCATCAGGTTGGGTTGCATCTGAGGAACGGGTGGAGGAGGTGCTTCAGGCGGGGGCGCGACAACCGCCTTCTTGGGGCGGGACTCGACGTAGGCACGGAGGCGCTGCATCTCGACATCACGGTCCACGTGGTGACGAAGAAGAGGAACCGCACCGCCACCGAGCGCGCCCTTGGCAAAGTCAGCTGCCACGTTGCGGCCCACGTGCACGAGTGCGGCGCGCCCCTTGAGGAGGCCACCTGCTGCGTCGGTGGGCTTGTAGGGAATCTTGCCGCGCATCATATCGGTGACAGCGCCGATACCGAGGCCGCTAGCACCGCCCAGCGTGCCGTACCGCAGCATCTGCTCTGCAGTGGGCTTGGTCGCCTCGAGGTCGTTGATGCGCTTCAATGCATCACGCGCTTCAGCTGCCGTGGGGACGGTAGCGGCAGCGAGCTTGCGCAGGCAATCGAAGAAGGTCTCAGCCATGGCGAAGCTGGTTCAGCCGGTCGTGGTAGCCGAGAAGAGCAGCGTGCTTGTGTTCTGCGGGGGTGATGGGCTTGTGCTCCTTGGGGGGCTTGGGAGCATGAGCGAGATTGGGGTACTTCTTGAGCAGCTCGCCGACGAGCTCGTCATCCGGGGAGGGGGTGTAGGCGGCTTCGCTCTCCTTGAGCAGACCGTAATCGAAGGCGAGGTGGAGTAGGTCGAGGTCCATGTAGCGGGTCCCTTTCAATCGAGCTTGACGTCGGTGAGTGTAACGCCGTGGGGCGGGACAACCGCAGACTCGCTGCGACGGTCCATGACCTTGGCCTTGTCAGAGTACCCGTCTTCTCGAGAAGGCGCCTCCCAGGGGTAGCGCTTGGACCGCGCTTCAGCGCCAGTCTCTGGGGTACCGATGCCGGTGTTGCTCTGTGGGGTGCCGAGCCAGTTGGCGGTCTTTCGAAGAGTGCCTTCTGCGTCCTTCTTCAGCATCGTCATCACAGACATCGAACGGCGGCCCGAACGTGTCTGCGGGATGGACCAGCCCGCAAGAGAGGCAGCAACCTTCTCGAGGTCGGGGTCGAGCACATGGGAGAGGGCATCGCGTGCATGCGACATGGCGACCTTCTCCGTGCTCTCTGCGTGCTTGCTCGTAGGAATCAAGTGCGACACCGCAGGCGCCGCCAAGAGGCCGAGGCCTGCGAGTTCAGACATGCTGCGAGCTTGGGGAGTGAAGAGGCGCTTGGCTTGAGGGTCTTCGCCATGAGCGGTACGCGCGTGGGCCTGCACATCATCGATGTACGGGGCAGCAAGAGTACCGAGGCCCGCGAGGGTGGACGCAGTACCAAGGCCGTGTCCTGCCTCGTGACCGCGCAATGCGGACACACCAAACCCAGCAAGTCCGCCGAGCTCGAGGGCGTTGTGTACCCCGTGTGACATGAGATGCTTGTGTTCAGGGTCTTCTCCTGGCTGGGAGCGCAAGCGCGCTTGTAGGCTATCCGCTGCTGGTGCTGCGAGAGCTGCGAGGGAGGCGAGGTTGATGAGGTTGGTGGTCTTGCTGCCCCCGCCTGCTGAGCCTTTGGGGCTGCCGTGGCGAAGGGCGGCAATGGTGGGCACCGCCATCATGCCAAGACCGCCGATGTCGGTGCCGAGCTGACCCCTCTCCCCGCCGAGAACGGAGCCTTCAGACGGTGAGGCGGGAGGGGCGACCGCCTTACTCTGGAGGTGACGCTGACGAATGGCGTCGAGAACGCCCGCGGTCATGAGGCCGTAGCCTGCGACGTCGCCGATATGCTCCGTCGTTTCGCGTGCAAGCCAGGGCAGCTTGCTGGGGACGGCGCTTGCTTGCTTCACGAGTTGACGGATGGACATCAGGCAGCCATTGCCTGCTGGGGAGTTGCGACTTGTGGGAAGCGTTGTGCGCGTGGCGGAAGCGGGGGCGGGGTTGGCTGGCGCATAGCTGCCGCCGGGAGTGGAGGCGGCTTGCGCGCCATCCCACCGCTGAAGTCGGGGGTTGCGCCGCCGAACAGTCCACCAGGCTTAGCTGCAGCTGCCGGCGAGGCGACCGAAGGAAGCGACCGCCCGACGTTAGCGCCAACCGCTTTGACGGGGGCCGCGCTACCAACCATCTTAGCGGCGGCAGCCGCGGGAGCTACGGCACCTGCCGTATTGATTCCTGCGCCAAATACGCGCGCCGCATTTCGTTGAGCAATGGCGGCACCCACTGAGCCCTTGGAGGCACTCGTCAAGAAGTTCGCCACATTGGCGATCTTCGCCAGGTCATCAGCGTCGAGTCCGAGGGCGGCGAAGTCAGCCGCCATCTTGCTGAGCTCGTCCGTGAACCCGCTCATCAAGCAGGTCGCGAAGTCGGGGGTGTAGTCGGTCATACGCGCCACTGTAGCACCGACAACAAGGGGCTAGAAAGACGTGTTAGCCGAGCACACTACGCCCGCCGAACAGGCGGCTGACGTACGCGAGCACCGCGTCTTGCTTCTCCTTGCGTACGTCCCCGCGCGTTGCCGCAGTACTGTTGGGCTTGATGCCCACGATGCTCGCGATGTCCGACGTCACGAGCCCGAACATGTTGTTGTACTGACCGAACGCGCGGCTGTGGAAGCCCTCAACGCCCTTCACAACCTTCTGCCCTGTGGGTTGGGAGAACTCGAGGTCGGCAGACCCGAACATGTCGGGGATGGAAGCAATGGGGCGGTGCTTGTAGCTGTCGATGAAGGTCTTGATGTCAGCCCCGTTCTGCTTGATGTAGCTGTACACCATGAGCAAGAAGGCGACCGACTGCTCGATGGAGCTGTCGTTGTCGAGAGCGAAGATGGCGGGGGCTTGAGCGTTGGGGCTTGTGGGGTCCCGCCCGTTTGCTGCCATCGCGAGTGCATCGGGCGCGTCCGCAGAGGTGATGCCCTGGTTGGCGCCCATGGGGTCGACGACCTGCTGGGGGTCGGTGAGGGCGCCTGTTCGAAAGAACTCTTGGTACACCTCGCCGATCTTGCTTGTGTGCCAGCAGTCTCCATACCAGCCCGGACGAATCTGCTCCTCGGCAGGTAGGTCCACCTTCTCCTTGCGGTAGCGAGGTACTTCCTCCTCCACGCGGTACGCACGGAAGGTGAGCGGGGTATCGCTCGTAGCGCCGAGCGCCTTCTGTGAGTCGTCGCCGAGCGAGCTCGGGATGACGGGGATGCCAACGGGGACACGGGCTGAGAGGTCACCAATACCCGAACGACGAGGGCCCTTGTAGAAGGGCAGGAGGAGCGTGTCCTTCTCGAGCTTGAGATTGGTGAGGAGGGTCTCGAACTGGCGGTAGGGGATGTACTGGTCGGTGACATCCGCGACCTTGGTGATTTGCCCGAAGTTCGGGCCCAGCGTACCCACCTTGGGCGGGGAGAGCGCAGCCACATCCGTAGAGCGCAGAGCGTCCTTGCCGTAGCGCTTCTGAACGAACTGGTCCTTCTCCGGGTCAATGGAGTCGAGGAACTCGATCTTCTCCTCCCACTGCCTCGCGTACCCGCAGACGATGTCCGTCGTCCCGGACTGCTGCGAGAGCGTGTGCGAGAGCATCGCGACATTGCCGAGGAAGTGCGTGCCCAGCGTGGCGTTGAGCTCGGTGTTGGGCTTACCCACGTTCTGCACGTACTGCCAGTAGTTGTTCACCGTCGCGTAGTCAGAAGGGCGGTCAATCACGAGACAGGGGAAGCCGGGGACAATGAACGGGTCGAACAGGGAAGAGATTTGCATCTGCCTGTTCGCGAACCGATGGCGGAAGTAGAGGAAGTTCGTGCTGCGCTGCGCAAGCCCAATCTTCGGCTGCTTACCCTTGCTCTTGCCGTCCCTCACCGCGAAGATGTTGAACTCCCCCATCTTCTCGAACACCGGCAGGATGCCCACGTAGATCTCGTGCGCAAGAATGTCACCGGCCAATAGCTTTTGAAGCTGCGCACGCTCCTTCGAGCCGGTCGTCGGACTCTTCGGCGCGAAGTAGAAGTTGTCAAAGAGCTCATCCTCACCGAAGAACTCGTCGTGCGTCTTGAGCAGTAGGCGCGTCGGCTCCTCGAGGAAGTTCCTCGAGTACGTCATCTGCGAGTACTGGTCCGGGAAGATGATGTTGCACATCGGCGGTGCGCTGAACCACACGTCCGGACGGAAGATCTGCTGTATGAGCTTGGCAGGTCGAGCATCCTTCGGCGCCGTGTATGCCACCTCGATGTTACCCAGTGAATCCAATGCCGCGGAGGCTGCCCCGAGGTTCTCAATCACCGTCTGCGTGGCGACGCTATCCTTGCTGGCCGTCCACGTCTTGTTGCGGGTCGCAGTGATGGCTTTCGCCAGTGCCGTGCGGGCAACGGTAATCGGCCCCGTCAGGGAGTCCATTCGTTGCTCGCGGCACGAGCGGATGATCTTCCCCAGCAACTCCGTCGTCTTCTGCAGCTGGCCGCCGAGATTGCTCTTGAAGGTGCGGACGTCCTGCGCGCGATTCTTCACCGCCGTGAAGATGGACTGGTCCTGCGCCACCGCGTTATCCGCAACGCCCGCAGAGCTCTGCACGTAGTTCAGCTCCGTCACCGCCAGCTTCAATCCAGTAGCCACATCTTCGCAGGAGGATACGATGACCTTCCCCTTCGGGTCCTCCTTGGCGCGCCTCCTCACATACCCACTGATACTCCCCTCGAGGCCGGGGACATACCGAGGCGTCGGGATAGAGTAGGTCTCGTAGAAGATGAGGCCCGCAACCGCATTGATGGCCTGACGGATGGAGACCTGTTCGCCGAGACCGCCGATAGTACGGCCGAATAGCGAATCCCACGAAGGCCCCATCAGCTTGTAGGCGGTGTCATCCTTCTGGTACGCGTGCACCATCTGGGTGATGTGCAAGCGAAGCTCGGTGAGGGAGAAGAAGATATTCTGGCCCGCGTACACATCCCGCTGACCCTTCGAGCCGGGGTTCTCACTCTTGTAGTACGAACCGCCGATTGCCTCGATGAGGTGGATGAGGCCGCCCGGCAGACCCTTGATGCCAGGGTAGTTGGTGGACGAGGTATTGAGGATGCGAAGTACTGCCCCGCCCTTCTCTTCGAAGAAGTCGGTGAAGAGGTTCGTTGCCCCGCCTGAGAAGAGCGCCTTGTACCCGGGCCCGAACAAGTCCCCGTTCGAGAACTGATAGGCGCGGTCCCAGTAGTTCGACAGGTCCATGCACTGCAGAACGAGCGAGCGAGACGTGGGGGACTTCGTCCACTGGAAGCCCACAATCTCCCCGACGAACAAGAGCTTGAAGCGCTCGTTGCGAAGCTCGGTGGCGTAGTCCTCAGCCGACGGAGTGTTATCCCCGTTGTTGTTTGCTTCCCGCCGCTGCTTGGTCTGCTCGTAGGCGGTGGGGTCGTTCTGCGCGTGCGCTGCGGCCTGGTCACCCCGGAAGGAGACGAGGCCGCTGGAGGCTTCGGCGTAGTCGAAGAAGAAGACGTGGACGAGCGAGCACTCCTTCAGCTTGGTGCCTTCTTCAAGTGGGGGGACTTGAAGACTGCACATGATGGGGCTGTTGGGGTTGCACTGGATGTTGGCCGCGATGAGCGGGACCTCAACACCTTCGATGAACAACCGTAGCCGTAGTCGATTGCCGATTCCGCTCATAATGGTGCCTTAGCACCAGTCGATGACCAGAAGATGGACTTCGAGTAGGAAGGTGAGTCACCTGAGCCAGTACCGCCCGAGTAGCTGTACCCGTAGGAGTAGCCGCCGGTGGAGTTGTTGTTCGCGACACCACCGGTAGTACCTGGGGAGCCAATGCCATAAGGGGCGAGAGAGGCTGGGGGTCCAGTACGTGGGGGGCTGCCTACGGTGGAGTTGAGGGTCATGGGCTTGCCTTCCCAGACGTTCTCGGCTTGCTTCTTCGCCTCCTTGACGACCTTGTCGTAGAGGCCCGACTTCTTCACCTTGTCAGCGACGTAGGCATCGGGGTCGTTCCAGAAGTCGTGCCACTCCTGCCCGCTGTGCGTGACGGCGTTGACGACCTTGCTGCCGGTCTTGGAGATCTTCTCCGTGGTGTTCTTGGCGTCGCTGTACGTCTTCTTGAGCTTGTTCCACTGCTCCTTGGGGGAGAGCGAGGGCAGCGTGTTGAGCGGGGACTTGTTGAAGACACTGCCGTAGGCGCTCTGCGGGTCCATCAAGCTCTGCAGCTGGCTGGTGAGGGCACCTAGATCTTGCATACCCTTGTTGAGCGCGACGAGGAGGTCATCGATGTCGTCCTGGAAGTCGCTCTTCTCGATGAAGGGAGAGGGATCTGGGTCAGTCCACTCGTCGGCATTGTCTTCGATGTTGCTGCGCAGAGGGCGGTCGACGAGTGCCTCGGCGTTGTTGACGAAGTCGCCGATGTCGACATCGGAGGGGATGTGGCTGCCGTTGAGCTTGACGAGCTTCTTGATGTCGTCGGGGCTGAGGGGCTTACGTAGCTTCTCCATGGGCCAGAGGCCCTGCACGCTTGCGCGGATGGGGAAGGCGCCGCTACCGACGTTGGAGACGTTGGTGCTGCCCGTCACGAACAGTCGAAACGCAATGGGGACCTCGAGGGGCTGCTGCGCGGTCTTCTGTGCCTGCGCGTTCATCATGTAGCCCTCGACGATGGTGTCGTCGTAGCAGAGGTACAGACGCGCCCCGAGCTCAGTCAACTTGGTGCCTCGGAAGTACCGCTCGTAGTTCGCCCAGAACTCGGCCTCCCAGTTGAAGTCGTTCGAGTTGAGGACGATGGCTTGCACATCGAGAAAACGCGGGCTCTCACCGAAGAACCAGACGTACGTGTCCCCGAACGTCTCGATCATCTGCTGCTTTTCAACGCGGGACTCCTGCACGCTCTGGAGCATGAAGTTCGTCCAGCCCTTGACCTTGCCCTCAGCGTTGTTCGAGGAGATGAGCGGGATGGGGGTGCCGTCGGGCAGTACCGCCTTCATCACCCCGTACGTGTTCTCCTTGATTTCGGTCCCGCGCAGCGGCCTTCGTGCAGACGCCCGGCCTGCACGTGAGCTGCCGCCACCTTGCCCTTGAAGGTTCGTCTGCAGATTCAACGACTGCGTGGTGATTTCGATGTAGACGGACAAGGGCGCACCTTCTGGTTAGACGACGAGGTTCGTTTTGATGAGGGCGTCACGAAGGTCTCGCCCAGGCGTTGTACCAGCATACGGCTCGCTGGCCTGCAATGAGTGGGCGTAGGCGCGGAGCATCGTCAGGTACGGGAACTCGATGCCCGTCTTCGTGCGAACAACGAGCTTGTAGAGCTTGCCGTTCTTCTTGATGCTGATGGACTGCTCGCCACATCCTGGCTCACAGCCGGGCGGTTGTGTGAAGGGAGGGAGAGGGTTTTGGAAGAGTAGTGATTTCATTGTCCGGGTGTCTTCACGGGGTTGCCGTTTCCGCCGCCCTTTGACTCGTCGATTACTCGAATGGGCTTACCGAAGATCTCCCCCATCTTGACGCCGACCGCGTTACCAATCGCATCTGCAAGCGCCTTACTGTCTTTCTCTTTTTCCTTGCCCTGGTTTTCCTTCGCCTGCGCATCCGCCCGACCAGAGATGTCCTTGAGTCGGCTCGCCTTCTCCTCGTTCGACATCTTGCCGACCACCTTGCCGTCCACCCACTTCTCCCCGTGGAGAGTGTTTGTGAGGTCGGTCAGCATCTGGCTACCGTCGCCCTTGGTGACGTCAATGCCGCGCGCCGCAAGCAGCGTCTGCGCCTGGCTCGCAGGGTCGGCCTTACTCAGGTTGCGCCGCTCCTCGTCACTCATTTCAACACCCAAGATGGCTCCCGCACCGGCGGCAGCACCGTACCTGTTGGCCGCCTTCGTATACCGGTCCTCAACACGCGCAGCACGTCCGAGTGCGTCAGCAAGGCCTTGACCCTTGCCGCCGGTGTTACGCAGCTTCGTCTCCATCTCGCGCTTCTGAGCAGTAGACAGTTGGTCCATCATGCCGGACACAGAGGCCGACGCCTCCATCGACTTGATCATCTGGCCTTGGTTGAAAGCGTCGTTCCCCGGGGCCATAGACAGCGTAGTTTTTATGTTCTCCGCCGTTACCATCGCCTCAAGCATCTTCCCGGCGTGGTCCCCCAGATTCACTTTGCCTGTCGAGTCTTTACCGAAGTTCTTCAAGTCCTCCTTCGTGGCGGCCGACAGACCCACACTTCCGTCATCGTTCATCGTAATCAGGCCACGCTTACGCATGTCATCTTGCGCTGCCTGACCTTCACCACGTAGGGTGCGAGCCATCTTTCGACTCTCGCCGAAGCCCTGCTCCGCCATACCTCCGGTTATGCCCTTGTATGCCGCTGCAACACGCTCTGCGGTTCGGCCGCCGCCCTTCTTCTCGGCAACCTTGGCGGATGCCTCCTCGAGCGTGATGTTCTTGTCGTCCTCCATCATCCGACCGACTTCTTGCGCATCACCCGCGATGGTGCGCGCGTCGAACTCATCTTTCTCCGCACCCTTGAGCTTGGAAGGGTCTCCGTCCTCCCCTCCCACCAGCTCAAGCAGACGCTCGCGGTTCTCCGTCGCAGCCCGCGTAGAGGTAGTCTTGTCGGTACTCATCATCCCGAAGAGCGCCTTCTTGCCGGTATCCGACTCCATCCACTGCCCGACGGCGCGCGCCTTCTCCTTGTCCGCTACCCACGACTCTCCAGCGCCCGCCTCGACGATGGGCTCCATGCCGCCGCCTGCGCGCTTACGCCAGCGAAGAGGCTTCACCTCAGTAGGCGCAGGCTTCATCGTGGCAAGCCCGAACAACTCGGCCCGCTCTGCTGCCGTGTGCCCCAGATTACCTGTGAGGCCGCGCCGAGATTCGGGTAGGTCAAAGCCATTGCTGCGGACGCCAGCACCTTCAAGAAGTGAGGACGATTGTGACGCTTGCTTCGCGCGGTCCGCATCGGACTGCGCCATGTTGGAGCCCATCATCCCCAGGTCCGCGCCAATGTCCTGCCCCGTACCCAGCCTGCGCTCCTTGCCCGTACTATCCTTCCCGCGAAGGAAGGCGTGTGTAGCGTATAGACGCTTGTCTCCCTTCCCCGCAAAGTCGCCGTTCAGGTATGCGTTTTGGATTTCTTCGCGAAGCTCGGCTCCTGCCTGGAACCAAGAGGGGTCCCTGTTTCGCGCACCCTGAGACATCGCTTCCGCGCGACTCACGTCCGACATCGAGCGCATGGTGTAGCCCGCTTTCTCGTAGCGCTCCTTGTCGCCGGAGGCTGCGAAAGCTGAGAAGTCATCCTTCCTTCGCTGCCCCCCGAACAACTCCTCGCGGAACTGACCAGCCGATGCCTCACCGGCATGGCGGGTTGCGCCGATAGCATCCTTGAAGCGTGACGCACCAGCCGACGAGCCCTTGGCGCCTTGCCGAAAAGCATCGTCGGCAATACGCGAGTAGGTCTGCACGTACTGGTCCGACAGTTGATTGATGGCGCGCTCAATCTGCTCTGCGCCGCTGTTCATGAACTCCGCGCCAATCTGCTGCAGCTTGCCCTGCACCGACTCACGCGCGTGCTCGAGCTTGGTCTTCAAGCCTGCCATGCCCGTCGTCTTCTGCATGTTGCCGATGTCCTGCATCGTTTTGTCTTGCGCAAGACGGCTCTTCTGGTTGTCGCCGATGATGTCGCCCTTCTGCACGAGCTTCACCATCGCATCGAGCTGCTCTTCCCCAACATTCGCACCGCCCGCCTTCATCTGACGCTGCAGCGCGATGCGGCCGATGTCGCTGTTCATGTCGAACCCGCGCTCCTCGAGCCACGTCATCGTCTGACGAACGCCGACAAGCGGGTCTAGGGCCATGACCTCCCCGCGCATCTTGCCTTCGTTACGCAGGAAGCCAGCACGGCTGCGATTCGCGTTCTTACGCGCGCGGCCCATCGTACCGCCCACACCAAAGCCGCCGCTACTCATGTACGCCTCAGCGTCATCCGCATTCAGCGAGCCGTTCTCCCCCGCCATCGACGCCATTACCCGGCGACCACGGCTCGAGCGCAAGAAGGAGGCGTTCACACTCATCAGGCTTGCGCCCAATGCTTCACGCCCCTCGGCACCTACCTGCCCTGTGGCGTTGTAGATGTCCTCCTCACTCAGCACACCCGTCTCGAGCGCGCCGCCCACCATGCCCGCCGTCTTCACACCCGCGGTGAAGCCCGCTCGTCCTCGACCACCAATGGAGCGCGCAATCTGCGAGCCCATGTTCCCCATCCCCATCACCTCCTCCATGGCCAGGTTACCGCCCAACGCGGCTCCCTTCGCCATCTTGAAGGCAGACATCTGATTGCCCTTCGAGAACACGCCCGAACCCTTCAGGCCCTGCATCATGTTCTGTGCGCTCTCGAGCGATGTACCCAGCTCCTGCGCCACCGTCTTGACCGTGCTGACAAGCTCCTTGAAGCGGCGCCCGAACTCCTGCACGTCTTGAATGCCGCGACCCCCGCCCATCTGGCCCATCTTGCCAGCCAGGTTGGTGAGCTCGTTCATCGTGGTGATTTCACCGCCCGCACCAAACTCGTGCGTCATCCCACGCATCTGCTGGCCAATCTGCGTCATCTCCTGGCGCTGAAAGCCACGGCCGTATTGGCCGATTTGATTGAAGTTCGTGCGCATCGTCTGATTGATGAGCTGCTGCTGATGCGCGCCCTCCATCATCTGACTCGCGCCGTACGACACCGCCGCAGTAGCTGCCATCGGGATAGCGGCTGCCGCCATACCACCGCCGACAGCGCCCATCAGACCGCCGGCCTTCCAGCCCATGGAGGCGCCGGCCATACCCATCGACATGGCGTCGAGCCCCATCATGCCCATGCCCATCGTGGCAACAGGCGCGCCGACGGCCATGCCTGCGTTCATGGCCCGCCCCATCATCATGTCAGCGGGCTGGCCGTACTGGCTCTGCCCCTGCTGCATGCCGTAGCGGCCAATCATACCGGCGTACTGCATCTGGCCCATGGCCATCTGCTGGTAGCCGCCATTCATCTGCGCGATGTCTGAAGAGGAAAGAGGCATGGGAGCTCTCCGAGGGTAACACGGGGCTAAGAAAAGTGCGGGGCAGCACGCACTTCTCTCAGCTCAGCCGCACTCGTTGTAGAAGTAGCGAGTCGGCCTTTTGAACATGTCGGCCAACTCGAACTCCGCAAGCACAACAAGACGTGTCGACTCCTCGTACACGTCGAGCGCGTCCCCGTAGCCAGGGGTCATCTTACCCTCGGCAAGCTGATCCAGCTCCGAGGTGTCGACATCGAACATCGCCGCCAACCACTCGAGCTCCAGCCTCCGTGCGCACCACGCCCGCTGAGATATGGGGCTCTCGAACCCCCAGCGCGGCAGCGCCTCGTACAAGTCGGTGACCGTGTTCATGGTCATCATCGTCAGCACCTCAACGGCTTCGAGCGACAGAGAGTCGAGGTACTCGTCGATGGCGCCCAACAGCTCCGGCCGAAGGAGCCGCAGTATGCCGAGCGCTACGAACCGCTGCAGGACGAAGTACGACACCGCCGGCTCGAGAAGCAGGAGCGCGAGTCCTGCGCGCTTCGAGTCGGAGGGTAGCTGATGCAAGAGCGCGTAAAACGGCGGATTGAGCGCAAAGATGGCCGGCGTAATGTCATCCCTCTCCGGGATGCCAATCTGTTCTCCAGCTGCGGTTGTGGTTTCGGGGCGAGGCGAATCGCAGTGAGTGGTGGTCATCAATAGCCTTATCCCCGGAACGGGGACGTATTTACCCGCGCACGCAAGCCCTCGGCTTTGAGATGGTGAAGCGGCGCCACCTGACACCGTCCCATCCCCACTCCACCTCTCGCGGCGCGCCTTCAGTCTCACCTGTCCTATAACAACGCAGGACCGGTGAATCTGATGGGCGGACCCTCAAAAGGTATTCATTCCACGCCATCCCGCCCGAGCGATGGACCCCCTTCGCCAACACCCGCACGCAACGTGAGTCCGGACTGAGGGGGTGGTACATCCGGTAGATTCGCCCCGCCTTCTCGACGAGGTCGAACGCGGTCTCAGTCACCTCGCTGAAGCCCCCCTCACCAGGGGCGAAGGAGACCTTCACAACGGCCTCCTTGTCGGATGGGGTAGGCGTCCGGTTCCGCTTGTACGCGGTCAGCGCCCCCGCCGTCTCGAGCTCTGCCTCGGTCAGGGTGTAAGTGTTGCGCCACAACAAGGTCTGGATCGCCTCTTCGGTCAGAGGTACCGCCGCATCCCCGACAGGCAGTACTGCGTCGGTCTCCCCGAACACCCCGAACACCACGTCCACGCCTTGTCGTACCGTCTCGGTCAACTGGAATACTTGCATTTGAATGTCCCCGGCAATGGGCCAGTGAAGTCCGGCCAGCTCTCTTATCCCGGGGATGGGCGAATAGTTCACAAGACATGAGGCTAAAAAAACCGGGGTCATCCGGTCCTACTTCTTACTACTTTTCCAACCGGCGCCGAAGCAGCTTGCCCAATGGGCCCGCTGCCTTGATCGCCGCTTCGACGCCTTCCTGTGCGCCGGTCACCTGCCCTGCTGCCTTACCGATGAGGGCCCCGTACATCAGGCCACCCGCCAGCGCCAACAACGAAGCCGCAGCTGCACGCTGTTCGCTGAGCGCGCGCACTTGCGCTAGCTGGGCCTTTAGCGAGTCGACCTGTGCCTGGTGCTCGGCTTCCAGCCTTGTGGCTTTCAGCTGCGGGTCTTTGATCAACCGCGCATCGCAGCTTGTCGTCTTGATGGAGAGCCCCATCTGTTCTTCCAGCCGCTTGATCTGCAGGTAGAATTCAACCGCCTTTGCCTTTTCCGATTCCTGCAACCGCTTCTGTCGAATCATTTCCCTTTCTTCCGTCGTCAAGTCGTCCGACTTGATAACAGGGTTCACTGCATTGTTACGCACAACGTCGTTGGTAGAGGGTGTCATCAATATACTTATACCGGGTTTTACCCCCCATTTTAGGCGTTTTAGGCCCCTTTTGCCCCCATTTGTACCTTCCACATTCCTGCCCCAAAGGGGGTATTTAGAGGACCAAAACCGGAATAAGAGTACTGAGAGCCCTCATTTACCCCTCTCAGAAAGGTCACACCATGCTGGGATTCGGTGGCGGTCTGCTCGTGGACCTCATTGGCTACGGAGCTAAGAGGTACAACGAGTGGGCGGAGGCGGAAATCCTCCGCCTTCGTGGGAAGGCGCAGTACACGGTCACCTACGAGTGTGACCGTGCGGATTACCAGGACGTGGTCCTGGCAGCCCGGAACCCGGTCGAGGAGCCCGCTAAAGGGCCCGTCCCGGGTGCCAGGATCAAGGGGCACGACTACAACGACAAGTTGTAGTTGTAGTCCCCCGTATTGGGGGGTACATCAGTACGAATGAGCAATCTCATCGTACTGGCAGAGTACCCCTACGTCCCAGCGCGCCGTTATACCCGGAGGCGCGCAGGGGCTAAAAATACCATCAAATCCGGGTATAAGATTACTGAGCGGCCACAACCCCCCGCTTTGGAGTTTTCAATGACCACGCCCGCAGCAGCATCCGCAGTCAACGTTTCAAACGCAACCTCAGCCCCGGCAGTTGCACCGGGCGAAGTACCTGTCGACGCGGAGAAGGTGTCCATGAAGGACGCCGTCGAACGCATCGAGAAGGAGGTGGGCAAGAACACGCCGGAGGCCAAAGAGGCTATCAAAGGCCTGATTGCAGCCTGGAACAAGGACCACGGGGTCCTTGCGTTTGGTAAGCGCAACTGGATTGCGCTCACCGCCGGGTCGGTCGCCACGGTGCTCGTGGTCGGAGGCGTGATCTACTGGGTCAGGCGCCGGAGCGCCCTCGCAGCGGCAGCGGTAGAGGCAGCCGCGGCAACGGCCGGGCTCGAAGTGGCGCTGATCGATGGGGTCAGCCGCGGTCTTGTCTGAGCTGTCCGCCGACGGGCGGGCGGCTTAGACGGAAAAGTAAGGGTAGCGATGCGCAGGCTCCCCTTCTTTTCTAGCCCTATGTCTGGGGATGTACCTTCCACAATCTGTGAGGCTTCTCGGGGATAAGAAAGCCGAAGGGAGAATGCCATGCCACAGATGTGGGAGTCCGAGAGATTCGAGTGGGCCTTGCTTGAGCGGATGTTCGCGGAGCAGGTAGGGCGGGATGCGGGTACTTGGTGGCGAGTGCGCGAGGTGGGCTACGACCACCAGCAACGCGTCCTCGAGGCAACAAGGAGGGCAACATGCGCGCAGACGAGGTAGCCGCACGGGCCGTTGGTGCCGATTGGGGACAGCGCAAGGTACGTATCCGGGACGCCCTTCGCGGCGGTGTCCTGGATGAGACGACCCCGACCCTGGTTGTGGGAGCGAAGGGGGTCTTTGGTCCAGGGGGTAATGATACGGCCTGGACAGAGGAGGAAGAGGTCGAGAATGCCGAGGCGGACTACGCCGCGTGCCCGGGCGTAAGTCTGATGCTGCGCCCCCTGTGGCGGGGGGAGTTGTACATCCTCGCCATCAAGCGGGCGATACGGCTCAACCCCAGCAAGGGTCCGCAGGTCGTCTTGCTGTGGCCCGACGATGAGACGGTGACCGCCATCGGGTTCAGCGCGAAGGGCGAGTTCGACCGCCCTGTGCCCCGGGGCTTCTTCGGCCTGGCGAGACGGCTACGTATGTAAGAAAGGAGGGGGCCAGTACGCGCCTTTCTTAGCCCCTGTTTACCCTAAATCCGAGGGGGTAAACCGGCATAAGAATACTGAAGGACCCTTCCTTCCTGAAAGGCACGAAACATGACGAGCATGGACAATGTAGACCTCGGGTTTTTGGTTCAGTGTGCAGCGATCTTCTGTGGTCCAGACGGCACCGCGCACCGGATGGGGTTGGTCGTATCGGAGATGACCGAAGAACACGAAGTGTGCGTAACGCTGCACCCGTGGGCGAGCGGGAAGAGCCAGCTGGTGCATGTGCACCTCTGGCTCCTCTTGGTGGCGCACCAGAAGCTCGCGCAGGAGACGGGCGTGTGCTCCCCCTACTCCGACGTGCCGTTCGCGGCGAAGATCCAGGAGCGGCACGACGCGCTCCTCGCGGAGCGAGCGCGGAGGGGCGCAATCTGGGACGTGTGAAAGAAGAGAAGCAGGTAGTACTCGCTTTTCTTAGCTACACCTTTGCGACACCGAGCTTGAAAGCGCAGAAGGTCTTGATGATTGCCCACTCTGCCTTCGTCAGCTTTTCGAACTGGAGCTTCTCCTGAGTCCATTCCTCGAATGCTTGGATGTCGGCATCGACTTGTTGTTCTACAGTGGGGGCGCCATCAGACGTGTCAACGGAGACTGAGACCATGCACAACGTGTACATCCAGTTGGTAGAGCAGACAACCCCCGGGCTTCTCGATTACATCGTTGCGTGGAATGAGTCAGTCCTTCCCGGCACGATGTTGAACGTCCCGACGCTTGAGCATCACCTCGGCAACGGCTCGGGGAGGTTGTACCTCGCATTGACGGGGCCTGGGGGTACTCCTGTGGGCTACGCGGTTGTGAGCTGGAAGGAGGAGATCTTCGATATCCTGTACTTGGGCATCATGCCGTTCTTGCGGGGCAGAGGCTATGGCAAGGCGGTGATTGGCGAGCTCATCGACGAGGCCGAGAAGCTGGGCGCGCAGAGTGTTCAGCTCGAGGTAGAGAAGAGCAACGAGACTGCGGTGAAGCTGTACAAGGGCGCGGGCTTCAGGCTCGAGGCGTTGACGCCGATGAGCTACGTGCTTTGCCGGCCCTGAATCGGTAGGGGGAACCGGGGATAAGGAACTTGAAGGAGAAAAAAACCATGTTCCTACTCCCACTTCTTGTTGGGCTTGGGTTGTACGCGGTGGGGGGAAACAAGGGGGGCAGTAGCGGCTCCCATCCCGCCCCGCCGCAACAGGGTAACGCTCGAGTGCGCGTAGAGCGCACGTCAAGTGAAGTTGTAGAAGTCGAATGGCCTGCGGAGTCCGCGAAGGGTTTCGACGCGGGCCAAATGTACACGCGGCTAACCGCCGCCGGCATTCCCCCGGCTGAGGCGATCAAAACGGTGGCGCTCGCCATCGAGAAAGAGGAAGCGCGATGAGGTATCTATTCGTTGTAGCAATGATGTTTGCGGTTGGTTGTGGCGGCGGTGATGCAGGAGATCCCGGAGCCAACGGTCTCGTGGGCGATGCTGGCGTTCCAGGTACACCTGGGTCAACCGGACCTGCTGGCGCGGCAGGGCCACAGGGCGAGCCGGGTGTGAAGGGTGACCAGGGCCCGGTTGGAGCTCTGGGGCCTGCGGGGCCTCAAGGTATTGCGGGGGAGCCCGGCGCAGCAGGCCCTCAAGGCGTGCAGGGGCCAACAGGGCAGACGGGCGCGCAAGGAACGCCGGGCTCCCCAGGTGCACAAGGCCCGCAGGGCGCACAAGGGCCTGCAGGCCCTGCGGGCGTAGCGGGGCCAACAGGCGCAGTTGGTCCTGTCGGTCCGGCGGGCACTTTGTCGACGTCGCAGACGTACCTACGCAGCGCCGTGAATCAGGTGTTGCCGCGGAACGCGATGACGATAATAACCGCGCTGTGCGACCCCGGTGATATCGCGTTGACGGGAGGCTGCGCATTCACCTACGCCAACGGATCGACGAGGCGCATTACATCGTTTGGCCCTGCCGGCAGCAGCGGGGTGCAGGGCTGGATGTGCACGTTCGTCGACTACGACGGCAATGGCATTCCGGTATCAGGTGCTGGCGCGAACGTCACCTGCCTCGCACCATGAGAAGAAGGAGCTCCCCCCGGGCTCCTTTTTCTTAGCCCCGTGTCTTCAGAACGGCTTTGAGCGAAAGCCGTTGCCGCATGTGGTACAGGTGTACTCGGTGCTACCTGGGGCGATGGGAACCGCCACACCTTTGCAGTTGGGGCAGATGATGCGGGCAGGACCGCCTTGTGCCTGCTCGCGCAAGCGACCACGTACATCTCGAACCGGGGGAGTGAGGGGGGCGGCCATGACTAAGGGTACATCCCCGCCGAACTCAATCACACGCAAATCGGCTTCGGTGGCCAACTTCACCTGCGAGCCGTAGAAGACGTGCTTGAGGTTATCGAGCGCTGCGATGAGCCCAATCATCGCGATGTAGTCCTCCTTGTACTTCTGCCAGTCAACACACGGGTGCATCGCTTGGTCCAGCAGGTCTGTCGGACGCAGGGGCAGCGCGTACTCGACCTCGACGGTGTAGACCTCGCCGCGCAACATGTCGCTGAGCACGCGCCGTTGGATGACGGACCACATCTCCGTCATCTGGTACCCCTCGTAGTAGGCGCCGGCGTTCTGATTGAACGCAGTGCCAATCTCATCGATGCGCGCTGCCTGTTGCTTCAGAAGCCCGAGAACGGTCTGAAGTGTGTCTTCAGGAACCTTGTCCTTTGGGAGCCCGGACCATTTGGAAGGTGTGCGCTTCTTGTTCTTCGGCGTAGGCATGTGTCTCCAGTGTGCTCAGTACTTCCAGCAGGACGTCTTGGGGTACGGGGTTGTGATTGCCGGGCAGCTCATCCGAGGTGAGCTCTTGGGGCTCTGACGAGCCCGGCTGCGGAAGGTAGATCTCCCGCAGGTGCCTCACGAGAGCTTCCCAGGTTCGCTTCTTCTGCAGCGCGCGGATGTAGTCAGGGTGCATGTGCAGGAAGTAGCACACTACGCGCTGACGAACGCGTAGAGCCTCTCGAGCGGGTCAGCGCCAGCGCCCACATCCTTGATGAAGTTCTTGAGCTGGTACCGCACAATGCGGTCAGGCGCATTTCGCTTCTCTCGAGCTGCTCGTAGTACTTCACCGCCGCGGTCGTGGTCGCGCTCACGTGCAGTGGCCGTACGGATGTCTGACTCCGTCGGGTGCTTGAGCACGATGTCCGCGTCGCCGTCCATCTTCGTCATGTAGTGGTAGAGGACATCAGCCCAACCGCGGCGTGTGCGGTTGTGCAGCACCTCACCGGTGACTTGCTCGGGCTTCCACTTGGTACCGCAGTGCGGGCACACCACAACACCGAAGCCGTGGCCGAGCATGGGGATGAGCTTGTCGCAGCTGCTGCGCTTCAAGAACTTGCCCGGGCACTCGTAGACCTTCTCCTCACCACGTCCCGTGTCTGTAGCGTTGCGCCAGAAGGACACGACACCTTGGATGAGCGGGTCACCGGAGAGGGCTTGTGCCTGACTGCGGTAGTTGGAGTTGAACTGCACCTCGAGGCGGTAGCCGGCCATGGGAGGCCGTTGCATGAGGATGCGGAACGCTTCGATGCGTCGATTGACCGTCTCTTGCTCTGCTGATGTGAGCGCGCGGCGCTCGGCTTCGTAGAGCGGTGTGTTACCGATGGCGCGAGGTAGGGTGGACATGGGTCACATCGTTGGCGTGAGGCCAGTAGGGAGGAGGCGCGCAAGCGAGCCCATGGGGATGCGATCGTCCGTAGCCGCCGTGACGGGAGGCAGGCTCGTGATGAACATGTAGAACGCATCGAGAGGTATCTCGGTAGCACCCGCTGAAGGTGTGAGGACGATGCGCCACACGGCGCGTACCTCGGGGTGGTCCCCGACGGGCACGACACAGAGTGACTTCGACACATCGAGAGACCACTGGTCTTGGTACCCGCGCATGACGAGAGACACAGCGGCCGAGCGCCAGATGTTCTGGTGCTCAGGGGCTACGCGACCACGTACACAGAGCTGGGCATCCTCGAGGGTGAGGTCGAGTGACTGAAGTCCCATGTGGCGCTGGAGCGCCTGTGCGAGCGTCTGCTCATTAGACACTGGCAGGCTCCGGCATGATGGGGCGGGCTACGACGAAGGTCTGCACAGCACCGTGGAAGACGTTGTCGTACGACATGAAGTACATCTTCCCGCCGTGCACGTCCTGGAGGTAGGTGCGCGAGTCGAGCAAGAGATTGCCCAGCACATCATCACTCCAAGGGATGGCAATCTGACCCTGCCACCGGCAGAAGTGGACGGGGGTTTTGCCTGTCGCCTCATTCTCGGTGCCGGGCAGAACGTGGTAGTGCAGTACCCCGCTCTCCTCGTGGCGCTTGTAGTAGGCAACGAGGTCGAGGATGGTCTCACGTACTTCGACGAGCTCTTCGGAAGCGAAGGCATCGGCAATACGAGAGGCTGCCTCTTCTGGAGGTGGCGGGTCACCCGGGATGGGGGTAGTTGGGACGCGCTGCCCCCACTTCTGGTGCTCCTGGAGGACTTCTTCAGGGACGAGACCTAGCTCAACGATGGTTTGGGAGATGCTCATGTCACGCGACCGTAAGTGGGAGCTTCGTGATGTACCCGCGCTGCACATTCGTGAGGCGCGCGTGCGGGGTGTAGCCGGCAGCGAGAATGACGTTCTCGCGCTCGGCGTGGCTGTCGACGAGAACCTGCAGCCCAAGGAAGTCTGAGCGCGGTACCCAGCGAAAGCCGGTTGTCTGTAGCCACGCCCACAAGAGAGTCTCGGGGCCGAGTACCCAAGCGAGCGGGGCCAGGTTGCCCCGTGTGCATTCCTGCAGAACATCGGCGAAGTGTGCGATGCCCGTGAGCTCGGGCTGTAGCGGGAGCTCAACGTTCTCTGCTGTTCGAAGGAGCTCGAGCGGGGAGACCGTATCGAGCTGCAGGGTGATGGGGCCCGGGTCTTCGGCTTCGTCAGGCAGAGCCTGCACGTATTCGATGGAGCCTGCGGTGATGGTGGCCGAGACCACTCGACGTTGACGGAAGATTTGCTCCACCGCCGCGAGCAGGGAGTCCATGCCTCGAGGCACCTGTACACGGAACTTCCGTTGGACGTTGCTCATGGCTTGGCCCGTGGGCGGTCGAGGTACTCGGTGAGGATGAGGCGCACCAGCGCGGGGATGGAGCGCTTCTGCTTTGCTGCCTCCCGCTTGACGCGCATGAAGAGCTCACCGGGGACACGCACCTGCAGCCGTTGTGGGGCGAGGTCCGTGCTCATTTCTGCTGCACGTGCTTGAGGGAGTCGAGGTAGGTGTCGAAGCCGGGTAGCTCGGGGAAGCGCTCTTTGGCCCAAGCGATGACGCGGGCATCGAGCTCATCGAGGAGGTCTTCGTCGACGACCCGCCCAGCGAGCTGCTTGCCGATGGTATCGGCCAGCTCTTGCAGCAGTGCGGTGTTCATGCCCAGCCAGGAGGGGAGCCACATGAAGTTGGCTTCCACAACGCCCGGCTCTGTCTCTGCGATCAGTCTCATGTGCCTACCTCACGTATCCAGAACGGCTTCGCCTTCGAGAACACCTTGCATGTCTTCGGGACGTACAAGCGCAACGCGCTCATGCCCTTGGTAGCAATCCTCGAGGATGGAGGCGATTGCTCGCCCGTTCTTCAGCTCTGCGTGCCACCGGTGGAACGCAACACGGTCGCCCACCGCCACACCAGTCTCAATACGGCGGTGACCTTTCTTCGCGTACTTGCCCGGACCGACGGCCAGCACAGTACCCGTGAAGATGCTCTTGTCTTCGACGCGGAACAGCAGCCCCCTCTTCTCCGGGATGGGGTCTACTGCCACCACAATCGAGTCGTTGAAGGGGCGGAAGTTCATCAGACGGTCTTGCCTGGAGCAGCGCCCGTGAGAGCGGCTGCGGGAACCGTCGGTGAGGTTGCGCCTTTGCCCGCGAGCGCCTTGCTCGCGAGGTACGCCTGGTAGCGCTCTTCCATCGTGGTGCGAACGTTCTTGTGGAACGGACGGCGGCTCTTCAGCCACTCTTCGCTGTTCGGCGCGAGGAACCACTCGTTGCCGATGCGAATCCCAACCGCGTCATGCACCCGCCCATCACCGTCGGAGTACTGCACGAGGAACTGCTCGAGCGGTGTGCCGCTGAGGAAGGTGTTGGGAGTGGCCATGCGAGGGCCCTCCGCATCGGGGATGGAGACACCGTTCGGGCGGAGTTGGTGATCAGATAGACCCATAGCTCTTTTCTTCTTCCTGGAGTTGCTGCTGGACGAGCGCCAGTTCGGCGCGGGGGATCCACCAGTTCTTGGATTGGTTCCAAGCCCTGGGGATGTAGTACTGCTCAGAAGGTATTGCCAGTAGTTGCTCAATACTTGTACGACACCAGCGTGAATCGATGCGAGTAGCCCACTCGGGGATTGGCTCCCACAGGCTTGTGAGCGGGGACTCGTACTGCTCCTCGCGTCGACGGAAGTACACGTGCTTGCCTTGTACGTTCCGCAGCTTTGCGTGCCCCGTGACTAGTACGCGGCCCGCATCTTCGTACTGAGGACGAGACACACGCATGTCGATGGTGCGTGTGGCGGGGTTCATCTGTTTGAGCCCCTCCATCACGTCAGTCATCAGCAAGTCGACGAGCGGCTTCTCGAGCTCGACGACGTGCGGCATCAAGCCCGGGCGACTCTCTTGTAGTGAGAGCTCGCGAGTACCCAATGCCTGTGCCCAGGCAACAAGGCGAGCCACCATGGCGCTGTAGGAGATTTCGATGAAGTCCCCGACCGTGGCGCTCTCCCCGTCGTTTGCGATGAGGCCCGTACACAGACCTTCCTTGTTACGCTGGAACCTAGCGCTAACCGACATCGAGCTGCTCCACGTAAGAGAAGGGTGCGCGGTAGCGGTAGAGGACTGCGCCCAGCGGGCCCGCACCGAAGAAGAGCGACGAGTTGTCCGTGAAGGTGATGCTTCGAACAATCAACCGCGTGGTATTCGGGATGGGCACGCTGTCGATGGCCTTGATAGGCTTCAGTAGCGCAGCGCGCAGCAGCTCGGCGGTGCACGGCTCCTCCGTCGGCATCCCCATCCCTGCGAAGCCCGCACAGAGCTCCTCGGGCGTGGGGTAGAAGGACACGGCCGGGAAGACGCCCTCAGGCAGCCCGTTGTCGTATGCCTTGATGGGCGCCTCACACCGAGGACACGGCCACTCCTCGTCCTTGGGGCGAGTAAGCAGCAGGTGTATCTGCTCCCGATGCCCTTGGGGGCAGAAGTGCGCGCCGCACTTGAAGCAGAAGAAGTCCATCAGAGCGACGCAAACCCATCGTCATCGACGACAGGCCCCTGCTGCTTCTGTACGACCGGGTAGCCGTACTCATCCGTCATCACCTCTCGCCCACGTACAAGCGGGGCAAGCGGCTCAGGACCCTCGGGGTCGGACGCAGCCGCGCCTGCCTGCTGCATCTCCGCAAGCAATGGGTGGAAGGGCACCGCCTTCTTGCCCGCCATCATCACCGGCGCTTCTTCGCCGCCGAAGTCAATGACCGCGGGTGCCGCAGGAGGTGGGGCTGGACGTGCAGCCGGACGTACGGGCGCTCGAGCTGGCGGGGGAGGCGGTGCTGGTTCTGCAACGCGTCCCTCCAGAGCCTCGAGCACGCGGTCCTTATCAGAGGACTGCAGCCCCACTCGAATCACCACGCCCGTTGGTAGGCGCAACGCCAAGTGCGACACCACCATGTTGGTGTTGAGGTCGAGCTCCTCGCCAATGGCGACAATCTCTGCACCGACCGACATCACTTACCCCCTAGCGGGTTAGGCGGGGGAATAGGTGCAGTCCTAGGGCGGACCGCCGCATTGGCCGCCTGAACAAGAAGAGTCACGTGCTTGCCTACACGGTAGCTGTCGACGAGTAGGCGGCACTTCGCCCACGACTGCCCCTTGTAGTCGTTGTCGACCGGGGGATGCGTCAGGTACGCCATGCAGTCCGGGCCACAAGTACGGGTCAGGTCCATGTGGCAGTAGAGCTCTTCTGTCTGCTTACGCTCAGGAGGTGCCGGTGGACCAGCAATCTCCGAGGGGTCCAGTTCGCTCATGCTTGTGCCATGTTCTTTCGGCTCTTGTTGACCCGCTCGCGCTCGAGCTGCTCTCGTGTCTCAACCGCACTGCGCGCAATGGCAATCGCCGCACTACCAAGGTAGCGAACGACATTGACCTTGAGCTCAGCGGGTGGCTGGGCGACATCGAGAAAGCCGTACTTGATGTAGAGCTGACCGAAGGGCCCGGCGATGGTCGAGAACAAGTCGCGAATGCCGAGCATGAACTTCAGCCCCTGCTCCTCCGGCGAGTTCTGCCCGGGCTCGAACTCGTAGGAGAGGACGTCCGAACGTGTCCCCTCCCACCCGCAGGTGCGGCACGAGGCAGCGCCATTCACAAGGGCGCTGACTTCGACCGCAGGGGACATACAACCAGGGCAGTGATAGGCGACGTTGCTCATGAGTTCTTTCGTAGGCGGGAGTAGATGCGCGACATATCAGTCGCATCCCTCGCTGGAGCTGCCTGCTCCGCATCGTACTGCGCTCGTGTCACACGGCGCGCGTTGACCTTCTTTTCGTCGGCAGGCTTGGCAAGGGCGCTCACGTGTAGGGGGCCGCGCGCAACCTCCTCCGCAAGCTGTGCCTGTATCGCATCCTTGTCCCTCGCATGTGCCACTGTGAGGTACGGGAACGCCGTCTTCATGTAGTCGTCGAACGCTTCCTTGCCCTTGTCGGGCTGCAGAATCAGCTGCGCAACCGCACGCAACTTCGAGTGTTCGATATCCTCGAGCCGGATGATCAAGTAGGTGAGCGCCACCTCCCGAGGAGAATCCTTCTCCGGCGGGGCTTGCAATGTGCGGAGCAGTAGATTCGCCCTCGCCCATCCCTCGGGGGTGGCTAGCCATTTTTTATCGCCTCCGCCTTGAAGAGGTTCTTCACCCGCGTATCGAACCAGCCGTAGTGCACGCACAACGACTGCAGCATCCAGAACGAGTAGTGCGACAGATGCTCGAACTTCTTCCAGAAGCGATCTTCATCGAAGTTGCGCTTCTCGTCGAGATGGTGAGGCACCGGGTTGCCGTTGAGCTCGTACAGGCCCGCCACAACACCCATGAAGGTGAACTTGTCCGAGAAGTACGTGTCCGCCACTTGTAGTGTCCGCGCCTCCTGCATGATGAGGCGCTTCAACGCCAGGTCCTCCTGCACGCCCAACGACCGGAACCGCGGCTCGAACTTCCCCGGGATGATGGGCACCCGCTGGAACACCTCACCGTTCATGATGAGGTCCTCGATGCTCAACACCTCCGTGATGCGCCCCTCGACGATCTTCTTCTGCTCATCGTTGTTCAGGATGTCCGTGCGGGCTGCATCCATCAAGCGGGCAAGGTCGAGGTCGCCCATCTCATCGAGCGTCTTCTTGGCGCGCTCCTGCTTCGCCTTCTTCTCCTCCGGCGTAGGCTCGTCCGCCTTGGCTTCCGCCTTCTCCTCAGCTGCTTCAGCAGGCTTCTGAAGACCCTTCAGCGTCTCGAGGTCCTTCAGTGTCGCCTGGCTCAGCTTCCCTGCAGCACCACCGCTCTGCACCTGTTGTGGTGGGATGAGCTGACCATTGCGGATGACGCCGTACTTGTACGCCATGCGAGGCTGCGCGCTCGCGTACAAGCTCCCGCTTCCCTGGATGTACTCAGGGTCCCGCTGCGCTGCCTCGGGCAGCATGTCCGTCATCTGAAACTGGAACGGAGGAGGAGCCGCAGGAACAGACGTCGGCGGGGCAATGATACTGCCCGCTGCAACGCTCCCCTGCCCAAAGGCTTGACGTCGAGCTGCCTCTGCCTGTTGCTCCATCGTCATCCCCTCCACATGCTGCGCAGTGAGAAGGGGGATTGAGGGGCCAGGGCCACCAGCACGCGGTGCATTGGTACGCTGTGCAGCAAGGCGCTCCTGGTACGCACGCGCTTGTGGTGACATCGCAGGCGGGGCCGCTGCCGCCTTCGTAGTGATGTTCACCGGAGGTCCCCCAGGAACAATCGGAGATGTCGGTAGGTACGACGGATTCGGGGGCGGGGCGTTCGGGTTCATTCAGTCGCACTGGAGTACAATGTACTCCACCTCTTATGGCGTTGTGGTAGGAGGAGTCAAGAGCGGAATACCGGAGTCGAGAAGTAGTGCGCGCCACACTTCCATGGGGCCCATTGGCGGCACGCTGTCGCCGCGCACTACCTCGAGCAGTAGGCCGATAGCCACGTTCGAGAAGTTCGGTGTGTGCAGCGGTACTTGTGCGGGCGTCTGCGCCAGCAAGTAGGGGCAGCCGTAGTACGCCCCCTTCTCAACACCCGGGGAGGAAACAATCGCGCCCTGGCAGAGTAGGGCCATGAGCCCCGTACCTTGCAGCACCTGGAGCATGGGGACGCGCTCGAGGTACATGCGCTTGGCTTGCAGCAGGACCCACGTGAATGTGTAGCCGCGCTCACTCGAGATGCGCCGGCTCACCGTCACATCCAGAAGGCGGCACAGCGGGCGCATTGTGCGCGCCTGAAACACATTCAGCTGCGCGATGGCACCTTCCAAAATCCCGGGGGAGGAGTGGGTGTTGGAACTGGTACTTCCGGGGTCACTACCCGCATGCTGTGTCTCTTGCATAGGCCGCAGATTCCGTAGAGGGGGTTGTCGTAATCGAGGCAGAGAAGGGCGCCCGTGGGTAGACGATTCGACAACGCCTTCCCCTTGCCCGGGCAGTCCGGGGTGTCGCACTTCGTCTCGTACTCGAGCAGGATGTTGGCGTTGGCTTCCTTGCGACTCATTCTGTCTCCCGTGTAGCTCGATGATGGCCTTGAGGACGTCCTCTTTGCTGGGCGGCTCCTCAGACCCGGGGCCGAACTGCAGCTTGCCTTCGATGAGGCTCAGGCGGACCTTCTCCTTCATCAGCGTGAGGAGCATCTTCAGCTCGCCCTCAGCCCGCTCGAGAATACGTTCCGCAACTACTGCACAGCTCGGACACACCATGACCCCAAGTACAGTAGCTCCGGTACCAGGGGCGTACGTCTGTTGGCAGTTCAGGCAGCGGAGGCCGATCATCGAAAGAAGTCCGCGGTCTTCGTCCAACCCGCGGTGCCTCCCAGGTCGGTGGTCACAAGCACGAGCTCGGGGTTGGTTGCCTTGGCCTTCAGCATCGCATTGACGTCGGCCAGAGCAACGGGTCGCCCCATCACATCCACGCGTGACTCCCACACGGGGGGCCACACTTCCGGGAAGTTGGTGCCTGGAGGTAGGGGTGCGTTGAGCTCCTGCCAGCGTACGAGGATGGAGTAGACGGAGTAGCCTTCGCGCTTCTCGATGTCTCGGAAGAAGACCGCGAGCTGGCGCGTCTTATCCCCCGTCGGAACGCCTGCGAAAGCCAGCCCGCGCAGGGCTGCGTATTCTTCTTCGGAGAGTTGGATCATCAGACGATTCCTTGAGCGTGAAGAACCTCGTAGACGAAGTCCTTACGGTATTGACAAGGGCGCAACTGCACCCGCCAAGCATCTGGCAAAAGCGTAGCAGTACCCCCGTACACACTCGCCCGTGTGAACTCCTTCCGGTAGAAGTGCGGGTCTGCCCCTACATGCCACTTCGCCTCGAGGATGAACTCCGCGTGGTTGGGCGGGGTAAGCAAACGGCCCGGCAAAAGGCACACGTTCCCACCAAGAGAACGATTGAGGCTCGCAAGCCCCGTCGAGATGTACGTGCGCAGCTCTCGCAGATTCAGTACGTTGGCCATGAATGAAACTGTCGCACGAACAAGAAGAACTGGTATTCGACAGCTGCGTGCGCCAGGCACGCCGCGTACTGCCAGAACTGAACAAGTGGTTCCTGAACGATCAGCATGTGCCCGACCTCTTGATCTCCTGGCCTCGTGAGCCCATCCGCACCGACGACATGAAGGTCATCGATGGCCTGTGCATCATGCACTTCCCCAAGGATGTGTCGGAAGACATACGCAAGAAGGCCATCAAGAACACCGCCCTTCGTACGAAGGCCTACGCCCTACTGCTCTCCCGCACCATCGGCGACAAGATGCTCGTCATCTTCGAAGCGTCCATGGGCACCTACTCCTGGGAGATACCCATCTCACGTCACGGTGACCTGAAGGTGCTCGGCGAACCCGTCGAACACCAAGGCCGTGACCGCATCGGCGTCTTGCTGCCCTAAGTCGAGGTTCGTCGCCGTGCTCTTGCCGTTCAAGCTCTTCGGTGTCTTCATCGCAACACCCTCGAGCGCGAACGACTTGAGCTCGTCGCGTTGCGAGAACGCGCGCACATCCTCACGGCTGAGCAGCTGCTGAACAGCGAACGAGTCGTAGATGACCTCGGCCTTGCTCCCCTGCATCGTCGTGATCGCCGCGCGCACAAGCTCGAGCGCCTCACCGGCAACTGCCTTCGCCGCCTCCTTCGAGACCGTCGCGCCCGACACTTCCTCGAGCTTCTGCACGCTCGAGTAGAACTCCGTCGTGCGGCGAACAATCCCCGTCGCCAAGGTGATCTGCACCTGGGCCTGCAAGCCCGCAGGCAATGGCGCGCTCACTGCCTCAGCAAACATCGAATGCGTCAGCACTGGCGGGTTCTTTGCGGGTGCCGACTTCTTGGCTGGCGCTGCCTTCGCCTTGGGTGCCGGCGCTGCCTTGGCAACAGGCGCCTTCTTCGCGACTGCCGCCTTCGCAGACTTCGCTGGAGCTGCCTTCTTCGCCACTGGCTTCTTGCTCGCCGGGGCAGGTGTACCAGCCTCGCCGAACTTCGCCGCAATCGCAGCGCGCGCCTCATCCTTCTTCGCCGCCGTCCACTGGCACTTGCCAACCCCTCGGCGTGCCGCAGTACCGTCAGCGTAACGGCCCGACTTCAACAACTCCAAGAACCCCTCGAACGTCAACTTCTCTGTATTCTTCGCCATGTCTGTCTCGCAAAAGATGTAGGGCAGCACAACCACGCTCAGGCGCGTAGTACATGCACTGCTTGTGGGAGCCAGTTGTATATGCCCGCAATACCGAGGTGTCCAGTAGAACTGTTCGTGGTAGTTGTACTGGCATGCCCCTCGTACAAGAAATCGAACACGAAGAGCTCGTCGGCAATGTCGCCGAGCTTCTCACCCACTACGTCCCGAAGGTCACCGCAGACCCCGTCTTCGAGTTCATGACCCAAGGCCAGAGCCTTCAAATGGAGAAGGCTGGCAAGAACCTCTCGACCTGCACCTTCCTCGTCAACGTTGTCCTCACCGTGCACCTCGGTGTGAACGATAGTCGTATCGTGAACCGCGACATCCCCGCACGTGGTCTTCGTTACGACATCCAGAAGAGCATCACCAAGATGTACGGCGGGGGTCTCGCTACAGGTGCCTTCATCCGCTTCGACGGCGCCAACCGCCCAGAGAAGTGCGACGTTCTCTACGTGTCGAACGGGGACCCGAACAGCGAGCACGTCGAGTTCTTCATGCAGGAAGTACACGATGGCGGCAAAGTCATCTGGACCTGCGCAGCGGCGGGCCAAGTGACGGGCGGCAGGCAGAGCTCGACGTACGTTGAGCGCGAGTTCGCAGACGGCAAGCTCTCCGCAAGTCGGGGACCGCGCAAGCTCGTCGGGTGGCTCTCCTTGCGCAAGCTCGTCGGTACCTTCCCCGTCGACTTCACTCCGAAGCCGTGAAGATTACCGTTGAGGTCGACGAGGATGCGTGGCGGTTGTTCTGTACCTACGCCTCGCTTCTCCGAGAGAAGGAAGGGGCCGCAGTCACACAAGGCCGCCTTCTCTCCGCTGTACTTCTACGGCTTGTACTGCCGCGCAAAGAAGAGCTCATCGCAGAATACAAGCGGCGGCGCCTCGACAAGAAGCTGAAGAAGCTACAACCCTTCGTACATGTCTCCCCGGACGCCACAGCTAGCGCAGTTCTTGGTGCCTCCCCCCGCACCGCCGCAACCCCCAGCGCCTCCGGCACCGCCTGACATCTTTCACATCGTCGAGACACCGCCGCCCATGAAGAAGGGGTTTCTTCATGAGCTGCTGGGCGGTGACTTCGGCCCGCTCTACTACGACGCGGTTGAGCATCCAGAGCGCTACGACTCGGCCACGATTCGTCTGCTCGACTTGCTCGCCTCTCGTCAGACATCCCTCGAGAAGCTCTCGCCCGAGGACATGACCCGCATCAATGAGGCGGCTGGCATGTTCGCCTCCGAGAAGTACCGCCCGGTGCCGCGCGAAACACCCAAGCCCAAGCCAGTCGCGAAGCATCACCACATCGCAGAGCCCGAAGAGCTCGATGGTGAAGACCTGTTCGCAGGTACCGAAGTACCAACATTCTGGTGGGCCAAATAGACAGGCCCCGGAGATTTCTCTCCAGGGCCCGGACCCACATCGGTAGGGGGAACGACGAGGTCTGTTCCTACCCTAACCGATACTCACATCACGTCAAGGGTTCAGCCTCGTAGTAGATGCAGTAATCCTTCGAACCGTCTGGGGCCGAAGCCGGCGTGTAGCTCTGGTTCGCGACCGAGATGGTGCCGGTCGTCACCAGAACACCGGCAGCAACTTCATGCAGCGCAAATGCGAGGCCGGCGCGAGACACCGGAACTCGACGGAGAAGCACTTCCGACGAGAAGCCGAACGCGAGCGTGGCGCCCGTTCCATCAGCAGCCGGAAGGTCAATCTGCGTGACCTTCGAGAAGAACTTCGTGCTGGTTGCCGTCGCAGCCGTCTGCGAGACCGTGATGGTGTCCGTCTGCGCCGTCACACCATCAGGCGCGAGCCCGGTGATGAGCGCGGTGGCCGGTGCATCAGATGCCGTTGCGCCGGCGGTCGTCACAGTCACTCGACGTGGGCGTGAGAGCGCAGCTGCGCCCACCGCGCCATTCAGCGAAGCGCCGCTGAAACTAGCTACCGTCGCAACGGTAGCAGCGGCAGTCTTGATGGCGTTGACAGTGCCGGGCTCGAGGTCTGTCCACTCCTCGACAACGAGGTTGGGCATCCCCGCGAATGCCGTGGTGAGGTCCGCGCGAAGGTCCTTGATTTCTTTCGGAAGACCACCGCCTGAGAGGAGGTGACCGACGACGGGCTGAGCAGCTGCCCAGAGGCTACGACCGTACTTTGCGAGAGCTGACATTGTGTTCTCCTACCCGCTCAGATTTGCGGGACTCCGTACATGTTGTTGTTCATGGGCACTTGCAATCCGCCCTGTGCGTATTGCGGAGGACCGCCTTCTTGACTTGCGTAGTTTACCCCGGCCTTACCTGCTTGCAGAAGGCCGTAGCCACCAGCGGCAATACCAGCAGCCCCCATCAGCTTGAGCGGCGTGGCTTCGCCCTTCACCTTGGCCCCGAACGCTTTCACGTCATCGAGTATCCCGCCTGAGCCTGCGGGTGGCGGGGCGACGGCGGGAGTTGATGCTGGTGCTGCCGCGCCGGTAGCAGTAGCCGGTCCTGCTGCAGCCGCCGCAGGGGTGGTTGCGGTGGCGGCAGGACCAGCGGCAGCCGTGGCGGGGCCACTCGCCGCGGCAGCGGGAGTGGTTGCGTTTGCCGGAGGCGGCGGAGCTACTGCTGGTTTCGCTGGAGTCTTGGCTGCTGGCGGACTCGCAGCCGCAGGTGTGGCACTAGGCGGCGTATTGGGTTTCGCCGTTGGCGAGGCTACGCGCGCCTTTGGTTGAGGCGGGGTGTACGTACTGCCTGGTGGAGCTGCTTGAGCTGGCAGCGTCTTCACATTCGCTGCATTGGGGGCGCCAGCGAGACGCGCGGGCGCTGCCATACCAGGGCCCGTTGGTGACACGAACGCTCCCGTCCCCATGTGCGATGGCGTAGCCGAAGTCGACGCCACGCTTGGTGTCTTAGGTCCCGTAGCAGGCGCGACGCGAGGGAACGGTTTGGGCGCGCCTGTTGCCCCCATGTACCCGGAGCCAAGAGCCGGCAGCGCGGGTGCTGGTACCGGTGCCGTAGGAAGGGCCACACGCGCGCTACCAATCGCGCCTCCCGTAGGTGCGGCAGTGACCGCAGGCATTGTGCTCTTCGCTGCTCGGCCTGCGGTTGCGGAGATCACATTGCTGACCGGGGAGGCAACGTTGTGCGCGGCGGGGGCCACTACGTGTGCTGCTGTTGATACTGCTTTCGACGCGGGGGTAAGCAGGTCCTTCGCTGCCTTACCTGCAGCTGAGACGATGGATGTGACGGGAGCAGCAGCCTCCTTCTCGAGGTCCATGTCTGCGAAGTCCCGCCCAATCCCCTGCATCACAGAAGCAAGGCGGGTCATTCCTTCGTCGAGACCTGGAGGTAGTGAGTCCATACTCACTTCCGCGGCACCGTTCATGCTCCGCGAGTGCATCCCACCTTGGATGTAGATCGGCACACGGGTGTGGAATGCCGCGACTGACGGCCACATGGACCGGCGAAGCTCCATCTCACGAATCTGCTCATTGACCTCCTCGGCCTGCTGCCGTTGCTGGAAGGCACGATTGAGATGGGCGCTGACGCTGCTCGAGGCAGCTAGTGAGAGAGCGGTACGAACAACACGCCCTTCGGCGCTGCCCAGCAGACTCGCGGTCTTAGTAGATTGCGGGTTCGCGGATGGCGTGGGCGGTTGTACGCGCAGATTGAAGTGGCTCATCTTGTTCCTCTTCTACCACACCGCGTACACCGTCGCGTTCTTCGAGGCGCCGAAGAACATCCTTTGCTCGCAGCGCGTTGGCATCTGAGGCGCGGCGCAGCTGCGTAACGGGGTCGACAATGGGGGCCATGAGTTACTCCTTTGCTTTGGGGCATAGAGCGGGATTACTGCAGCGGGTACCGCCATCGAGGTGCCGTTCAATACGCGCAAGCGTGGCGGACACCTCCTCCTGCTGCTTGAGCTCTGTGCCAAGCTCTTCGCGGGTGACGAACTTCTCGAGGCGCGTTCGGAGTTCGGCAATCTGCGCGCTAAGGCCCGCAGCTTCCTTCTCCTTGTGCGGAGCGGCCCCGCTCTCTTTGGCGTCCAATATCTCGAGCGCGGCCGTTCTTACCTCCAGCAGACTGACCCGCGTTTCGATAGTCGCGAGTCTCACGTTCACATCGTGGAGGGTCTGTGCCGCAGTAGTCGCCAAATCAGCAAGCTCACGGGCGCGCTTCTCCACGTCCGTGAGCTGCTGCGACTTCTTCACCACCGTAGCGAGAAGGCCGCTGCCCCCACCAGAAACAACAGCAACGAGGAGCTCGCTGATGACAGAACTGATGTTGCTGAAATCCATGGTGGGCGTGATTCCTTTTCAACCGTAGGCGTAGACTCGTACCACAGCATCGGCCGTCCAGATGACACCAATGTCGGGGGTGGTCTGCGCGACTGGATTGGCGACGATAATAAAACCGCCGGGCGCGATAGTGAACGCACCGGCGGATGCCTCGTTGAGCGTCACCGTGATTGCTTCCGCGATGTCGGTGTACTCCTGGTAGATGACCAGGAGCTTGAAGTCGGCACCGCCCGGGGCCATCGTCCCCAGGCTGATACTACGTCCGCTAGAGCCGGTGAACAGAAGGCGGTCCCTGTGCTCATGCTCGAACGACGCCGAGAGCAGCAACGGAAACGGCGGGACATGTTGCGCCGGCACCGAGGAAGGTACCGGCGCAAACAGGTCAGCCGTGAGTTGTAGAGGCGCTGCCATCTAAGGCGGTCTGGTTGAACGTCTGGTTGGCGCCCGTTGCGTTGTTCTCGCCCTTGCCGTTGGCATCCGCGCCCTTGATGAGGGTGACCGCGCCAACTGCCACAGGGACGAGGCGTTCGTACTGAATCGCGACCTGCTCCTGCACGAGCACACCCTGAGCATCCGTCGCCCAGGTGTGGTTCGGCAAGTAGCAAGCCTCGACGTACGTTGCCATCATCGTCGCGAGGTTGATGTCGCGCACGTACATCAGCATGCCGACGGGCTGCGTGAACAGGTCCGAGGCCAGGTTGATGAAGATGTTCTCGTAGCCCGGCGGGATGATGACATCGTGCGGGTTCGCCATCGTCGAGACGCCGTCGTTGGCGTACATCGAGACGAAGCCATTCGCCGGGATGATGTCCTGGTAGTAGGCGTACATGAGACGGAGCAGCGAAGCCCCGTGGTAGTACACGCGTCCCAGGCCAATCTGCCCGACCGTACGTCCGCCGATGAAGTAGCTTCGCTCAGAACCAATCTCGAAGATGCGCGAGAACTGCCGCGTCTGCGAGAGGTTGAAGTTCTGCACGATGCCCATCGGGTAGACAATCTGATTGCCCGCCGTGGTCGTAGAGACCGCACCTGCGGTTCCCGAGAAGGCCTTTGACATCGCAGCTGCGCCGCCGATGTTCGCGAGTCGAGGAGGGCCGGCGGCAAGCAGGGTACAACCCGCATTGACGTACCGGCCATCCGCCATGCCTGCCTGCACGTACGAGTCGTACGGCGCCCAGCCTGAGAATGTTCCACCAGCCATTTGTCGTGTTCTCCTTCAGTCTCGAAGTTATCAGGGCAGCCGGCTCAAATAACGAGCGAGAGCTTGATGAAGTTGCAGGGCACCGGCGGCGCGATGATCGTGTCGATAAGGACCGTATCGATCTGGCTCTCGTCCTGGGTGATGTTCGACAGGTCTCCAGAGAGCAGCGTGCCCGTATCCACCAAGAAGGCCAGGAGGCCTTGCGTGATGTGCGAGAGGCTGTCGAGGAAGCCCGACGTGATGTTGAACCGTCCGATGTACGTGCGCAGACCTCGGCGAAGGAACTTCGCGGTGTAGTCCACGACCTTGGTAATCGAGTCGGTGCGGAACTCGATGGTCGACACGTCCGAGGTGAGCGCCATCCGAGCGAAGAGCGCCGTACCCGCGCCCTCCTGGATGATGACCCAAGTACCTCCACCAGCGATGCGGTCGAGCTGCTTCTCCGAGAAGAAGTTGTTCGACCCAACCACTCCCGTGAACCCAGTCATGGGCACGTTCGTGAAGGACTGGCTCGGCGCCTGACGACCCACCATACCGGCAATCGCCGCCGACATGTAGAAGCCCGGGAGCACCGTATCGATGCCGCCGATGGTCGCCGTGCAGGTACCAGGGAAGGTGTTCCACAACCGTCGGGTAGCGTAGCTCGCCGAGATGGTTGCGATGGCGTCAGCAGCCGCGTTCTTGTCGAGGCGTCCGTCCGTCAGCGTGAGCGATTCGCCGCGCAGCTTGATGACGAAGTTCTCGTTGATGAGCTGCGCAGGCAGCGGGCTGTCGTTCAGGTCCGTCGTCGAGTAGAACGAGTCGTCGTTCTGCCCGGCCGTGAATGCCGTGCGGATGTTGACGAGTGAACCCGAGATGCTCGAGATGCTGTAGTGCTTGGCATCCGAAGCGATGTCGAGGAAGACGCCGTCCGCAGCAGGGATGGTGCCCGAGGGGTCGATGCCCGCGTTGAGCAGGAGCTCCGAGAGGTTTGCAATCCCCGTCTCGAGCTGGGTCGCGCTCGTGCTGTTACCAGCACCCGCAGCAACCAGTGTGTCCGGCTTGTGCGTCGGAGTCGGCGTATTGACGATCACGATGCGCTCGCCCCGCTGCTCCGGCTCGCTCATCGCCAGCACGTGTTCGCGGTAGACCTGAGCAACCGTCGTGTCCTGGGTCAGAGGCGCAATCGCGTAGACCTCCACTCCCTCGAGGAACTCGGCAGCGCGCGTGAACGCTTCCACCGTGCCGTAGGGGCTGTCCGCGCTGTACGCGTCCACACCGATGCCCGTCACTTGCGTGGTGGGGGCATTGATGAGGGCGAAGTACAACCCGAGTGCGAGCGGGTTACGCGCGTCGACTGGCGAGAGCAAGCTCGTCAGCTGCGTGGTGTCGTTGAGGCGGATGAGCGACGGGTTCGTGGCCAGCGCCGTGACATCCTTGCGCAGACCCGAGTACGACACGTAGATGCTGCCGCGTCCCGTGCTCGAAGGCGCACCCTGCGTGTCCCGAAGAACCTCGTGCTTGATGCGGAACGAGCCATCACCGTTGACGATGAGGTCAGGGTCTGGACCCGCCGTGGCAGGCAGGTTCTTCGCGATGATGTACCAGCTCAACCCAACACCGGCGTTGATGGCCACCTGCTTGTCGATCTTCACCCGCGCCGCGTTCGCACCAGGAGCAACCTGGACAATGCGCGCGTAGTACGAACCGTCGACGTAGAGCTCATCGCCCGACTTCGGTGGGTACGGGAGTCCGCGAACATACTGGTTGGTCGCAGTCACCCCAGGGGTGCTGAACACTGCGCCGACAGTGAGGCCGAGGTCGGTCACTGCAGTACCGCCAACCACCGTGATCGAGGTGTTGGTACCACCCGTCAGGCTGCGCACGTACAGGTGCTTCGCCGCATTGACGCCGGCGGCAGCAACCGCGGAAACCTCGGCGTGCACCTTGGCCGCGATAGCTGCGCCGTCACTCAAGGCCACAAGGCCTGCGAACGTCGTGGTGTACTCGGTGCCGTTGATGTCGAGGATCAACGTCTTGGTGTTGAACGTTGCAGCCGCGTCGACGACTGCGTCGAGGTCAGCGGTGCCGAGCAGCTGGGGAGTGAGGCCGAGCTCGTAGAGCGCGGTTCCTCCCACCACTCGAACCACCGACTCATCGCCGAGGAACGTATTCTCGATCTTCAGCGAGCTCGAGGAGTTCGAGAAGGCCAGTCGCCCGCCCGCAGCTTCACCGAACTCATCCTCGAGATGCGCGATGATGTCGACCAGCGATGCGGCTGAATCGAACGTGTGTGTCTGCTCACGGAAGCCATCTCCCAGAATGAGCGTGTGCCCGTCCGTCACCGTGGTCGGCGTCGCCCAACCAATCACGTTCGCCGCAGTTGCCGCAGTCGTGAGCATCGCTTCCGCGAGCTCGAGGATTGGCGTGACGCCGTCGCCGTTGCCATCGTCCACAGCCGAGACCGCCGAGGTGCCCGTGCTGATGTCGCCCGCTGTGAAGCCGAGCGTGGTGAGGGCAGTACCGCTGACCAGCTTCACCTGCGAGGCTGCGCCTCGAAGCTGGCTCGTCCACTTCAGGTGGCCCGAGGTATCGAGCGAGGTCGCGGCGACACCCAGGATGCCGTTGATTCGAGCAACCACACCCGAAGCATCTGCAACCGCGCTGTCGAAGCTCACCGCGTAGGTGTTGCCATCGTAGAGCACGTTGATGTCGAGGCCGTTCAACGCGCCGCTCACCCCGTAGGTGAGGCCGCTGAGAATCACCGAGCCCGTGAGAGAGGCGACCGTATTGACCGCGCCCCTTCGAAGGAAGGAGCTCGTGCGGCTCAGCTCCTTGAAGTTCAGGCTGCTCCCGCCCAGCGAGAGGTAGACCTTCAGCGAGGCAGGGTCGATCGTGACTTCGTTGAGGTTGCCGCGCGTGTCCGGGAAGGCCGTCAGCGAGACGTCCGTCAGGAACTGCTCGTACGCACTCTCACCGCGGTACACTCGGTTCGCCCCAACACCGAAGGCAGCAAGCACCTCGGGGTCGGTCTTCGTCGAGGGGTAATCGACCACCACTTCGATGGTCTCGAACTCGCCCGTACCAATCGTGCGGAGCGCGAAGGTGTCGCCCACAACTTCAGCAAGCGCCTCCGTCACCCCCGCCGTAGCGAACGCATCGAGGATCTCCGAGACAACCTTCTTCGGCGAGAGCGAGGTGCCCGCGAAGGCAACCGTGACTTCGGGCCCGCCCTTGATGGAGAGCACCAACTGCTTGCCGTCCAACGAGGTGTACGCCGCCGGAGAACCCGGTGCAGCAAGTGCGAGGAAGTAGCCAGGCAGCGCAACCAGCGCCTCGCTGTTGATGAGCGATGCCCCTGTTGAGGACTTCGTAACTGCGTCGACAATCTGATTGCAGACGCCAACGATACACGGCGGAAGCGTCGGTGACAGAATCGTCGGCGAGGTCGTACGGAAGACCTGCAGGACCTGCACACTCGGACGAGGGATGGATGCACCCACGGTTATCTCCTTTTTCTCAGACCTTGATCGGCCTAACTTCTGTGGTCCTTGGTACTGCCGATTCTTCCACGCTACTTCCGGGGAAGGGAAGGGCGCGACCCGCAACCTGCAGGCCGCGAATACCAGGGCGGAATGGGAACGAAGCAGTAACTACAGTCGTCTTTGCCGGATTGTTTTGCAGCGGTACGCGTACTTCATCCAACGTGCTCGGTACTAGAACCGGGGCATGCTCCACCACCCCGTACGGCAGCTCGTGTCCCCCACCGCCCACTGGCCCTTGGTCCGGACGAGGTGGCGTAACCGCCCGCATACGCAGGCTGATGTTCTCCACAACTGTCCGCCCCAGCGGCGTAAACTGCGACGTTCGATACAACTGGAACGGGAAGTTCGCCGACGTCACATACCACTCGTCCGCACTATCCGAAGCAATCACTTCCCCGCCTCGCGACGGAGCTCCGATTGTCGGCCGGCCAATGTCGAACATCCCTTGCGCCATCAGCTGCTCTCGCAGCAGCCAGATGTGCTCCGAGATGATGAAGGCAATCCGCTCAGACTCGATGTCGTTCCTCGAGCTGCAGTTGATGCTCATCGTACCCGGCAGCAGTACCGCCTTGGTCACCTTGCCTGTGTCCTGCCGCCAGTCGAACACGTCACCCATGCCGAGCCCGAAGAACTGCATCGGGCCTCGGGTGAAGTTCACGCAAGGACGCTCGCCGTAGGTTGTGACGTGAATCGGGTTCTCATCACGGATGATGATTTCCGACAGGTCCTCGGAGGGGTCCCAGTGATACGCGCCTCGAGGAGCAGCTTCGAACAGCCCTTGCACGAACGCGACGAACAGATTGCGAAGGTGCTCGAGTGGGCCGTACTTGAAGCTACTTGCTGGGAAGGCCCCGTTGTCGCTGGTCCTTGTGGGCTTGAAGGGCACGGCTTAGCTCCTGTTGTTGATGGTCGTAGTAGAGCTTGCCCGCAATACCGAGAGCGGCTCCCGCCAGGGGTAGACCGCGCTGGACATACTGCAGGGGGACCTTGTTGCCTGTCGCAGCGCCGAAGCCCTTGTCGAGGAGCTTACCAGTCAATGCACCCGCAAGCCCCCCGCCCACAAAGCCCGCGGCTCCAGCGCCTACAACACCAAGGCCGTGCTTCCACGGACTCTCGATGGGCTCGGCCCCTGACATAGGCTGCGCAGCCATCTCCGCTTCCTTGAGAAGCGCAGTAGCTACATCCTTCGGCATGAAGACAGAGAGGGGGAGAGTCATTGGCCTGGTCTCCTACTATACAGCGAGAACGCCGCATCGAGATCTTCGTTCATGGCACTCTCGAGGTTGTGCGGGTTGCTGAAGTTGCGCGAGGGGGACAACCACAAGTCCCGCAACGCGTTGTCGAGCAGGAGTGGGATGGAGAACTCGACATCCTTGTCGGGTATCTCGTGAATCTCCACCTCCTGGTGCAGCGGGGCGCGTACTTGTTCGGTCGTCGAGACCTTCGTGATGCGCCAGCGCCGGTTCTCGGGCTCCACCAGTAGGTCGCGTGGTTTGACCTGAGGGGTGTACGCGAAGCGGGCGGTTGTGTTGTTCTGCTGTGTGGGACCCGTCGACGAGTTCTGTTCGGTGTTGGCAGAAGGGTCGATGGATACCCACGTCTCGATGGGCGAGAGGTATCCCTTGGCAAAGCCCGTGTCGTAGCAGGTGATGCAGCCCGACTTGTTCCGCTTCTGGAGCGTGGGGTTCCAGCAGGAGGGGCAGCGCTGACCGAATGTGCGGACGGGGATGACCCAACAGCGCCTTCCGATGAACTCGCGGAAGAGCAGCTGCATGTGGGAGCGCACCTCGAGCGCAATGAGGTCTGCCTCGGGCTCACGATTGACGGCCTCCGAGAAGGTCTCCTCTTTCGTCCCGCGGTTACGGACGAGGATGCGGTAGAAGTAGTTGCGGTATCGGTGGCCAACAGGACGGCGGTTGTCGACGAAGAGGTAGCGGTCCTGGAACGGGGTAGAGATGGAAGTGAAGGGCCCGGCGGGCGCCTCACTACGCTGGACCTCGAACTCGTAGTCGAGGATGTCTTCGAGCGTGTTACTCACCGCCCACGACAACTCGTAGTAGTCCAGGTCCAGAGACCGGATCTTCATGTTGTGGACGGTGAGGGAGCTCATGAGCCGTAGTTCGTGCGGATCTGGTTGCCGTAGTTCTGCAAGATCTCATCAGCAGCTTGATCGGCTTGCTGGTGCGCGCGCTGCACGTGACGCCCCGGCATATGCCGAGGAGGCATCGGCGGCTCCCCGATTTCCCCGGTGTTGCGCCAAGCGGCGTGGTCCGCGATGAACTGCCGTTCCGCCTCTCCCCGCGCCCTGAGATCTGGGAGCGGAGGAGCCTCTGGGGCAGCGGTCAATCCTGCCGCCGGGGTTGCAGCCTGAACGCTACTGCCCAAAGGGGCCGCCACGGAGGCTGCACCTCCTGCCGCTTGTGCGGCTGCTGCGGCTGGAGCGGCTACTGCCGGCATTGCTTTGCGTACCGCTCCCGTAGTGTTCGCCAGCTGCCTTCCTGCTGCGCCTTGGATGGCCTCCATGGCGCCCATGCCCTTGGTGTTCATCAAGTGATTGGCACGCATACCAATCTGCGCGCCCCCGCCGAGCAGGGCACCGCCAGCAGCACCGCCAACAGCGCCGCCGAGAGCACGGCCCATACTACCGTGCTCGCCGAGACCGCCAGCAGCTGCTCCGCTTGCTGCGCCAACACCAGCGCCGATGAGGGCGCCCTTGTTTGCCCGAGCAACGCCGAGTGCAGCCTGGCCGATGTTGCCGAGCATGGCGGGCATCGCCGCAATCTTCCTCATGCGTTGCACGTCGACTTCTCGCTGCGCCATTTCACGCACCCAGCCAGCAGCCGCCGCCTTCACAGCATCGCCTGCCATCGGGGATTCCTGCGCCGCCATTCCAGCCGTTGCACCAGGGTTGGCGCTCGGCTCTGGCGGGGTCGCAGACGGGGGCATCCCCATCATCCCGTCAGGGGCAGGCGGTCCAGCCGCACCGGACTCGAGCTTCGTCTTCGCGAGCTGGATGAGCAGGAGCTTCTTCTGTGTCCCGAGCGCACTCTTCTTGTCCCAGACGCTGTCCATGTCATCGAGCTTGGATTGCTGGTGACGCATCTGGCGCTGTTGGTTCTCCTGCTCCTCGAGTTGGATACCCGCCTCCTCGAGCTGGAGCGCTTGGGCCATGAGCGGGGTCCCCTCGAACTGCGTGAGGAAGTCCATCGTCTCCTTGCCCTCGTCGCAATGCCACGCGAGCTTGGTCTCTCCCGTCGCGAGCTTCTTGAGCTCGTCGAGGGATAGACGCTTTGCCATCTCCGCGGCGAGCTTGTCCTGCTCCTCGCGCGCACGCCCACGTTCGTAGGCAACCTTCATGAATGCTTCGAGCATGTTCTGTTCTCCTCAGCGAGCAGCGTTGCGCAGATTGCGAATCGTTTGGAAGTTCTCGGCCGCGTGACTCAGGTGCGGTGCGGCCATTGCCCCAGAGCTCATCCCCGCGAGCGCACCACCTACAGCAGGTATCCACGGATGTGATTCCGCGAGCTCAGCCGGGATGAGGGCACTCTTCGCTCCCGCGAGCTGCACCGCCTTGAGGAAGGAGCCGTCGTTGCTGGCCTCGGCCGAAGCCATGGCCCCGCGCAATCGATTGGCCGTCGCGCCTACGCCGGCACCCGTCAATCCGCCAGTAGCGCCGCCGACAAGAGCTCCAGCTCCTGCAATACCGAGGCGCTTGAGCATGGAGATGGGCGGGGTCTCAGCGCCCGTCTTCTCGCCCGGCGTACTGGCCTGCGCTGCGGGTTGAGCGTCAGGGCTCGGGCCTGCTGCAGGTGGAGCCTCGCCTTGTGCTGCCCCTGCCCCTGCATCTGCCCCCGCCTCACCAGGCACAGGCTCGGCGCTGGGTGGAGCTCCTGGCTGCCCCGGCGCACCAGGACCCATCGGAGCTGCGCCACCTGGAGTGATGCTCACGTTTGCTGGCGGCTGAGGCGGGATGTCACCCTGCTGTGCAATCTGCATCAGCTGCGACTTCATGTTCGCCGTCTCGGTACGCGCGGCCATACCCACTTGCTGTTGGGCAAGGAGCTGCTGCTGTACGGCCTGGGTCTGCTGCATCGCCTGCACTGCGGTGTTGTGCGCCTTCTCGAGGTTCGCCATCGCAGCCTGCTCCACCTGCGAAGCGGCTTGCTGCGCCTGAGCAATCGACGCCTGCGCCTGCTGTGCTTGCTGGTTGAGCGAGTCGAGCTGTTGCTGCGTCATCTGCTGTTGGCCTTGTGCGGCCTGCAGCTGTGCCTGCGTCGCCTGCATGCGCTTCTTGTAGAACTCGACGATGTTCCCTTCCTCCATCGCTCGGCCCGCCATCTCGCCCTGCATCCAACGCTGCACCTCACCATCACCCTCCGCATCATTCGAAGGGGTTGCGATGTCGGTGCCCGCTTGTCCTTGGCCCGAGTCGCCCATGACTTGGTCGAACGCCAGCTTCATCCGATGGATGGCTGCCATCTTCGGCCCCTCTGCCTCTGCGGGCGGGGCTTCAGGAGCCGCCTCTGCCTCGGGCTCAGCTACCTCTTCCGCAGGCGGGGGAGCACCTGGAGGAGCGGCGGGAGTTGCACCAGGGGCCGCTGCGCCGAGAAGCTGGGCAGGACCCATCACTTCGGGCAGGAGCTCCCATAGGGCGTCGAGGTGTCGCTGGTCTTCTGCCAGGTCGCCCTCGACCTTGTACTTCATCACGTTCTCGCCGAGCATGTCTCGGAGCTGGCGAAGCCGTGCGATGTTCTCCTGCTCGAGACGGATGAGAATCTTGACGATGTCTTCGGGCTCGGTGGATGGCGGGGGTGCTTCAATGTCGGGGACATGCGGAGCCCCGCCCATGATGCCGAGACGGCGGGTGTGGTACTCGACCGCCTCACGCTCTTCGATGGAGCGCTCTTCGAACGCCTCGTGCACTGCGCCTTGCATCACCCCGCGCATACACGTCGAGTAGAGCGTGTAGGCGTAGACCGAGCGCATCTTGCCAGCGATGACTTGGCTGAGCTGGTTCAGCAGCTCAGGCAGCGGTGCTGCGTATGCGCCCTCGAGCGTGCCGGTCATATCCGGTGGCTCGACAATCGACGCCTGCTTGAGTTGTAGCAACCACGTCGAAGCAACTCCGAGAGGGATGCCGGCTGACTTCGTGAGGAAAGATTCGAGCGACATGTTCACTCCACAGTGTAGACGACGTGAGAGGCTTCGAAGGGGTACGCCTGCAGGAAGTTCCGTACGATGCCCGTCGCCGTGAGGCTCAGCCCAATCTTCGCGACAGCGTCGGCGTCGGTGTTGGCGAGATTGCTGTCCACCTGGATGCCGGCTGATGGCGTGGTCTCGACGATGGCCCAGCGGAGGTGTCCAGATAGCTGAATCACCTTCGTGCCTGTGAGGGCTGCCGCGAGCTGCGCGCGGATGTCGGCGATCGTCAACGCGCTGGGGTCATCTGCTTGTGCCCCCGCGGCAAACGTCACAGCAACCGCGGGATGCAGGAAGGTAATCTTCTTTCCGACCAGGCCGTAGACACGGTCGTTGATGCTCTTGAGGTCGGGCGGGGAGAAGATGACACCGCCTGTGAGAAAGAGGTTCACTTCTTCGAGAGTATTGAACTTCCGCGCGACGACGTTGAACATGTAGGGGTTCCTTCAAAAGAGCAGAGTTTGCCTATAAATAGGCCGCGTAGCTCGAGTTCACCGACCAAAGTTCGCTGTGCAAACCAACAGTTCCGAGGATGGAGGAGATGTTGATTGCGACCTTCACCTGCTGCATCTTCTGGGAGGTCGATGCCTTGTAGTACTGCAGCCAGTTCATCAGCATCGGGGTCTTGTCGTTGACGCCCAGGTTCAGCCCGCCGTTGGAGTAGTTGACGTGGTTGCGCGTCTGCAAGAGCGCGACGCTTTCAATCAACGTGCAGACTGTCATGCGGCGAAGAAGAGAGTGTTGCTGGTACCCGTCCAGCAGCTCGTCGATACTGAACCGTGTGAAGTGTGGAGTGCCGTTGAACTCCGCGAGCGCATCCATGGCCGCCCACGCAATCTGGCGGTCTGAGGACTCCACGCCCGCTACCAGGCGATTGAGCTCCTCGTAGTCGCGCAGGTACGCACGCACAGAGGCGACGAACTCACGGACGGTAGGGCTGATACCTGGCAGTGCTTGTAGGGACACCGGACTTCTCCTTCTTGTTCGCTTGTGCGAGTCGCTCCTGGCGCGCTCGAGCAACCGCGTAGGACGGGGGGCGTACGCCCACCGACAGGATACCGTCTCGCACGTACTGACGGATAGCCTCCCGGCAAATCGCCTCGTAACTCTCAGGCAGCTCGAGGCACTCGCCTGGAAGTACAACATGGTTGGTCAGATGTACTGGCTGCCCCACCGCGCCCAGCTCCTCGAGATTCGGAGTAGGTACGTCCGTAAGGCAGTACAGTTTCACTTGCGTGCGCCCTTGGGCCAACGAGCCTTCGGGGACTCAGGCGCGGTGGCCGCCTCAGCCGCAGCGAACGCGGGGGTCGGCGTAGCCTCGGGAACATCCTCCACAACCTCCGGTTCGGGCTCCGTTGGAGGGGGCGCGTCGAACGTCGGGATGCCCGGGGGCAGGGGCAGCTTGGCTGCTTCACGCACCGGTTGTGGAATGTGCAGCGGCATCGGGACATCCGCAGGCACGTTCACACCAGGGAAGATGGGCATGGGGACACCGCGTGGCGGGTCCCGCATGATGGAGTCGACAGGGAAGCTGGGGGCAGGCGCTTCGGCTGGAGCGGGCGCAGCCTCGAGCGTATTGAGGTCCACCTCTCGGCGGTCCATCGTCTGGACTGAAAGGCGCCCCTGTTCCTTGAGCGACTTGAGCTCGGGCAGGTTCGCAAGCAACCACACTTCAGCCACCACCAGGGGGCGCGCTTCGATGAGACGGCGCTTGTCCGAGCCGACGAACAACTCGTGACGATGACGGACGGGGGAAGCCATTGCTTTGGCGCGGCTGGCTTGTGAACGGATGACACTCTTGAGCAGATAATCAGGCATGGTCAGTTCTCCAGAAAGACGAAGGGCGTAGTAGCTCTCTCGAGTCCACTACGCCCTTCACTCTACTTCAACCCGAGTTCGTTGTGACCCCGCACAAGGCGGGACAGGTCAGAACGAAGCAATGGCAGGGAAGTTGATGCCGCTGTCGACGCGGTTGTTGAGAGCGCCGAGGGCGTCCTCATCGTTCGGCAGGAAGTTCGCGATGAGCGTCTGCGAACCGGCACCGGGGTTGGCGTTGCCCGAGTAGAGCTCGAGCTTGCGGACTGCGGCCACGTTCACAATCGCCATCGCGATGTCTTCCCACGCTTGGAACGTGAGGAGGTTCGCAACCTTGTCGATGTAGAACTTGACCTGGTTCAGGACGTAGAACCGGCCGAAGAACTTCGGGTCCGTGAAGATGTACAGGTTGCCCGGCTTCAAGACGTCGGTCTTGATCGTACGGATGTACGGGATGCCGAGGAGGGTGTTGTACTTGTACCCGTCGACCGTGGTCTCCGACTGGAGCTTGTCGCCGAAGTCCGAGACCGTCCATTGCAGGATGTCGTCCCAGTCGACTTCGGTCATGAGCAGGCGCTCGCCACGGAGGCGGTTGCCGTCGATGCTCTTCTTCAGGCGGACGATGTCCGGGCGCTGAAGCGGCCACACGGTCTTGCTGTCGCTGCCGGCGGTGCGGGCCAACTCGCCCTTGCACACCGAGAACTCCACACAAGTGCCCCCGTTGAGCGTCGAGTACGCCAGCTCCGTCGCGACGCCGCCGTTGGCTTCCGTCTGGAGGCTCTGAACCGCGAGCTCGATGTTGATGAGGAAGAGACGGTCCTCAACCTCCTGCAGGTCCTTCACGCTGTTGTCCTCGACCACCTTGGTGATCGGCATCGTGTAGGCGAGCAGCTCTTGCTCGTACTTCTGGTACCGCTCGGTGCTCACGGTGTGGAACGCCGTCTCGGCACGGCCGGCGCGCAGGTAGCGCGTGGTCGGCTGACCGCGGAACGACATCGACATACCGCGCGACCGAGGCTCGACCTCGATGATCTTCACGAGCGTGTCGTGATTCACGGAGACCTGGCAGTCCGCTCGGGTCACTTGCTGTGGCGGCAAGATCTGGCGAGCGAACGAAACTTCACGAAGACGGTCGCGGATGAAATCACCCGCCGCTTCGGCGAACTTCTCACGCGATTCCGACGACGCAATCTTCTGCGAGAAGAGCTCGTTCAGGTGCTGGGCACTTGTTTCCATGGTGGTGCTGTTCCTTTCCTTCGAGCTCTTAGCTCAGAGATAGTTGCGGATGCGGAGCTTGCCGCCGTTGTCCGCCGGGAGGCGGGAGACATACGCCTGAACTCGCGCCGAATCGCCCGAACCACCGTGGCCAACCAAGCCCACGTAGTTGCGGCCGTTGCCGGCGATCGTGGCGACCTTCAGCCCCTGCCACATGGCAGTGATGGCGGCGCCGCTGGCGACCACAGCAGAAGCGTCGAAGATGCGGGTGTCGAACTCCCACAGCCCCATCCAGATGAGCGGCGCACGCTTGTCCGGCGTCGCCTGGACGTCGGTCGTGCCGCGCTGCGCCCACATGGGGAAGCAGGGTGCCGTCGCTCGGCCCGTCGCGTTGTCGACGCCCGTCGCCGCAAGGGTCGCACCACGTGCGGCCTTCTTGCCAGTCGCGTCGAGCGTGAACCACTCGCCGTCCACGAAGCAACCAGCGTTGCTCGGGTCAGCGATGGTGATGTCGGACAGCGGGAAGTCGCGGACAACAACGCCCGCGAGCAGGTCGCTGACAGGTTCGAAGTTGATCTTCTGCGGAGTGATCGCCATGGTATTTCAGTCTCCTGGTACTTGTGTTTCAGTGGGGGGTTTCAGCTGCGCAGGAAGCGCTCGATGGCGTTCATCCCGCCACCCGTAGGTGCACCGTTCGTGTCGAGTCGGGCCAGGTCTGAGCCCGCCCCAACCATCTCTGCCGCCTCTTCGATGGAGGCCAGTTTGCCTTGGCCCGCCGCCTCGTAGAGGTAGTTCGTCAGCTCGTCAGACTTCATCCCGCTGTACAAGCCGCGCGATGAAAGGTCCGAGGCCAACTTGGAAACGCGCTTCTCGAGCTCGAGCTCGGCGACCTTCGCGAGCGCTTCGTCACGCTCCTGCGCGGTTGCTTGCAGGACATCGGCTGCCTCCTTGAGCAGCTCGACCTCCATCTCACGGGGAATCGGCATGACTCAGTACTCCGGGTGTTTGCGAGAGGTTGACGTGGTGGGTGCGGGCGTCGCTGGAAGCGACGAGGCCAGCTTCTGCAGGTAGGCGCGTGCCGCAGTTGCCTCGAGCGACGCAATCTTCGACCCGGTGTTGTGGGTCAGCGCATTCGCCAAGTCCTTGTCGTGCGCTCGTGACAGTGCAGGCTCATCGAGCACAGCCTTGAGGTCCGCTCGCTCTTGTGCCTTCGCATCACCGCGAGTGAAGGACTCTGCTCGCTCGTTGCTGCCCACCAAGGACGCGTGGCCAGGGACAGAAGCCGGTCGCTCCAGCGTCTCCATCTTCGGCAGCTCGGTGGTCTTCGCAGACCCCGCGCTGATGTGCGCCGGATTGATCGCATCCTCGGCGCGCTTCTCAATCAACAGGCGCTGAATCATCAGGCCGTCAGACGCAGTCTTGTCGCCAGGGAGCGAAGTCTTCTGCGGCGCCGAACCACCGGGGCGGTCGTTGACGTCATTCGCCATCTGGTTGTGCGGGTCGTGCGCAGGTGCGCCCTTACCGAACGAAGGAGCCGGGAGCTGAGTAACCGCTTTGCCCGTCTCGTGCGAGATGGCGGGGTGAGCCGCAGTCTCGTGCACGGGCAGAGCACCGGGTCCTTGTCCTGGGCCTTCCGCCAGCTTCATATCCGCGAGCTCATACAACGCTGCGGCGAGCTTGCTGATATCTGCTGAAGCGGTCTTGCAGCCGGCATCCTTCTCCGACTTCTTCTTCGCCTCTTCCTTCTTGCGCTTCTCTTCCTCACTCTCCTCCCCCGCGAGCTTGTAGGTGCCCGATGCTCGTGCAGCTGCATCTCGCAGCCCGCCGAGCGTGGCGCCTTCCATCGCGGTCTTGACGAGAGCTTGCAACATCGGTCGTCCTGTGTGGCTCATGTTCGTTTCCTTGCTCGCTAGCTTGGGTAGGTTTGCCAGTCCCATCGGTGCCATCGTCTTCTGCGCACCCCCGTCAGGCTCACCGGAACCAGGGGTTCCTGTGTTGACGCGGGAGTAGTTCGTACGTGGTGCGGTTCCTATTGGGCCTCGCTTGCCTGATGCAGGGGAGGTGAGGATGTTGGTCTGAGGAACGGCCGCATTGGTTTGGTCAGGCTCATGGCCTGACACAACGCTCTCTGCGGCCAGCTTCCTCATGACCTCTCAGCCCTCTCCCGGCTGAATGGGGTAGCCAGCAGCCGCTGCGAACTCGAGCGCGCGTGCCTCGATACCGGCCTCGAACGAATCGAGCGCTGCGGTCTTGGCAAACTCGGTCTCTTCCGTACCGAGGGTGAGGACCGCGTTGAGGCGGTCAGCCGCTTGGTCGCCGTTCCAGCCCGCGCTCTTGATGAGCTCGAGTGCGACGTGAGCTGCGGTGAGGTCGTAGGCCGAAGCCTCCTTCTCGCCGTCGTCCTTCTTCATGGCGTGGTGGATGCCTGCTGCTCCACCACCGACTGCCGCAGCACCAGCTGCGCCAGCGGTCGCCCGCGCGCCAATGACCTTACGCGCCTCCTCCTTACCGGCCTTGTCCTCCAGGCTTGCCAAGTACCGAGACTTGTTCGCCGCCCCCTCGCCATCAGGCCTGAATCCGCCCGCATAGATGCGCAGACGTTCGCCCTCTGCGAAATGTGCATCCCGCTTCGAGCCGGTCAGGAGCTGCCCTCCGCGGGTTCCCTTCATCTTGTTGCCGATGTTGACCGCGCCTCCAGCCACTGCGTCCGCTGCGGAGCGCAACTTGTCCCCAACACCTGCGCTCTTCTCGAGCAGCTCCTGGTGGAAGCCGTGTGCGAGGTGACGCCCGAGCTCCTGGTACTCCATGGCGAGCTTGACGCCCGCGGTCTTGGACTCGTGCTCTTCTTTGGCCTTCTCGACGAGGCGCTTCTTCTTCTCGTCGTCGCTCTCTTCCTTCGACTCCTCTTCGGCAGTCTTGCCCATGTAGGAGTTGTAGAGGGCCTCGATTTGGTCGGTGGTCATCTGCTCGAGCGGGACGTTCGCGCCTTGGGCGACCTTGATGAAGTGCTCGTACTGCGCGGTCTTCTCGAGGTTGATTGCGTCGTCGCTGCCCATGCGCTGCTGAAGGAGGTCATTGAGAGACATGTGATCGATTCTCCGGAGAGGTTGTGCGGTTGCTGCTACTGAACGTCTCGTGTCACGGAGGGTAGTACCCTCTACACGCCCGGGTGAAGCCCGGTAATGTCTGAAGGTGCACCGAACTCGTCCAAGAAGGCGAGCTTCGCGTACCCTACGGACAGGTGAGAGAATAGCGCTTCCGGACCCGCCGACGCCACCTTGGAGAGTTCCCCCTCTTTGTGCGCCGTCTTCAAAAGTTCTGGAATGTACGCCATCATGTCGATGAGCTCTGCACGGTACCCGTTGTAGGCACTGGCAATCTTATCGAGCTGTTTGGAAGGAAGGGAAGTAGACGACGCAGGCTTACTGGTCGTCGAACTACAACAAGCAAGTACTGCTCGAGGCTCCGCCATTGGCCTGAGCAGCGAGCGACCGAGCATGAGGGGGAGAAGAAGCTGCGAGAGAATCATGCTGAACAGGTCTGGGCTCATACCTGCTGGGCTGGAGTCATCGCAACGAGAAAAGCAAACGTTCTTGCGGTCCAACTCATCTGCAAGTGGGCGGTCGCCCATGCTCACAAGTACAACACGCTGGAACTCACGGGGGCGTAGAACAATACCCATGCCCGCAGACGTGCTCAATGCAGAGGGCAGGTCCCCGCCCATGCGATTGAGGATTGGAGTCGGGATATCCTTCTCCTTGCTGTTCATTACAGGCACCGCACTACCAACGAAGTTCGAGGAGATGTTCTTCACAATCTCCGCGCTCTTGGCGACAGGGCGATAGGCTGCGACCTTGTCTTCTTCCTCGTCGACGAAGCCGAGGTCTTCTGCGACCTTGGCAGAAGAACCGAGGAACCAATACTTCTTCGCGTCCCCGGCAATCTTCATCATCATCTTGGACGTCTTGTCTGCGCCGATGAAGACGAAGCTCTGATCGAAGAAGCGAGGATATGGATTGCGCACCCAGACCTTCCTGCCGTCAGGAAGAATCTTGTTCATCATGGTGCGCGCGTGCTGACAGTACGTCTTACGCGTGGGGGCTAGTCCACGTATTCCAGAACCGCCGCGAGCTAGTAGCTTCTTGTGGAACTCGAGCGCGGCTGCGCCTGGGTCCTTGTGCTTCTTCGGGTCGTACGTGGCGATTGCTTCGGCGTACAACTTGTCGTCGAGGCAGATGGAGCAGTTGTGTACTGCGCGCCCCTCGGCGATGTAGCTTTCGTCTCCTTCCACGGAGATGTTGTATACGGGTACCTCTAGTTCGTTCGCGGTCACGCTTTGCACTGGCGCGAACCAGTACCCGCCCCAGAAGAATGAGGACGGCTTAGCCCAAGCAACCTCGCGCGGACGAACCTTCGTAGAGCGGCCCAGAAACTTTTGAGCTTCCGCTGCCGACAACTGGAGTGACCAACTACGCGTACCTACGGCATAGCCCGTTGACGCCGTGCCGGAGAAGCCGACTGACGCCGTCACTCCGAGCGTGAGTAGTAGGCGCTGCACATCTAGCAGTAGGCCGCGATTCACCGAACCTATCGAAACTTGTCCGGCCTTATTGAAGTGCCCATCGGTATCGATATAGCCGGCTACGAGCTCCATCTTTGCTTCCGGTGTCCACGTGAAGCAATCTTCCGCCAATCGCTTCCCTCGGGAGCCCGCGCCCCCCAGGCGACGCACCTGCGCCGCGAACACTGGATCCGTCACCGTGACAATAAGGGCCTTTCGTCCCCCTGATTCTGGGTAGATGTGCGGGGCGCAACGAAGGCCCGCTGTCGTGAGCGTAGTCAGCAGCCGGTGTAGGTGATCGCGTTCGTGTGCCCCGACAGAGAAGCGCAGACCTTGGTCGTACCGCTCCCGTGTACTTCGCGTACGCATCACCTGGATCGAGCCGTCACCTAGGTAGTAACCGAGGATGCGTGCGCGCAACGCTGAGAGATCTTGCGTGTCCGGCCTTTGCGGAGGTGGTGCGGTAGGCAGAGCGAGGTAGTCCCCGTACCGAAGGGTCCCTGCCGCGGCCCAGACAATCTCGTAGTTTGGCGTGGCGCCGCAGTGTCTACAGATGGACTGACCGGGATGAAATGAATGCCGCAATCGGCGCCCGCCTGCCGTTCCTTTGCAGGTGCGCACCTGTGCTTCGCGCAAAGCGAGAAACGGGTGATTGTCCGTCGCCTGGACATCCGGCATGCCCAGCGTACGTACGGTAACTACCCGAGCGCTACGCGCAAACGTCCGGCGCACCGTCCGGATGCTGCCCGTGTGCGTGAGTACCTGCGTGCCCACGCTTACCTGCTCGATCGGTACGTGCCCCTCGGTAGTGCGCACCAATGTTCCCGCCGGGAAGCAGAGGTCATACGCCACCTTGGCGCCCATGGATGTATCTGGGTACTGCCCAGCCGTGAGCTTGTCCCATACTACGCCGCCGCCATACGCGAAGCACTTGTCCTTGTCGACCCGTATGACGAGCTCGACGCGCTTCATCTTGTCGTTCCAAGCCGCGAGCTCTACCTCGCCATAAGCTCTAGTAGGGTCAGTATTTCTGTGGTGACCGAAGGGCTTGGCGTTGTAGAAAGTGGGGAAGCCGTAAGCCCACTCCTTCGCCTTGATCTTGTCGAGTAGGGGGTTGCCCGTCCAGTCATCAGGACGATGTATGAGGCCCGCCTCTTCGAAGTGGTCTCCATTGGAGTTGGAGGACCACCACTCACCTGCGCCGAGGGCGTTGTCGAGAACGTACTGAGCATCCTGGCGCGGGTGAAGTGTATCGATGTACCTCACCACCTCTGGTAGCAACGTCGCAGAGGCCACCTTCTCGAAGGCGGTGTCTGCGCGTGTGAACAACGGGATAGCCGTGGGCTCTCCGTGTTGTTCGGCTGAGAAGTGGGAGATCTTGTACATGGGTTATTTCTTGTACTTGTTGATGAACTTACGCCGCCCCGGAACCTGTACGCCGGACACCTCCAGCCGATCGTTTCCGTCCTTGTCTGTCGGGGGATAGAAAGGGGCGCGCGCCTCCATCACAGCGCGGTCCTGGTCGAGACCCATGCGCGCACTGAACTGGTCCTTGCGCTGGTGGTAGTCCTGCGAGAACTGGTCTTCGCGCTGCTGGTGCTGCTTGCCGAACTGCTGGTCGCGTTGGACGTGGCCCATCGCCGACTGCCAGTTCTGCACATTGTTCTGTTCCCCGCGCTGTGCGAACTCGCGCTCGAAGTTCGGTTGTGCGTATTGGTTGCGGATGCTCTCGGTGATGTGAGCTTTGCCGCCTTCTTGCACGCCGTGGGTGAACGCGTCCATGCCGTGAGAGGGGAAGGCATCGCGGTGTGTGAGGGCTTCGGTAGCGACACCGCCGGCTGCGTGGGGGGCGTCCAACATGCGACGGAGGTAGCTGCCCGCGACGAGGGGGTCCTTCGAGAACTGCGGGTTCATCGTGCGGAGCGTGGTGAACATCTGATTCACGCGCGTGGGGTCCGCTTGGTAGTGCGCCTTGACGTCCTGATTGAGGTCGGACCCAATCATGGAGTTGAAGTCTTGGTGCTTGGTGATGGCGTCCCAGGTCTTCGCTGCGGCAAGGCCGATGCCCGTTACCAGCGTGGCGCCGAGACCTGCGGCGGCCCCGTTCTCTGCCACGCCAAGCACCTTGCCGCCGAATCCCTTCGCAGCGGTGCCGAAGGAGGCGGTCTTCTCGACTTCGCGCATCCGATTGAGGAACTCTTGTGTGGACATCAGACCATTCCGTTCTCGAGCATGTACTGACGCTCGTTGTACGCCTGCGAGGCGGGGTTGAAGCGGCTGTTGACTTCGTACATGGCGCGCTGCACCTCGGGACGACGCATCGCTTGCCACGTCCCGAGGGCGCCGCCGATTGGAACCGCGTGGTGCACGCCCATCTGCACGGCACCGCCGACACCCCGGGTCACCTTTGAGTCTGGGCCGAACACGTGGCCAAGGCCCCCACGCACCAAATCCCCGACAGGGGCGGACACTTCGTGCAGCGCTTCGGAGGCGGCTGGGATAATGCCACTTGTATTGCGGAAGGCGTGGCTCGCGCGCTCAGCCGCAGGGCCGAGTGCTTCCCACGCTCCGAGAAAAGGGGAAGGACCAGACGCACCTCCAGCGCCGGCAGCTTCCTTCAAGAACTGATCGAGCTGCCCGATGTTCTCTTGGTAGTCATCGAGCTCGGCGCGCAGCTCGGCCGCCTTCACGAGGGTCTCGCAGAACGTGGAGTAAGCCCCGATGAGCGGGTGCTCGGGATTGACGGGGCTGTGAGCGGCGAACTTCTCGAAGGAGTTCGCCATATCGGTGGGGGTTCGGAACGCGCCGGACTCCAGCAGGCCGGGCGTCATGCTGACGAAGGCTTGCTTGATGAGCTCGGGGTGCGAGTTGATCTGGGAGAAGGCGTCGACGACTTCGGAGAGCGAGGTACCTTCCAGGGCGGCTTGCTTGACCTCGCTGACCATCTCCTCCAGCGCGGTACGATAAGCCCGCTCCACGAAGTTGAGCTGGCCGCGCAGGTGCTCGGCAGAGCCTGCGAGCTTGACGCGTAGGTCCATGGCTGGACGGAGCGGGTCGGCGAGCGGCATGTAGCTTTGCTGGGGTGCCTCGCGATGCCACTCAATCCCGCCCGATGCCTGCTTGGGTGGGGACTGGTAATCCTCGAGGCCTGCGGTCTTGACTCGACCAGCTCCTCCACCGCCGTCGTTCAGGTCGCGCAGGACGGTAGCTGGGTCAGCGGGACCGCCGGGGAAGTCGATGACGCGGTGAGCGCGGCCTTCCTTCTTGAACTCCTGGAGGTAGGCGTCGGTGTTTGCGAACTCGACGACGCGAAGTACTTGTGCGGGGGAGAGGGAGGCGGCCTTGACGGTCTCGACGACCGCGGAGCTGAGGGTGGGGGCTTCGCCGCGCAGCCACTTCATGGCCGCGTGCTTGCCGAACACTTCGAGGTCTTCGCCGGAGCGAGACTTCGCGGCATGTTGCTGCAGGAGCAGCTGGGAGATGGCATCAGTAGCAGTGGACATGAAGACTCCTCGAGAAAAAAGTACCACGCAGGCGAAAGCCAAGGGAAGGAATCCGCCCGGCTACATGGCCCCGAAAGAGGCTCGTCGACGGACGGGAGTGAGCTTGGAGGAGCTCGCTCGTTTGGCCCGTGCAGGCAGTATTGGATGCCTGTACGGGGAGGGTGAGGCAACCAATCCTACTGCATACCTCTCGGAAGACGTACAGGAGCTCCGCTGGTTGCGCGGACAGAAGTTGACGCTGCCCGTTCTTCACCGCGCGTGTAGGGAGGCGCGCTTGAGTGCCAAGCGAGCGCTCCAGGAGGTGAAGCGGCTGCAGACTGTGCTCGGTATCCAATCCACGCTCCAGGACATCAGTGCGGAGAACGTCGTGACCTTGTACAAGGAGGCCGCGGAGATGCTGCTGCGCCGAACTGGGGAGAGCTCGTACACGGAGATCTACACGTGGGGCGCGCGGTTGTTGGGGATGGATGAAGCGTTCTTCCACGCGGTTCGCTTGCACGTCATCCACTCGCTGGAGCCCTGGGAGCTCTTCTTGAAGACCGGGGAGTACCTGCTCTTGTGCGCGCGTCACCTGCCGAAGGAGCCGATGTTGGCTGCGGCGGTGGGGTACCTCGAGGCGGGGATGCGGAACGTGCGTACGCAAGCGGTGCTGGGGAGGGGGAACAAGACGAGGACGGAAGAGGAAGAGCTGCTCGCCTTGGTGCGAGAGCTCTCGGTCTAGGTCTGACGGGTTGGGCCGGTGTACGTGCCGCCTTGGTAGTGCGTACCCGGCAGCTCGCGGTTGGGTGCGATGACGTCGGGCATGGGGCGGTCGATCATTGCTGCGAGCAGGCAATACGTTGTGGCGTGGAAGGTGTCGTCGGGTTTGCCTGGGCTGTGCTTGTAGACGACCTCGCGACGGAGCTCGTTGTACTCGCTGAAGATGTTGAGCATGTCATTGCCGTAGGGGTCCGCGAAGTCCTCCCAGCAAGGGAACTCGATACGGTGCCGCTTGATGGCATTGAAGATGTCGCTCATCACCTCGGTGCGTGAGGCCATGAACCGATTGAGCAGGGGCTTGTATTCGAGCTTGCGCTTGGCCCGGCCGACGTACTGGTACCGCATCATGCGGTTCCTACCGAAGGTGCGGACGAGCCGGTCGTTGCCGTACTGCCCCCCGCCGTAGTCGGTACCAACGCGGCGCACATTGAAGTGGTGGAGGACAGCGCAGATCTTGTCGAGCTGCTTCTCGGGGGAGACGTCTTCGCCGACGAAGCGGTGCGCGTAGAAGATGCGGAACGTGGTGCCCACGAAGGTACCGAGAACGAGTATCGTGAACGAGGCGTCTGTGTCGGCGCCCCAGTCCACACCAGCGTAGATGATGTTCTCGCGGGAGTTGGCGAGGTAGACGCGGAGGGCATCCTCGTTGAGGCGGACGTCGGGGTTGCAGCAATCAATCAGCTGGGCCCGTGTGAGGGGCCGCATGCCGGAGTCGTAGCTGAGTCCGAGTACCTCGTTGTAGAAGCGGTCGCGCGGGTAGTTATCGCGATCGTAGAGAATCTCGCTCCACGACTTCCACGGAACCATCAACTGCGGGATGCGGTAGCTTTCCCACGGGGCCTTCTTCTCGTCCCACGCAACCTGATGCGCCCATTGTGCGTCTGGGTGCATGGGATGAATGGCTTTGCCACAGCGATCACAGATGAGGCTCTTGAGCCCGATGCTGTTCTCGGTGAGGATGTTCCAGTGCCGTCCGCCTTCCCCGCCCTTGCAGTCGCAGGGGACTGCCCACTCGCCCTGTGTCGAACGCTGGGAGCGGTACACCTCGATGGTATTGTCGAGGCTTTTGGGTGTGCCCGAGTAGATAAATCTCTTGAGGTGCTCAGGTGCGTGGCTGGTGCACTGCTCAAGCACCGGGATGTTGTCGGTCAGAATGTCCTGAAGCTCATCAACTAGTAGTCGATGTGCTGGAATGCCGCGGGCGCGGTCGGCGTTCAGGAACGCGGACCGAAGCGTAATCTTCGACCGGTTGACGAACTGCTTCTCGAAGACGTTCTGTGAGAGCGAACGTGTGGTGTACGCGCGCAATACATCACTGGTCTCGATGGGTTCCTTGATGCGATCGACGCTGAATGTCTTGGTCTGCGTGGCGGAAGGACTGATGTACAGAACCTTGTACGCGGGAATCATGCAGCAGTGCGAGAGCGCGGAGTTGCCGAGCAGGGTCGAGTTATGCGTAACAACGCCGTCTGCCACGAAGTTGTGATGATTAGCTACTTCGAAGTCGACGCATTCTTGCTCGCCGATGCTCTCGACGGACTTGACCGTATCCCAAAGGATTTCGCTTTGAGTGTGTGCCTCAAGTTCGTCGACAAGCACCTGGTCGTACCCCTGATCGGTACGGAAGAAATCAACGTAACGCTTGAGCTTCGGCAGCGTCGGCGGGTACTCCGGAGTCAGGCGCAATCCGGCAGCATACAAGCTACCAATGGGTGTCGGGTTTGAGGTATCGACGCGACGGATGAGTTCGGTCACCCCCTCGGGTACTGTGTCTCGGTTGTTGTTTTCATCGGTAGTAGGGAGCTCGATGCCCTCCGACTTTCCCAGTGCGCCGACATCGGCGAGGAAGTTGCGAACGCCCCGCTGCGTTATGACGCGAAGTATGTAAGCAACCCTTACTGGTGCGCCGGTCTTGCTGACGTAGGAGGGTTGATTCTTTCGAATCGTTGAGGGGATACCGAACTTGTGCAGGAGGCTCTGCACCTGCAGAACAAGCAAACGGGAAGTGGAGCAGTACTCGAGGGAGTACTGGCAGGAACTGTTTTGCTTGCAGTGCCCGTCCGTGGACCAGAGGCGATTGAGAAAGAGGGAGGTGCCTTCTCGATTGAGCCTGAATACCCAGCTGGGGATGGTCTTTTCGTAGGAGTACTTCCTGTGAAGGTTGTCCTCCTTCATCCAGCGGTAGAGCGGGCCGTTCTTGTGGATGAATAGCTGCACAGTCTGCGCAGATCGGATTGTGCGGCGCGTGGTGTGCCCTACTGCCTCTAGCACCTGCTCAAAGCGACGTACTGCGGGGCCTTCCTGCTGCGTAAAAGTGTAGGTCGGCTGTGTCGTACCTCCATCTCCAAGCATAAAGGCGGTGAGCTCGATACGGCCAGGATCAACCGCCACCGACTCGAAGCAGCCTGCCCTGCGCACAGAGGCGACACGGTCCTGCGCTTTTACCTCACCCGCAGGTACCCACGAGTCCCAAAGACGAAGGGGGTGCGTCGTCGCAACCTCGAGCTCGTGCCCATGCGCGGTCGTAATGCGTACGCAAGGCTTGCGTATAACCTTTGATACCCAAGTGACGGGGCTGTCGGTGAAGCGTGTTCCAGAACCGCTCACCATGTCCAGGCAGGCTAGCGCATCGCCGACGTGCACCGTACCGGCCGGCACCAGCTCGCCGTTGGCCCTGTGTATGAGCCCAGTGACGCGGTAGCACTTCTCAATTTGTCGCGCCGCAACAAGAAGTAGCCGGCGCGCCGGAGTGTTGTAGGGCGCAATGACATGGCGGCGACCTTCGAAGGAGAAGTTCTCGTAGCCCGTCCCGTCGCTCTTAGGCATGCGGAACGCAAACGTCGTGAACTCCGAGGGCGTCAGGAAGATACGCTTTTGCTGCGCTTGCTTTGCGGAGGCCGTATCGATGAAGCTCAGAAACTCTTCTTCAGGCGGCGACCAGGGGATCCCATCTTCTGCGAGGAGGAGCTCCTCGTCCGTCAGGGGGGCATCGAGCTCGTCCTCGAGGGAGGGATCGATGGCTGCGACGGAGTCCTTGTTGTAGGAATGGAACATGAGTCAGGAAGAGTTCGATGCGGTCGTGAAGCGGCTGGGCGAGTCGTTGTTCCGCGCGGGGCCTGAGCAGACGTGCTTGGGTGCCCGCGTCGATCCGCTCGAGGACAAGAGCGGGTACTCGATTGTCTGCCCGCTGGGCTCGTCTATTCCTCGTACGGGTGTCGCGCCGATGAAGGCGTACATCGCGGCCTTCTTGGCGACGGAGGGGTGGTACCCGTACGAGTGGCGCATTCAGCGCTTCTCGTTGGCGTTCAAGGTCTCGAGTGAGCCGGAGAGACGCTTGAGGAAGTCATCAGCCAAGAGTGACGGGAAGAGAGAGCGGTTATCGACGTCGCTGACGCTGAGCCACCAGGAGTTGAGCTCCTCGGTGTAGGCGGCCTTCAGGTTCGGCGCGGTGTCACGGAAGTACTCCTGGGCGACCTTGTCCATGCACGTAGGGAAGGTCTCCTTCCAGAAGCGGCTCACCGCGCTGTATTGGGCCGCGTACGAGTGGCGTTCAACCGGGCGCAGCGTGTCGTCGTTGTACTTCTCCACAACCTCCCATTGTTTGGCGGTGAGGAAGAAGTGGAAGGAGAGCTTGCGCGGTTGATCTACCAGCGCGAACTCGGCGCTGAAGAAGGGGAACTGTATGAGGGGGCAGTACTTCACAGCCTCCACGCCGGCATCTGGGATGCGGGTGATGAGCTGTTGTGCTGCGCCACCACCGACTCGTGCTTCTTCACTCACTGCTGCTTGCGTCATCTGTCTCTCCTCCTACGGTTGGGTCAGAGCGGGGGCCTAGATCTACAGTGTGCTGCCCGCCCGTCAACTCACGCAGTGTGATGGAGGGCTTGTCTTCTGTACGAAGAGCAACCGCCGAGAGGCGCTCGTACATCCGCTGGTCGGGGTCGTTGAGCAAGTCCTTGGTCTCGAGCGCTATGCGGGCGATGTCCAAGTACGTCTTGGCGTCGAGCGGGGCAGTCGGTCCGCTCCCGTAGTGCAACGTCTCGAAGCTCTTGATGGCAGCCGTCTGCTGAATCATGTCCAGGATGCTGGCGAGATTGATGTTCCGGGGCGTGACCCCGAGACGCATCTGGGCCGCGAGCGCGGACAGGGAGCTAAAAGGAAGATTGGCCGCATGCCGAATGGGATCGGAGTAGCTGGCCCGCTTGTACGCAGATGCCTGTGCGGCAATGAGCGGGTCCCTATTGGCGGCCACCTGCTCGGTGCG